ACAAAGTTGAAGAATTAAACTCTCGTCGGCAAGACCTTGATGAAATTCGTGTTCAAGAAGATACGAACTTTGATATTAAGGGAATGAAACTCAGTCTTTATCCATACCAAAAAGTCGGTGTCCAATTCGTAGACAGAGCAGGTGGTCGATGTTTAATCGCTGATGCACCTGGTTTGGGTAAAACTGCACAGGCAATTGGATATGCACAACATCACAACCTCAAAACTCTTATCGTCTGTCCATTATCGGTCGTGGTCAATTGGCAACGTGAAATCAAGAAGTTCACAGGTAAGAAATCTACTATTTGGGATAGTAAACATTACGATGGAGAATTGGACAATCAGTTTCATATCGTCCATTACGATGCCGTAGCAAAGATTAACAAGGCACTTCGTGACCAGAAGTTTGACCTTTTGGTATGCGACGAAGCAACCTATCTCAAAAATCGTCAAACCATTCGAGCAAAAAGTATCTTGGGGTCGTGGAAAGAACGACGAAAGTATCCTGGGATTAAAACCAAGTATTCTATTTTCTTGACGGGAACACCAGTAATGTCTCGTCCAATAGAAGCGTTTAGTTTATTAAATTTCTTGGATAAAGAACGATTTAATAATTTCTATCATTTCGTCGAACGATATGGTGGATGGAAAGGTGACGCACCTCGTAATCTTCAAGACCTCCACGACAGAACAAAAGATTTGGTCATTCGTCGCAAGAAAGACCAAGTGTTGAAGGAATTACCAAAGAAACAACGTAATGACCTGTACGTAGAATTAACTAAGGAAGAAAAGAAAGAATATCAGCAATTACTCAAAGAAGTCTTTGGTCAGTGGAAAATGACGGGTAAACCATCAGTCACCCACATGCCAAAACTCCAAGGATTTCTTATCCAGAAGAAGATGCCACGATTGATGGAAATGATTGATGAATTTTTGGATAATGATAGGTCAATTCTTATCTTTAGTAATTATCTCGAACCTCTTCGTTTCTTGACCGAACATTATGGAAACAAGGCAGCTCTCTTGACGGGTGATATGAACAGAAACCAACGACAAGAAAGTATTGATAGATTGGTAAGTGGTGAAGCTAAAATCGGATGTTTTAGTTTATTGGCAGCAGGTATGGGTATTGACGGATTACAGAAAGTAATAGATACGGTAGTATTTTTAAATTGTGATTGGGTTCCAGCAAACCACGAACAAGCAGAGGACAGAACTCATCGTATCGGTCAAACAAACCAAGTCCAAGCGTATTATATGTTATGTGAGGACACTATAGACGAATATATGCGGGATATTTTGAAGGAGAAACAGAAGGTGGCCGACCTCGTAGTAGACGGGGAATTGGTCACTCCTGACAGTAATAAATCATTTTTTAGAGAATTTGTCCGTAGAATTAGTAGTGCATATAATACTCATTTTACCGATGAAAATATAGAAGATTGATATTTATATACAAGTATTTACAACACAAGGAGTTATTTTATGTCAAATGTTACATTCCCTACAGAGGTAATTGATTTACCAAGTAAGGGTAAGTTTTACCCAGAAGGGCATCCTCTAAAAAGTGGTCAAATTGAATTGAAGTATATGACCGCAAAGGAAGAAGATATTTTAACTTCACAAAATCTTATTAAAAAAGGTATTGTGCTGGATAAACTCGTTGATAGTTTAATTGTTACAAAAGGCGTAACACATGAAGATTTATTTTTGGGTGACTTAAATGCGGTAATGGTTGCAAGTCGTATTCTTGGATATGGTAAGGATTATCCAGTAACGGCAACGTGTCCAAAATGTGGTGAATCTAATGAACATATAGTGAATCTCACAGAATTGGAAACAAAAGAAATAGATGAAAATGCAAGTATGGAATTGGAATTACCAATAAGTAAAAAGAAACTCAAACTTCGTTTGTTGACTCGTAAGATTGAAAAGGCAGTTGAACAGGAACTAGAAGGGTTACGAAAGGTTGGATTACAAGTAGAACCCGAAGCTACTACAAGAATGAGATATTTGGTAGAAGAAGTGGATGGTTCAACTAATCAAAAAGACATTCGGGAAACAGTAGAAAATATGTTGGTGGCGGATACACGAGCTATCAGAGATTTTTATAAAAAGGTTTCACCAGATATCAAGTTTGAATCAAGTTATACTTGTTCTAGTTGTGATCAAACTTCTGTATTACCAATCGCAATAGGCTTGAACTTTTTTTGGCCTGACGCAAGAATATAGGATAAACATGCATAAGGTCATCTTTTCTATGATATATCACGGAAAAGGTGGATTTACCTTTCAAGATTTATACAATATGCCAGTGTTCTTGCGCGGCTTCTATTTAGGTGAAATGAATAAAGAAGTTGAACGACAAAATGCAGAGATTGAAAAGATTACTAAAAAACCTCGTAAATGAGATAGTAGATGGCAACTCCACTAGACGTACAGATAGCTTATAGCGAAACAATGGAGGAACTTACAGCAACATCACGTAAGTTCGAAGAGTTAATAAGAAAAAATAATATGCGTCAATTAGTTGACTTTAATAAGGAACTAATTGACTCGGCTACCGCTTTTAATTCATTAGCAGGTAAGATTACACAATCGGTACAAACATTAGACAAATTTAACACCTCAGTAAAAGCTGGAAACACTACTGCCACGATGTTATATATGGGTCAGGCACTATCTAGTGCTGGTAGATCATTAATTGATCTCCGTGACAAAATATATCAATTACAAAATCAATTAGGTACTACATTCGCAACAGCAGTAGATTCTGGAACAGCAGCTTTTACAAATCAAATTACATCCCTATTCACTGCTGGACCGGCATTAAGTTTCAAAGATAGTATAGATGCCATCAACGCATTCCAAAAAGAATTTGGTACGTTATTAACACGTGGTGCAGCGGCCGATATAGCAAAGAGTGCAAAGCAATTTGGTACTGATGTTGGTGTGTTCGTTAGAGCACAGCGTGCGTTTTTAGTTGGTCCAAACGGTTTAGCAAACCAAGCAAGATTACAACAACAATTTATTACACAATTTAGAGCTGCAGGATTAACTGCAAATCAGGCATTGACTTTTGCTGCAAATAATGCAAACCTTGTAGCTATCGCTGGTGTTAAATACGCAGATGCATTGGCACGAGCAGCAGCAAACGCAACAAAAATTGGTGTATCATTAGAAAAAACTGAAGGATTTGCAGATACACTGGTTGGTGATTTTGAAGGAGGATTGGAACGTATCTCTGAATTACGAGCAATGGGTGTTGAAGTAGACTTCAACGAATTGGCTCGTATCGCAGGCACGGGTACCCCAGAAGAAGTATTTAATGAACTATCCCGACAACTTGGTGGAAATAACGCATTACTTAATGAAGTGCAACGTAATCGTTTTCTTAAAGTTGCAATAGAACGTGATTTGGGATTGAGTATAGCAGATGTAAGACGTTTAGCAGCAGGACCAGGAGGATTACCTGGTGAAGAAACTAAACCTGAAGAAAATCAAGGTGGGTTTCTTGCAGGATTAACAAAAGTTATAGGACCATTTGCAAAGGTCGGTGGTATTTTAGCAACTGCCATGGGATTACAAACTATGGCAACCATAGGAAATACCATGGCTCTTATGAAAAATACTGGTGCAAGTATGGCACAAGCACTAGGATTAAAAACGGGTGGTGGTGGACTGACGGGATTAGGAACAGCAGCTAAGGGACTTGGTATCGCTGGTGGTATTGCGGGTACAGTAGGTGGTGCGGTAGGTGCATACCAATCAATGAAAGCAGGAGACAAAGGTGGTGCATTAGCAAACGTATTGATGTCTACTTTATCGGGAGCAGGTACGGGTGCTATAATCGGTGGTGGACCTATCGGTGCATTAGTTGGTGGTTTGATTGGGTTGGGGTCAGGACTTATTAGTATGGCAGCAGCAAGTGATATCGCAATGGGGCCTGGTGCTGGTAGAGTATTATTGGGTCCAGAAGGTGCATTTTCATTAAATCCAAAAGATTCTATATTAGCAGGAACAAATTTGTTCCAACAAGCAAATGATGTGGCATACGTCAATCCATCCTCACCACCAGTAGAAAAATTAGCACAATCAAAAATGATGAATGCATCGGAAGCATCAACTACAAATGTAAATGTTGATATGTCTAAGTTGGAATCTAAACTTGATAAATTAGCATCTGCATTCTCCGCAATAAAGATTGAAATGGACGGAAACACAGTAGGACGGGTTTCATTAAACGCACGGTCACCACTTGACCGTCTTTCTGTGGTGGGTTAATTTATGGCAAAGATATTTAGTAATATTGCAAAAAACGCTCCGAATCTACGTAAAAGATACGATGATTCAACCGTAGCAAACGAATTAACCACGTTCACAGCGTTAAGAAATGAAGGTGGTACAGACATAGTATATAAATCAAATTTACAACAAAATGTATATAATTTATATACAGACCCAGCAACTACATCCACAATAATAGATAGAAACTTCGCATCTAGTAGACTGGTACAACCAGAAATTGTTATTCGTATCAGACGTTCTAAATTTTATGACGCATTTAGAATAGCAAACGTAAATATACCATCATTGAACGTTCCAGTAAACAATACGTTAGTTGAAATAAAACCTTATAGTTCTGCAAATGTTGACGAAATTTATTCGGTGGATAATAGTAGAATGCTACGGGACAGCCGTTCCAACCCATTAGTATCTGGTCCACGTGATGTAGTTCGTATGCGACGATATTTGAATAGTGGTGCTGGTGTAAACTTTAAATTATTCCAACAGATACTACAAGCAGGTAATACCTTTGGTCAATCACAAGGATATAATCCTGTGTCTGTGGAAACAATGGTATTGAATTATCGTAACGCTACCTTCTATAATCCATTAGAACGAGTTTCTAGAATACTCGAAGGTAATGCAATCACAAACCCAGAACTACAAGGTCGTTTACAAAAAAGAACTGCATTGGATGCACAAAGTAGATTACGATTAAAATTTGTTGGTGGTGGTAATGCACAATCACAACAATCTCCATTTCTTGGGGCACTCAATAATTTATTATCATCTACTTTACGTGACAGAATCAATAGTATAAACATCCCAATTCCAGGATTTGCTAGAAATTTGTTTGGTAGTTCCATCAATGTTGGGCAAATTAACAGACAACTTGATGCAATTTCTGCTGGTGCGGATGCAATTCGTCGTGGGTTGAATACTAATAATTCAACATTAGAAGCAGACCAAACAGCATACGATTCTTTATACTTGAAGAATTTATGGCCATTAATGAAGGAAAATGATGGTACAATTAGAAATTTTCAAGGTCCACAAGGAACAAGACAACAATATCTTGATAGAGCACGACAAGCGATACGTAAAGGTAAGGATATCAATAATGTAAACAAAAATACACTAGAATATCCTGACGATGATTACAGAAGTTCTGCAACGTACACAGAAGATGTTCGGTCAACTGGAACAAAAACAAAGGAAGGATTAATAACTGCAACTTATATTAAGGATGAAATGAATTTCATCAACCAAGGTACAGCAGGTGCGGTTGATGCAGCACAGTTAGATGGGTTGCATGAAGATGCGGATTATATTAAGTTTAGAATTGTAGTTCCTGGTGTATTTGATAGAGGTATTAACTTTAGAGCATTTATTGAAGATATTAACCACAATTCACGAGGACAATACGAAGAAGTTCGATATGTTGGTAGACCGGAACGATTTATTACATATAAGGGTATGAATCGTAGTATGACCGTTAGTGTGTTCTTAGTGGCATTTAGTGACCAAGAATTAACAACCATTTGGACTCGTGCTAATATGTTAAATAAATTAACGTTCCCAATAGACGCATCTGGTGGATTTATGACTCCCCCAATTGCAAGATTAACTATTGGTAATGTAATTGTAAACCAACCAGGATATGTAGAAAATGTAGATATGCGCTTACAAGACATTCCGTGGGACATTGATAGAGAATTGCCACAAGCTATCAAATTAAATTTCACATATAATATCATCGAAGAAGGATTCGTTACACAAAAAGCAACAAATCCATTTGCACCAGGTTCTCAAATATTTGGTGAACGTGATGTCGCACAACGAACTCAACAACTATTTGCTGGATTTGAACAAACAAATCAAAGTATTAATTCTGCATTAAGTAATTTAAATATACCAACACCTAACATTCCTAATATTACAACCGATTTGACATTCCCACGAGGGAGTACTACTCAAACTGGTGCAAGTATCGCCGGATATCTTAATCAACGAGACTTGGATGCACAACGTAGAGCAGAAACAAGATTTTCGGAAGGTGCTGCAAGAATAGCGGCACAACAAGAATTAGATAGACGAGCTGTATCAAATAATCAACTACAAGGTACGGCGGAAGGCGGATTAGAACAGGTGTTCCGTGATTTAGGCGTAGTCCCATAACCCATAATATAATATGTTACCAAGATACGTTAATAACTTACAAATACGAAGAACGGATAGTGGAACTCGTTACTATTCTACAGTAATAACAAATCCCATTCCACCAGACACATTTGAGTTAGTTATCACTGCACAAGACGGTGACCGTTTTGACTCATTAGCTGTACGATACTATAAAGATGCCGCTAAGTGGTGGATTATTGCAAAGGCAAATAATTTATTGAATGGAACGATGATGGTACCTGGTGGTACACAGTTGGTTATTCCATCTGCGGGGTTATTATAATTTATGGCGTTGAATCCAGTTGAAACTATGAACGTATTTGCTGATGGTCTTTCAAAAGAACTTCGCAAACGTTCCTTATCAACAAATTTAGTTAAAACACGCACCCCATTTTTACGGTTCACTACTGCTGCGTATATGGATGATGTAGCTACCAGAATGCGTGAAATAAATTCAGCAAATGCAGAAAAATTTGCAAATGATATTACTGGATATAGAGGTTATAAATTTTTTACACTTGGTGTACATGGGTACGAACAACTTAATTATAGTATCCACGATTTGTATGGAACCCAAGGAGATAATGGGTTGGTTATTGGTACAACCTATAAGCAAGGTGTACAAAAATTAGTAAAAACATTTGGAGGTAAAGCTAAAGCAGGTGATACAGTAGCAAAAAATTACCCACCACCAGGTATCACTAATGCAAAAGTAGAACGATTACGTAATGGTAACGTTCTTAGATTTACTATTGAAACTCAATGTTATACACAAGAACAATTGGAAATGTTGGATATGATATGTTTTGTTCCTGGTATGACTTGTATTTTAGAATGGGGAACGCAATACTCAACATCAACGAATCAAGAAAAACTTATAAAGACTCTGGATTTCAAGAATCTCAATGCAACAGTAACGTCAGTAGAAAAAGTATTAGGTAATCAATCAAGAACATCGTTTATAGAAGAGTGGTGTGAACCGAATGGATACAATTACGATTGGGCAGTAGCAAACATTGCCAATGTAAAAACCGTTGTACAAGACAATGTATACAAAACTACGATTATAGCATATGGTGTAGCAGATAATTTACTTTATATTTCCGCATACGCTACCAATAATCCATTAAAGACCGAAACAGATACATCAACATCATTAACAAATTATTTTAGATTGAACGGTGAATTCAGCAATACACTAAGACAATATGTAACAACACCGGAGTTATTACCTAATAGAATATACAGAGATCAAATATTAAAGTTTACTGACGATTATAACAGAGAACAACTTATTGATGTGGTACCAACATCACAAAATACAGGACAAGTAAACGATTTCGGCCTAGAAGATTCCTATTTCATTACTATGCCATTTTTTATAGATTTGATAATAAATGGTCCTGTTAAGCAAATCATTGAGTCGGGATTACCGAATAGATTAAACCAATTAATCGCAACTACAGGTGGGCAAGATCCTATATATGTTGGATATAACGAATCATTACGATCCACTAGTCCAGAAGTTTGTATCATATATAACAAAAAGGCAAGAACAAGTAATGCAGCATCGGCAGCGGACAAACGTAATTTAGTAGATCAAGCTACTACTTTAGACGCACGTAATATTGGTGCACTTAAAGGGTTACCAAATACAAATGCTGCAAATATACAAGGAAGTAATACCGACAAAACTAGTGTGTTTGGTGTAATATCTACATTGAATGATAATTCTTTTGGTAGTGACATAAATACACCCAGTGGTATCACTCCATTAACAAAGGGAGTTTATATAAACAGTAAGGCTATACAATCTGCGTTCATTAATGCACGTACCTTTATGGAAGGATTTGAAACTCTACTTAGAAATATAAACTCTGCAACAGAAAATTATTGGGATTTAAAATTATTTTTTGATGATGACATCAATGCATATCGTATTTTAGATGACAATGTACGTACAGCACCACAAAGTTCTGATATCTACGAATTTAACAAAAGATTGAACAATTTGGATGGTGATACCATAGGACCTGATGTACTAAATATTGAGTTAACTACCGATTATCCAAAGATGTTATTTTCTCAATTAGCTGTAACTGGTATAAACGGAGGTACATTAAATAACATAGCTAGCTCTCCTGATCGTAAAGACGTTGATTTTAAATTAAATACGTCTGTAAGAGACATATTTAAAATACAGATAGGAGAACCACAACAAACATCGGAAGCAGGATTAAATAGACCCTCTACAGCAATTTTAGAGTTTGCTACTGGATTGAGTCAAACTGAATCGGGAAGATTATTAGCTAGAGAAGGATTCTCATTTGTTGGTCCACAATTTGCTAGTACATTCGGTAATTATTTTGCAAGTGGAGTTTCCGGTACTGTTACAGACTTAATACGGGGAGTATTTACTTCTACAAATTTACTATCTCAGGCAGAGGCTTTGGATTTAAAGCAACGACTATCTAGAGAAACATTAACACAACAACAATCGGCAGCAATAAGTGACTTATTTGCTACACGAGCAAAGAGTATCATTAGAAGAAATAAACAAAATGAAATAGAAAGATATGAAAAAGCAATAGATGACGCCATCGAAAGTGGAGTGATTACAGATAGATTTGGTCGTGATGTAACAAATGTAAAACGTGTTGTTCGAGAAGCAATAGAACGTCAAAGAGATGAATTAATATCTCAAATAGACTCTACAATATCAAACGTAAGAAGATAAGTATGGCTATAACTATAATAGATAGAAAATCAGCAAATTTAAATACCGGTGATAGAAGAGCAGAAACTAGATTTTTGGTCATTCATCATACAGCGGGTGGAACTGTTGAAAGTACTATAAAAACACTACAAGATAGAAGATTAAGTTATCACTATTTGGTTGATAAAGATGGTAAAGTTTATCAATTGGTAGATGATGCTATTATTGCATATCACGCGTTCGAAGCTAATAGAGTATCTGTCAGTATATCATTGGTTGCACCGAACGATCGTGGAGTTACAAGTCCGCAAGTTCAAGCAGCACTGGAACTGGGAAGAACTCTTCAACGAAAGTATAATTTACCAGTAAATGCGGTATATGGGCATGGAGAAATTGCATTACCAGCAGAAAAAGAACCAACCGAAGGACTTACTGTTACAAATTTACTTCGTAATAATCAAGCACCACCACCATATAATTTAGTTAGAGTACCTGAAGAAAGACAACAACGTGCAGTTTCAGGAACATCATCGCAATCAACATCTACAAATTACTTTGATAGAATATATTTAACCCCACTGAGAACACTAGCAAATCAGAGTGGTAATGCTGGATTACTAGCTCAAGAAGTTATAAAGAAAATAAATACGATAACTACCTCTCCGGCAAGAACGGCTACAGGACAACCACCACGAGTATCTTTGAAAACATTTATTGAAAATAATAATAGTGTCACTCCAAACGAAAGAATTATTACAGATGTTGTTGGAGAAGTTTCACTTTTAAGCGCGGTAACAACTGTTAATTTGGAAGCACAAGCAAGAGTGCAATCCATAACATCCAGAGTGGACGGGTTATTACCAGCAGAGGCTGCATTTGCAATACAATATGATTTGTTTGAATTTTTCCCAGATAAAATGAGACAAAAAATGTCAATAAATGCTGTCGGTGAAAATCCAAACTATTCTCATGCATGGAGATCACCTGGTAAGTTAGCTATCACGGCAAATGTAACCATTCCAGGAGCATCAGGATTTCGTATTGGTCAAATATTTTGGATAGGTCGTACTTATGAACATTATAAACAGTTTGGAGCATTCCAATTATTCGGATTAACAGAAACAATAGATTTGAGTAGAGGATGGACAACCCAGATATATGCAAGATTTAATGCAATGCCAAGTACTAAAGTTGCAACATTAAAACCGGTATAATATATGAGAGGTATGCCTAGAACTTTGTTCGAATCTTTGGGAAATATAAATAACAAACAAGACCTACTTGCGGTTATTAGTAACGTTATTCCTACTGTTTCACAAGAAGATATTGACCGTAAAATTAAAACACGTTACTTTGCAAAGTATGCAACGCAACGCAATGGTCTTATATACGAGTTGGATGGTGGTCAATATTCTCGTATAGAAAGAAATAGTTTATTTTTAAAAACTACTATTGATTGGATAATAGTTGGTAAATTAGAAGATACGATCTTGACTTTACCAAGTGGTGATAATATATTAATCAAGGGAGTGATTAGCCAAAACAAAACGTTGGTTGCGTTGGCAGAAGAAGAACTTCCAGGTATCACCAACCACTTACGAAACTACGTGGAGTTTTATTCGGGGGAATAATGCTGGTTCAATCGGTTACGGATTTACAGAAGTTACAAACCAGAATAGAGACAGAGGTATCCGTTGTGGTGCCTATTTTCGTTGATCAGAATCTCCATCCCGCAGGAAATACCGTATCATCTATTCACATATTGATTGACCAAGATTACTACTGCGTTCCAATTAAACACCCAGACGCAGTACCGATGACTATTTCGTTCAAGAACGCATTTAAAGTCATTACATTATACAAGAGAGAAATACTTCATTCGTTTGATGTTCCGCAAGAACGAGTGCATGATGTTGCAACTATTCTACATTTGTCTAGTAAAAATATTCCTGAAATCCGTGAATATTATACTCCTATTATCACACGGATGTTGCAGCAATTTCAATTCAAGAATTTACATCTGAGTGTTCCATTGACGATTTGGATGGAATATGGTAGAAAGTTGACCAAGTTCATTCGAGACAATTTCTATACAGAAATTCCAGACGGATATGAGTTTGTGAGCAACACACTTATTCCTACATTAACACATATAGAAAAGTCTGGTATGTCTGTAAATACTTCTATCCTTACCGAACATTTTGGTGATGTAAAAAAGTATATTACTGATAATATAATATATTCCGAATATAATCCATACACAGCAACAGGTAGACCAAGTAACAAATATGGTGGGATTAATTTCGCAGCTCTTAATAAGAACGATGGAACAAGAGAGGCATTTGTCAGTAGATACGGAGATGATGGATTACTTATCCAGTTTGATTACGAGGCGTTCCACTTACGTCTGGTTGCGGCACAACTTGGATATGAACTCCCCGAAACATCGGTCCATACCTATCTTGCCCAACAATATTACGGGAAGCAGGAAGTCAGTCCTGACGAATATGAGGCGTCAAAGGCAAGAACCTTTGCCCTAATGTATGGAATGAATGAGGATTTAGGTGGTGTTGAATTCTTTCACAAGGTTAGACAATATTCTGGTCAGTTGTGGAATCTGTATAAAACTATGGGATATATCAAAACTAAAACTGGTAAGAATATTGTAGTAGATGAACCTTCGTCCAATAAAGTATTCAACTATTCTGTACAATGGTTAGAAACGGAAACCGCATTACAGAATGTGGCAAAGGTATGTGAACTTTTGAGTGATAAGTTGACCAAACCAATCTTATATACTTACGATGCAATCTTGCTAGATTTACATAGATCTGAAACCGCATTACTTCCCCGTATCAAGCATTTGTTGGAGGAAGGTGGGTATCCAACTCGAATGTATAAAGGAAAGAACTATAACGAACTTTCACCTATAGAAATCTAAGGTTTCACCTTACATAATAATATTTATTAGGAGTAAAAGTAGTATAGTTCTACCCTAATGAGTTTATTATTATGAAACCAGAAACACAGTTACTTTGTACATTCTGTGCTAAAAAAGACATAGATTCCACCATTGAACATATCAAGAAAGTTTATTCTTTAGCGTTTAATTCAGTGTATGTGTTGGATAATGTGAATGATGAAAATCAAGCAATATTGACATACAATATTGATATGTCTAAACCAGTGCGTGGTGAAGCACCTGAATCTACAATTTCAGTACATAGAAAGAAGCAAACCAACACCATCTATACAATCAATGCAATTAATAAGTTGATTGAAGAAAAGAATGGTGGTGTATTAGATAAGACATATAAAATTGAATGGAACGAATTACAAAATACCGTATTAGTTACAGCATATGGTAAATTAAAAAAAGTAAATACTAAAATATCAAATATTATTAATCTTTAAAACTGGCACTTGACAAACTAAGCTGACCTCATTATCATACTAGTGAGGTGTATTAAACACTCAACTCTAAACACTAAGGAGAAAATTGTATGGCACTAGATTTTAATGCCCTAAAGGCAAAGCTCAACACGTTCACAAAGCAAACTGACCGCAGTGAAGCTCTGTGGAAGCCCACCGAAGGTAAGACAACCATCCGTATTGTCCCATGGGCAAAGAACCGCGAGAACCCCTTTATCGAACTCTATTTCCATTATATCGGAAATAAGACGTATATCTCGCCTCTTTCATTTGGTCGCCGCGACCCTATCGCGGAATTCGCAGACAAGTTAGTTGAAGATGCACGCCGTGAGGGTCGTGAGGCGGAGAAGGCTGCTTGGAAGCAAGCTAACACCTTCCGTCCGAAGCTCCGTACCTATGTTCCTGTCATCGTTCGTGGTGAAGAGAGCAAGGGTGTTCGTTTCTTCTCATTCGGTAAGACTGTCTATCAGGACCTTCTTTCGTACATCGCTGACCCTGATTACGGTGATATTACTGACCCAAAGGCTGGTCGTGACGTTGTGGTTGAGTACATCCCACAAGAGAAGTCGGACACGAACTTCGCAAAGACCTCGGTAAAGGTCAAGCCAAATCAGACCCCTGTGGTCGCTGATGTGGAGTTGGCAAAGACCCTTCTTAACGAGCAGCCCGACATCTTTGCACTATACAAGGAACCTTCATATGAAGAGCTCCGTGTTGTTCTCGAAAAGTATCTCGACCCAGATGGAACTACTCCTACCCCAGCTCCTGCTCGTGGTAATTCCGAAGTAAAGAGTGTGACCGCTGAAGTCCTCGACGTTAAGACGGAGATTTCTGAGTCGGCACAAGTCAAGAACGCTCTTGATGAATTTGATAAGCTCTTTGATAATTAATCGGTAATCATTATGAGTACCGAAAAGAAATCAAAGAAACCAATTCCGTCAGCAGACCGTGACGAATTGGCACAAGTCATCGCAGACTCACTTAATAAATTAAACAAAGACTCTGACCAGATTGCATATTTCCTTGATGGTAAGGAAGATACTCCGACAGATTTCACCGATTTTATCTCAACTGGTGCAACGATGTTGGATATCGCAATCAGCAATCGTCCGCACGGTGGTATCGCTGTGGGTCGTATCACCGAACTTACTGGTCTTGAAGGTTCTGGTAAGTCGTTGGTTGGAGCACAACTTATCGCTAACACGCAGAAGCGTGGTGGTGTCGCGGTTCTTATTGATACGGAAACCGCAGTCAATCCTGACTTCTTCAAGGCAGTTGGTATTGATATGAATAAGTTGGTATATGTCCATCTTTCTACTGTTGAAGATATCTTCGACGCAATCACGAATATCATTGAGAAGGTTCGTGCAGGAAAGGACAAGGACAAGTTGGTGACCATTATCGTTGACTCCGTTGCCGCAGCTTCTACCAAGAAGGAAATGGAAGCAGACTTCGGTAAGGATGGATACGCTACGGATAAGGCAATTATTATCAGTAAGGCAATGCGTAAGATTACTGGCCTCTTGGGTCGTGAACGCATCGCATTGGTATTCACCAACCAGCTCCGTCAGAAGATGAACGCACCAGCGTTCTCTGACCCTTGGACAACTTCTGGTGGTAAGGCAATTGCGTTCCACGCATCCACTCGTATTCGTTTGTCATTGATTGGTAAAATCCAAGATGGTAATAAGAATGTGATTGGTGTAAATGTGAAGGCAGTTGTGGTCAAGAACCGTCTTGGCCCACCACATCGTGTCGCAGAATTTGATATCTACTTCGACCGTGGTATTGATGACTTCGGTAGTTGGTTGGATGTCTTAAAGGACAATGGTTTGGTCAAGCAGTCGGGTGCATGGTACACGATGGTTGATGAAACTACTGGTGAAGAAGTCAAGTTCCAATCAAAGGACTTCCCGAAGTTCTTGGAATCTAATGTTACTCGTAAGGAAGCAGTCTATAACAAGATTTGCGATGCACTCATTATGAAGTATCGTAGTGAGTATAATCCAGACGAACATACATTAGATACTGGTGAAGGTGATACTAAAGAACTCTTACTGGACTAATATATGTTAGAAGAATTTATTTCAGTCGCACTAGAAGCATTTAGTAATGCAAACGGTGATGTAGATAAGTTTGAACTACAACTCCGTAGAAAACTGATGGTGTACAATACTGGTGTCGCATCGGCGGCACCAGTTACACCACAGGCAATAACTAATAGTATTGTTACACCAGAATTTGAAAAAGTAGTAAATTCACTTGATGTGAACGATCCTATTTTTCAAGAATTGGAAAATGTCGATGTCAATAGTTTGAGTGATGAAGATATTTTGGCATTGGCAAGAAAAATGGGATTGATGACTAATTCACAAGAAGAATCTTTTGATGAGTGATTTACATAAAGTTTTTGAATCAATGAATTTTGATGTCAGTAAGGAGGACACGAAGTATAATAGTCGTGTCCTCTTTATTGACGCACTCAACACGTTTTTACGAAGTTACGCAGCTATTCCTACCCTTGATGATAATGGTAATCATATTGGTGGGATGTCTGGGTTTCTAAAAAGTGTTGGTGCTGTAGTTCGTGATTTCAAACCTTCTCGTGTTGTGATTGTGTTTGACGGAAAAGGTGGGTCACAACGTAGACGTAAAATCTATTCAGATTACAAATCAAATCGTAAGCCACCGACTCGGTTGAATCGTCAGTATGATATGACAACCGAACAACAAGAAACAGAAAATATGAAGTGGCAGTTAGTGACACTTATTGAAATGTTGGAATGTCTCCCTGTTACGGTATTTACGATGGATAATATTGAAGCAGACGATGTGATTGCATACGCATCAGAACTGATTACCGCACAGGGTGGTGAGTCTATTATCTATTCAACGGATAAAGACTTCTTACAAATGGTGACAGAGACTACTAAAGTATATAATCCAGTCAAGAAAAAAACATTTGATGTAAATACCGTAGTAGAAACATACGGAGTACATCCTGACAACTTTGTATATTATCGTGCATTGCTTGGTGACAAGAGTGATAATATTGATGGTATTCGGGGAGCAGGTGAAAAAACTGTTCTTAAATTACTACCAGAGTTAGTTGGCAACGCATCAACTATTGATTATGATTTTATAGAACAAAAATATACAGATGTAAAGAAGAAACCAAAATTAATTGAAACTATTTTGGATAATAAAGATATATTAGATAGAAATATGCAATTAATGCAACTCAGAGATGTGAATATTTCTGCTGATGCAAAAATGAAAATTGTTCATAAGTTAGATATTGTTAAGACAGATTTACGCAAGATGGACTTGACAAAGATGCTCATTCGTAGTAGAGTTATATCTAACTTTCCGAATTACGATATGTGGCTTGCGTCCACATTTGGTACACTAACGAGGTTCTCTAATGGTTCCGATAGCAGCAACACCACCAAGCTATGACACGAATGTAGACAATCTATCAAAGTATGGTATTGAGTTTCAAACGAAAGTATTAGCATCTATTATTTCAGCTCCTAATTTCTTGGAGCAATCGTTTGATGTCATCAATCCCTACTTCTTTGATAGTGACTCTGGTAAATGGATTGCGAAGAAGGCTCTATCCTATTACAACGAATATCGCACTTTACCAACACTCGAATATTTCAAGGTAGAATTATCGCACGAGGCAGATGATAGTCTCCGCGCGGGAACTATTGAATTGCTCCGTAAGGTAGTCACGAAGGTCACAGATAGTGACGCAGAATATATTCGTGATAAGTTCCTTGACTTTGCCCGTAATCAATCATTAAAGTCCGCAATCATTAAGTCTGTGGATTTGTTACAGAGTGGTGATTATGATAAGATTAAGAATGTTGTTGATAACGCACTTCGTAGTGGGCAACCAAAAGAAATCGGTTTGAACTGGTCGGAAGATGTTGAAGGACGATTGATGAAGGTGGCTCGTGAAGTGGTTCCTACTGGTTGGGATGTAATTGACGCACTTACTGGTGGTGGTCTTGGACCTGGTGAGTTAGGTGTTATCGCAGCACCATCGGGTATTGGTAAGAGTTGGGCATTATCTTCTATTGGTGCAAACGCATTGAAGAAAGGAAAACGAGTAGTCCATTATACTCTTGAATTAAATGAAAATTATGTTGGTATCAGATATGATACTATCTTTACTGGAATTGAACCTGGAAAAATTCCAGATAATGTTGAAACTGTAAAAGATGTGGTGTCTAAGATTACTGGACAATTAATTATTAAGTATTACCCCGCTCGTAGTGCAAATTGCAACACCCTTATAGCACATGTGCAGCAACTCACGGCGTTGGGATATAAACCAGATTTAATGTTGGTGGATTACGCAGACTTGCTACGATCATCCGAACGTGTAGATGCTCGGTATCAAGAACTTGGTGCAATTTACGAGGAACTTCGTGGTATTGCAGGAGAACTTGGTATTCCGTGTTGGACGGCATCACAAACACAGCGGTCATCTATCCAAGACGAGGTAATTCAGGCAGATAAGATTTCGGAGTCATATAATAAGATTATGACTGCTGATTTAGTTATCTCATTGAGTAGAAAATTAGAAGATAAGGTCAATAAGACAGGACGTGCCCATATTATCAAAAATAGATTTGGTGCAGATGGTCAGACATTCCCTGTCTTGATGGATACAAGTATCGGTCAGATACAGATTTACGATGAGAAGTCATCAAAGGGTATTTTATTGAAGAAGCAGATGGATAATCAGGTTAACGATGAAAGAAATTCACTCCGTAAAAAGCTGGCAGAGATGAGTGGATTAGAAAGTCTTGATGATTAACTAACACATAATTTTTTCCTAAATCAACACCCTATTTATTTAACCACAACCCCTAACAAAATTGAAAAGTTTGGAGTAAGCAAATGCAGATTGAAGCAAAGATTTTGAGTGATATTACCGTGTTTATGAAGTATGCGAAGTTTAATCCTGAATTAAATCGCAGAGAAAATTGGAAAGAATTAGTTGATAGAAACAAACAAATGCATTTGGAAAAGTTTCCAAACTTAAAGGATGAAATTGAAAATGCGTATCAATACGTCTACGATAAGAAGATACTACCTTCCATGCGCAGTTTGCAGTTTGCTGGCAAACCAATTGCCATTAATAACGCTCGTTTGTATAATTGCTGTTTCCTACCTGTTGATCACGTGGACGCATTCTCAGAAGTCATGTTCCTCTTGTTGTCGGGAACAGGTGTAGGATATTCAGTTCAACGTCATCATATTGAAAACCTTCCTGAAATTAATAAGCCAACTAAGCATCGTCGTTATTTGGTCGGTGATAGTATCGAAGGTTGGGCAGATGCGGTGAAGGTGTTGATGACTGCATATATGAAGGGCAAGGCAATGCCTGTGTATGATTTTTCAGATATTCGCCCAAAGGGTGCGATGTTAATCACCAGTGGTGGAAAGGCACCTGGTCCTGAACCATTGAAGGATTGCTTACACAATGTGCAAAAGGTATTGGATAGAAAGCAAAATGGTGAAAAGCTTACCACATTAGAAGTCCACGACATTCTCTGCTACATCGCAGACGCAGTGTTGGCAGGTGGTATTCGTCGTTCAGCAATGATTTCATTGTTTGATATTGACGATGATGATATGTTGACTTGTAAGTTCGGCAACTGGTGGGAAAATAATCCACAACGTGGTCGTGCAAATAATAGTGCAGTAATTGTTCGTTCAAAGGTTGAAGCAGAAACATTCTTTGATTTATGGAAGAAGATTGAATTGTCTGGTTCAGGTGAACCTGGATTCTTCTTTACAAATGACAAGGATTGGGGTATGAACCCATGTGCGGAAATTTCACTCCGTCCATTCCAATTCTGTAATCTCACTACTATCCACGCAGGTGATGTTGAGTCGCAAGATGACTTGAATAATCGTGCAAAGGCAGCGGCATTTATTGGCACATTACAAGCATCCTATACCAATTTTCACTATTTGAGAGACATATGGAAGAGAACAACAGAGAAGGAAGCACTCATCGGAGTGTCGATGACTGGAATCGCATCGGGTGGAGTATTAAAACTCGACATGAAGGAAGCTGCAAATATGGTGAAGGAAGAGAATGCACGTGTATCGTCCTTAATTGGTACGATGCCAGCGGCCCGTTGCACGACCGTGAAGCCAGAGGGCACGTCATCCCTCGTCTTGGGTACGAGTAGTGGTATCCACGCTTGGCATAACAAGCACTACATTCGTCGTATCCGTGTAGGTAAGAACGAAAGTATCTATGCATACTTGAAGGATAATCACCCAGAATTGGTGACCGACGAATATTTCAAGCCAAACATCCAAGCAGTTATTGAAGTACCACAGAAGTCACCAGAAGATGCAATCACTCGTCAAGAATCAGCTCTTGATTTGTTGAAGCGTGTATCGAAGGTCTGGAAGGAATGGGTAAAGCCAGGACATCGTAAGGGTGCAAACAAGAACAATGTGTCTACCACCGTATCCATTAAGGATGGTGAATGGAAGGAAGTTGGTGAATGGATGTGGGACAATCGTGAAAACTTCACAGCATTAAGTGTTCTTCCATATTCAGACCATACCTACATTCAAGCACCATTCGAAGATATTGATGAAGAAACCTACAATGAACTTGTCGGTCACTTACATGATATCAATCTTGACGATGTAGTTGAGGGAGTAGATGCAACCAACTTACAAGCAGAAGCTGCTTGTGGTGCTGGTGGTTGTGAAGTGGTGTAATATGAAGGATCTTCTTACTATCGTCATCCCTTGTAAAAATGAAGAAGATTATATCGTACCTTTATTGGAAGATTTGTCTCAACAGTACGGTATTAGAGATGTCCGCATCATTATCGCAGATGCCAATAGTACCGATGCTACTGTCCCTCTTATAAACACCTATAAAGATGAACTGAATATTGAGGTCATCAAAGGTGGACCAGTATCGGTAGGACGGAATAATGGTGCGGCACTAGCAACTACTCCATACATTTTATTCTTGGACGCCGATGTTCGGCTCTTTAATGAATTAACCATTTTTGATGCAGTACATATGATGGATTTTCATCAATTGGATTTGGTGACGGCAAACATTAAGAACTATGGGAAGGATTGGAGAGCATCATTCTTGTTCTGGAAATTTAATCTTGTCAATCAAATCATGACCAAGAAAACTCCATTTGCGATTGGAGCATTCTTCTTGACTCGTCGTGATAGATTTGAAGAATTGGGTGGGTTCCCGAACAAGTATGAAACCTCAGAAGATTACATCCTGAGTAAACAATATGATGCTGATAAATTTCGAATCATCCACCATTACTTCGGTCAAGATGAACGCCGTTTCAAGAAGTTAGGATACTTGGGAATGATGTGGTATATGACTGTGAACTTTTTTAACAGAAACAATCTGAAACATTTTGAGAAAGCTAAAGTAAACTATTGGGATTAATATGAAACACCATAAAGCAGTCATCATTTCTGATGTTCACTTAGGAACTGAAGCAAGTAAGGCAGCAGAACTCCTTGAATTCCTAAACGAAAACCATACTGATATTCTTATTATTAATGGTGACTTCGTTGACGGATGGGCGTTGGCAAAGGGATATAAGTGGAGAGCTAAACACACCAAGGTCATCTCAAAGATATTGGACATTTCCAGAAAGGTGCCTGTAGTATGGATTCGTGGTAATCACGATGAGTTTTTACATGAATTTATGCATATGCATTTAGGAAAACTTCAAGTCGAAGAAAATTACATCCTTGACTTAGGTGAAGGAAAGCGTTATTTTATATTTCACGGAGATGTTCTTGACGTATTCGTGGCCAAGTGGAAGTGGATTGCGAAGATTGGTGCAAGTGGATATGAGTTGGCACTTCGTATTAATACCTTATACAATAAGTGGAGAGCATGGAGAGGACTTCCATATTACTCTATTTCCAAAGATATTAAGAACGGAGTAAAGGCGGCAGTCAACTATATCACAGACTTTGAAGTAAGTGCAACAAAATTAGCAAGACAAAATAATTGTTCTGGAGTCATTTGTGGTCACATCCACAAACCAGAAAATAGACAAATCGCAGGAATACATTATATTAACTCTGGTGATTGGGTAGAAAACTTAACTGCAATCATCGTTGATTATGATAATAACATCACATTAAAGGAATTTCATAATGTTAAAAAGCATTGATACGATAGATGAACTCAAAGATGCGGTCAACAATAACAATATTGCAATTGTAGATTTATACGCAACGTGGTGCAAACCATGCCAAGAAATGCTACCTGTTATTGAAGAAATATCAAACACAACAGATATTCCATTCTTCAAGGTAGATATTGACCAAGTACCAGAAGCAAAGACGTTCACAGGGGCAAAGGCTGTTCCGATGTTATATATGTACAAGGAAGGTCGTATCCGTGAATTTGCGTATGGGGTCAACGACAAGTCAAAGATTGAAATGAAACTTAAACGGGTTATGAGGTCATAATGAAGGTAAAGAAGTTAGTAGAAAACGCTATCCTCCCAACCAAAGCACATGCAGGGGATTTGGGATACGATTTATACACTAGTTCTCCAATAGCAATATTCCCTGGGGAAGTGAAATTAGTTTCTACTGGTATTTCCGTAGAATTCCCACAAGGATATGGAGCATTACTTCGGGACCGTTCTTCGGTGGCTACAAAACAATACTTATTTGTAGTGGCTGGTGTAATAGACAACGGTTATACTGGTGAAATAAAAATTGCTTTATATAATGGTGGTGGAGATGTTGCTAAAATCACCGAAGGAACCAAGATTGCACAAATGATTTTAGTTCCTACAGTTAATTTTGATATAGAAGAAGTCACAGAAACCACATCGGTAGATGGAAGGGGGTCAAATGGATTCGGTTCAACAGGAAGTTGATTTCAAGATTACCTTTACCAAAGCAGCACTTGGGGAAATGAAGAAGTTTGCAGAAGCGGAAGGAGTGGACTACTTCCGTATTTCTGTACTTCCAGGTGGGTGTTCTGGTTTTAAATACGACTTCAATATAATTGATAATCCAGAAGCAGATGATATGGTCATTGAACAAGAAAACGGACTGAAGGTAGTTGTTGACCCATTCTCAATGTCATATTTAAATGGTACATTAGTCCATTATGTAATGACGATGCAAGCATCTGGATTTACATTTCAAAATCCAAACTCAACAGCAAAATGTGGATGCGGAAGTAGTTTCGCAGCGTAAGGAGGTTTTATGAGTAGGAAAGATATGCATTGGTTATTCTCTGTTCCTGTGGGTGTGTATGATTTATCCCACATGCTGACGGATGAAATTAACCAAGCTCTACAAAAGATTGGTTATACACAAAATGATTTGGTAGAAGGTATTCGTGGAACGCAAGATCCTAGTACAATACCTGAACTCAAAAATTTATACGATGAATTTCAAAAATATGTAGATTTATATTCTGCAGAGATAGGTATTAATACCAGCAAGATTTATGAAAGTTGGATGAATATTTTGACGATGCATGGTTCTGTGGGAGTGCATAGACATTATGATAGTGTAGTCAGTGCGGCGTATTATCCGTATGTAGAAGAAGGAAGTGCACCAATAACATTTGTAAGTTCAACTGAAGGATTTAGAATGTTAGATGTTCAGCACACGGCACCAAACGCTCCTGGAACATATACGTCTAATATACAACACGTGGAAGCAAAGACAGGACAACTCGTATTATTCCCTGGATGGTTGCAACATTATGTTCCACCCAATAAGACTAATATGAGAATCACTTTAAGTTTCAACACTAAATACTAATATGACCCTTTTCATTACATATGGCTCGTAAGAAAAAAGAGAAACGAGAGATAGGTAATAAAATTGAGAAAACGGTTTCGACAATATTAACGAGATTAAATCTTCCATTTGAAGAGCAAGTCTCGGTAGATAAATATACCGTTGACTTTTTGGTAAATAAGAAGTATATTGTTGAATGTTATGGTGACTTCTGGCACTGTAATCCACAGCAGTATACTTCTTCGTATTTCAATCGTGGTAAAAAGAAAACCGCGGAAGAAATATGGGAACGTGATACTGAACGAAAAAAGAAATTTGAACAGATGGGATATAAGTTTTTATGTTTGTGGGAAGATGATATACGAAACAATCCAAAAATTGTTCAGTCAAAAATAAAAAAGCATATCAAATTAGATGAGGGGTTATGAGAATTTTACTATTCGGTTTACCTGGTTCTGGAAAGACTACATTAGCACAAGAGTTGGTTAAGTTACTTCCAAACGCGGGTCATTTAAACGCGGACGCCATCCGTAAAGCATTTGAAGATTGGGATTTTAGTCCCGCAGGACGAGCACGACAAGCACTTCGTATGAGAACAATGGCCGACAATCTTTTGGAAGATGGTCGGGTGCAATATGTCGTATCTGATTTCGTGGCACCAACACGAGAACTCAGAGCAATTTATCAACCAGATTATGCTATCTGGATGGATACTATTAAAGAAGGAAGATTTGAAGATACAAATAAAGCATGGCAAGTCCCACAACAAGACGAATATCAACTTACAATTACAGATTTTGTTCCAGTAGAACAGGAGGCACAACGAGTATGCAATTTAATTCTAAATCACCCACGGGGTTGATGATTGGACGCTTTCAGCCGTGGCATAAGGGGCATCGTACTCTCTTCGAGAAGATTTTGGAGAGAGAAGGTCAAGTTTGCATCGTGGTGCGTGACACGCAGGGAACAAGTGATAAAGATCCTCTTGATGCCGAAACTGTGGTCGCTAACATCCATCACGACTTGGAAGAAGATTATTACGGGAAGTATACGATACACGTGCTACCAAACATCACAGGTGTATATTATGGGCGTGATGTGGGTTACAAGGTCGAACAACTCAAATTGGATGACGAAATCGAAGCTATTAGCGCCACAAAGATTCGTAAGGAAATGGGGTTGTAATGGTCCATGTAAAACGCCATATTGCGAAGGCTATATCTTACAGAGCACTCGGAACTCTCCAAACAATAACAATCGGATATATACTCACAGGTAGTCTTGTTATTTCCTCTACGATTGGTGTCGTAGAATTATGCGTGAAACCTGTGATGTATTTTCTCCACGAACGAGTATGGTATAAATGGATTAAATTTGGATTAAATAAGGAAAACGAGTAACTATTTATATTATAATACTTCGGAGATTATAAATGCCTTCACAAATAACGATTACAAATACAGGAACATTTGATACTGTAATAAGTTCCAACGCATCTGGAAATCCATCCATAGTATCACCAGCAGTAAGTACAGGTGGCACATCCGATATTTTATTAACAAATCTGTTCATGCACCTTGACGCTTCAGATTACACAAGTGGAACATGGAACGATAAAACAGCAAATGGTAATAACGCAACAATTGATGGGGCAACGTGGTCAGATACGGATGGTGGAATATTTGATTTGGATGGAAATAACGATACAATCAGTATTCCACATAACGCATCATTATCATTAACTACTACAGCTCAAAGAACAATTCAAGTGTGGGTTAAATTTGACACCTTACCTTCAGTAAGTGTTCAAATGCCAGTATTTGGTAAATTATCATCTGCAAGTGGATTTGATGGTTATTGGGGTGGATTATTCTCTAATACAGGTAATACAAGAGTAGTGACTAATGGAACGGCGGTTCAAAGAATTACTGATTCCACTACAACTCCAATATCAATTGATACTTGGTATTTATACACATTTATATCACAAATAACATCAACTTCAAACACCACAAAGGTTTATATTAATACAACGGAAGTAGCTTCATCGGCACACGGTAATGATGGATATGGTGAAACCAACCCATTATATTTAGGATTTATAGGAAGTGGTGTCGGTTCTGGATACTTAAATGGAAAAATTGGAGCGTGTTATTTTTATACGAGTGGCTTGAGTGCATCCGACATCTCCACTAACTTCAATGCAACTAAAGCAAGATTCGGACTCTAATACTTGACAAACACGGAAACAAAGGTTATATTTGATGAGATTACTATTAGTATTTGCATTCCAAGTATTATTTAATATTTTTAAGGTATTAGAAATACGATTTACTCTACAGCATAATGTTCGTAAATTGTTGATTAATTCCATATGGATAAACTTAGTATCACTTGGTTCCACATTCGTTTCAATTGACCAACTCTTGAAAGGAAACTTCTTGGTGATTATATTCTATATCGCAGGAAGTGTGGTCGGCAAGTATATTGGAATGAATTTAGAAATCACACCAAAGAAGAAAAACAAAAGAGGTTTCCGTGTATCAGAATATTTTTATTGAGGATGGTGAAGGTCGTGGTATGGTGCATCTCTGGGATGACCAGAATGGTTATACCACTATGCCGTTCGCACAATTTGATTACGCATACAAACCAGACCGTAATGGGTCAAAGTTAAGTATGACGGGTGTTCGGGTCAGCAAGACAAAGTATTATAAGTTTGATGACCCGACTATGTTTGAAAGTGATGTCCCTCGTGAAACGCGAGTATTGACAGACTTATATCTCAACGAAGATAATCCATCCACAGGTCACAAAGTTATCTTCTTTGATATCGAAGTATCGATGGAAAATGGTATTCCAAATATCGAAAATCCAAATAATGAAGTCACAGCAATCACGCTTTACGATAGTGTGACCAAGGAATACACTGTGCTTGTTCTCGACAAGACAGGTTCTCGTGACAATTATAAGAAAGGTGATATTGACACCTATTTCTTCAAGGACGAAATCGACCTCCTTTACAAGTTTGTTGATGTCTATGAAGCTATCGGTCCCACGATTATTACGGGATGGAATAGTGATTACTTCGATGTGCCATATCTTTATAACAGATTAAAGCAGCAGTGTGGAAACGGAATTGCTAGTCGGTTATCCCCGATTGGAAAGTTGAAGTATTCCAAGTTCCGTAAGAAGTGGATGATTGCTGGTGTCTCATCGTTGGATTATCTTGACCTCTATAAGAAGTTTACCTACGGACAACAGCAGAATTATCGTCTTGACACGATTGGTCGTATCGAAGTTGGAATGGGAAAGATTGAATATGAAGGGTCGTTGGATGAACTCTTCAAGAACGATTTAGATAAATTTATCGACTATAACGTACAAGACGTGCGTATCATTGTGGAAATCGACAAGAAGATGAAGTTAATTGAATTGGTCCGTGGTATCTGTCATGTCGGTCACGTACAATACGAGGATTATTGTTACAGTTCCAAGTTTCTTGAAGGGACGATCATTACGTATCTTCACCGCAAGGGAATGGTAGTTAGTAATAAACCCGCCGATGGTCGGCAGTTAATGAATGACCGTGTGGAAAATAATGACGAAGGGTTCTCTGGGGCATATGTGAAACCTCCTGTTCCTGGATTGTATGATTGGGTATATTCACTTGACTTACAATCTCTATATCCGTCAATTATTATGTCTCTTAATATCTCACCAGAAACAAAGGTGGGATTCGTTACGAATTGGGATGTGGAAAAGCATCGTAAAGGTGAGATTGACATTTATCTTGTTCGGGATAAGGAAACGGACGAAGTGGTGAAATTGACCAAAGACAACTTTATCAAGTTTATGGACGAAATGCAGTATATGATTAGTTCCAACGGTGTCTTGTATTCCTCAACCAAGATGGGTATTATTCCAGAAGTGCTTGACCGATGGTTTGAGGAACGAGTGGAATATAAGAACTTGATGAAGAAGTATAAGAATGAAGGAAATGCGGAGTTGGCGGATTACTACGATCGTCGTCAGCATATTCAAAAGATTTTCTTGAATTCTCTGTATGGTGTTCTTGGACTTCCAATTTTCCGTTTCTTTGATATTGACAACGCACTCGCTGTCACGGCAACGGGTCAAGATGTGATTAAGAATAGTGCAGAGTTTGCAAACAAGTTATACCAAGACAGACTAAAGGACAATAACGACCATTGTATCTACATTGATACTGACTCGTTGTATTTCTCGTCAAAACCTTTACTCCCAGAAAATGTGGATGCAAAGGATTTCACGATTAAACTGGCTCGTGCGGTGGAAAAGAAACTCAATGATTACTATAATGTAATGTCGAAGGAACTATTCTTCTGTGATAAGCATCGGTTCTATATTAAGGGTGAGTCGGTGGCAAGTAAGGGGTTCTGGGTCGCCAAGAAGCGTTACGCAATGAACGCGGTGTATGATTTGGAATCCAACCTTGATGTAGATAATAAAATCAAGATTAAGGGATTGGATGTGGTTCGTTCCACCTTCCCACCAGCATTTCGTGATTTTATGAACAAGGTATTAAAGAGTGTCTTGGGTGGCATTACAAAGAATGAGATGGACGAACGAGTATTGGAATTCCGTGAGTCTTTGGATAGCAAATATTATATGGAAGTAGCACGAAATACTTCAGTTAAGAACATCAGTGAATACGAGAAGGGATTGTCGAAACAGCTGAACGAGTTTAGGAAGGGAACTCCTGCGCACGTCAAGGCATGTATCAGTTATAACAAACTCCTTCATCACTTTAAGATTGCAAACAAGTATGAGAAGATTAGTGACGGAGAGAAAATCAAGTATGTATATCTCAAACCCAATCCATTTAATCTCGAAACCATCGCGGTTAAGGGATATAATGACCCGAAGGAAATTATAGAGATTGCTGAGAAGTATATTGACTATGAAGCACTGTTCGTCAACGAATTAAAAACGAAATTAGAAGATTTTTATAGCGCATTGGGATGGGGATTACTTCCAACTGATGTCAACCAAAAAGCAACAGAATTCTTCTCATTCTAAGAGGTTATTATGGAAAAGGACAAAAACATAACTGTATATAGAACATACGACAACAAACTCATTCCTGGATGGGAGTTTCACGCAGCTTCACCAAAACGTGAGTGGATGGACGAATATATTCATATGTATCGTTGCCTTCCAATGACGATTGCAAATCAAAATGGATGGGTCATTGAATGTCCTTGTGATATTCGAGCTGTATGGTTTGGTGGGCAAGATAGACGTTCAATGCACTTCTGGTTAGACCCAGAATACAATGTTCAAAATCCCTGGGTGAAGTGTCATTTCGTTGGTGGAGTTATAACTTTTGAATTTGATTTTTTGATTAAAACATCACCAGGTGTAAATCTTTTGGTTCGTGGAGCACCTAACTTTTTTATTGATGGTGCAATGCCATTGGAAGGTGTTGTTGAATCAGATTGGTTAAATTATTCCTTTACGATGAATTGGAGAATTACAGAAACAAACAAAGTGGTTTACTTTAAAAAGGGTGATCCCATTTGTTTCATCCAACCAATACCACATAATTACGCTGAACAATTCGATTTTAAAATTGATTTCCTAAACAATAATCCTGATTTAGCAGAAAAATTTCACAGTTATCACGCATCACGTGCATCGTTTTCTGAAGGTAAAAAAACAGGTGAGCATAATGAAGATTGGCAACGTCATTACTTTAACGGAATTGATGTGAAAACTGGTGTAAAAGTAAAAAATGATGTTCATGCCATTAAATTAAATTTAACAGAACCACCATCTCAGAATCTAGTCGCGGAAGAACAATTGCCAACACCAACTCACGCAGATGTGGTTCCTACTTGGTATAAAGTAGGTGCGGACACCACTTTAAAAATTGTTAAATAATATTTAATAAAGGACTTGACATTTTGGGGGATGTGTGATATATTTCATACATCCCCTATTCCTTGGAGGCAGGTATGAGTTCGATTGGTGTATGGTTAAGCAGAGGTAATGCAGGGTGGGTATCTGCGGCTATCGGGTTCGTTATCATTATTTACCTCATCATTACAGAGGACTAATATGCTATTCAAAATTGGTGTCATCCTTGTTGGACTATTCGCAATCGTCGTATTGATTAGTGCGATATACGCCCACATCAGTTATGCTCTTATGAAGATGGACGAGGAGCGTGATATCTCATGACTAATATTGGACTAAAAATTTTTGTTGTTAGCGTTGTTGTTATGTTCATCCTCGATAGGATTATCAAATGAAGATTATCAAGTCAAGTGATTGGTTGATTTCAGAAAATAAGAATGGTGGTGAAAAGTTCTGGCGGTTGCATATCGTCAAGGACGGAAATGACTATTATACCCAGACTGAATGGTATCAGATTAGTAAGACGGGTCGTGAGACAAAGAAGCAAATGTCCGAACCGTATTTCGCTGAACCTACGAACGTTGGTCGTTCTAATGAACGGAATTCTGAGCAGCAGGCAGAATTTGAGTTTGATGCCGTTATCAAAAAGCAACGTGACAAGGGATTCCGTGCAAAGGGTGAACGGAAGAATGTTCGTCCGATGCCGATGCTCGCTCATAAGTTCACCGACCACAAGAAGAAGATTGAATTCCCCGTTTACGTGCAACCCAAGTTGAATGGAATGCGGATGTTGTTTGACGGGGAGAACGGATGGAGTCGTGGTAACAAGGAAGTGATTCCCGAAGTCATTCAGCACTTGAAGTTTGATACGGGTGGGTTTATTCTTGATGGTGAATTGATGCTTCCGAACAACGTACTCCTCCAAGAGAGTATGACTGCGATTAAGAAGTATCGCCCAGAGTTGTCTCCGAAGTTGCTGTATCACGTGTATGACATTGTGGATAGTGAACTTCCGTATGCGAAGCGTCAGCAGATTATCCACGACATTTTCCACAGCGCTCCAAAGAATGTGGTTCGTGTTCCTACGTGGGAAGCACATAACGAGTCAGATGTACTGGTCTGGCATAAGTCCTTCACCCGTGATGGGTTTGAGGGAACGATGATTCGGAATCCCGATATGCCGTATGAGATTGGTAAGCGTTCCTATTCACTTCTTAAACTCAAGGACTTCGTAGATGCAGAATATCGTATTGTTGCTGTTACTGATGGGGACGGTAGTGATGTTGGGCTCGCCATATTTGAATTGGAGACTGATTCTGGTGAGCGCTTCAATTGCCGTCCAGAAGGTTCGCAGGAGAATCGGGCAGACCTATTCAAGAATCGTCGTGAGTTGGTTGGGAAATATCTGACGGTTCGTTATCAAGAGCTTTCTAAGGATGGCATTCCCATCTTCCCTGTGGGTGTTTCTATTCGGGAGTGGGGTGAGTTTTGATACTGACTAAACTCTTTCGCATCGTCACCCGAACGAACTTTCTGTTGGGTATACTATTGATACATCACGGTGTATATTTCCGTAATTTGATTGAGATATATGTGGGTACGCTAATGACTATTGTATTTGCACTTTACATCAAGAGAGGTTACTAAAATGCCTAAGGGGGTTCTAATGCCGAAATTTACTGTAGAGTTGGATTGGGATACGGTGGATAACATCGTCGTACAACAGGTTACCGATGCCCGTGATGATTTGATTGAGCAGTTAGAGGAACGGAAAGGAGATGGTAATAAGGGTGGTGTCTTTGATAATAACAAGAAGAAGGATATTATACTTATTAAGGCACATATTGATGCCTTTGAGTTGGTGATTAAGTATTTTGGTGGGACGGTAGATGAATAAGTACAAATACGAGGTCACAACGATTTCCGCGTCAAGTTATGATAGAAAGATTAGTGTCGAAATTCCTCTTGATGCTACTATGGAAGAAATTATGGATGCCTTTGGAACAATAGTTAAAGGATTGACTTTTCCCGATGGTGTGTGGGAAGATGCGATATTGACCCAAGCAGAAATCATCAAGGAACGAGAAAATATTTAAGAAACGGCACCGCAGTTGGTCGGGACAACGATAGTATGACACGGGCGCTACCCGAGGTTACAAGCATACTATGCTAGCCAAGGACTAGGTGAGAGCCTAGATGGGTTCGAATCCCACGGTGCCACTAACGAGGTCACTATGGCATTACAGGGTTATACAGTAGAACACATTTCATTTTCAGAAACAGTCAGAAACTTTCTTCGTCGCTGGCATTATTCTGATTATGTGAATATCCAAGAAAAAGAAACATTTGGATTATTCCGTGAAGGAACGTTCTTGCCAGAACTGGTGGGTGTTTGTATTTATACCCGTCCTGCAGGGGCTGCGGCGGCACAAAAGTATTATCCAAAAGACCCCGATAAGTGTTTAGAACTTCGACGTTTGTGTTTGATTGATGATACGCCGAAGAACGCTGAGAGTTTCTTTGTGAGTAGAACACTAAAGTGGTTAAAAAAGAATAGTGAGTGGGAATTCATAATTAGTTATGCTGACCCAAACCACGGTCATAAAGGAACTATTTACAGAGCAGCAAATTTCAAGTATGGGGGATTGACTTCTCCTGGTAATACCCTTATTGTTGATGGTAAGAGTTTTCATCCACGAACCCTCACGATGTTAGACCGTCCCTATGGTGTCGAAATCAACAATCGATATAAGCGTGGTGACCCTGGGGTACAATTAATTAAAACTGAACCGAAACACATTTACACATATCAATTATGAAAGCCGCAATCCTCACATTCTTATTCATCGCAGTTTCTATTAGTGTGGCAACATTTTATATTGCCAGATTTTTAGAACGTGATGATTTCTAATATGGATGACGAAAAGAAAAATCCAAATGCTCTCACATATGGAATAAGTCCAAGCGCACCTGCCAGTATCAAACCTGTTGATATTGAGAAGTGGAAAGCGGTGGTGTCTCCTACATTTAAACATTATTTTACCGAAAGATATAATGAACTGGTAAAAGAATATGAAGAACTTGTACGAGATTACCAGATTAATCAAATGTTATACGAAAGTTCCATAGGTTTTAAGCCGATTATCGGTCAAACTTATTACTTATATAAGAAGGACAACGGCACCGCATTTATCTCAATAGTATCACCAGACGAATCCTTTTGGGGTGGATATGTTGGAGCATTCAAATTTAATGCGCAATACGCGTGGGAAGAGGTTCTATGACGATAGACTATAGCAGAATAATCAACGCACAACAAGACGGGTACGATATCCAAGTCTACCAACAGATTAAGAAAGAACGTGGATTCGTAAAAAAAGAATTCCCATATGGTAAACTTGTAGGTATGTACATACATACGTGGATGACAAAAGCGGATATGGAAGCAGATTATTTCGTTGATGAACGATTATTAAATAACGTTGCGAATGAAGCAGAAAAAGCGGTTCCTACTATTTGGAAATCCATCACGAGTCTTGTTGATGTGTTTACCCCTATTGCATGTATAGACGGTAATGAGTTCTCTTGTCAACACGCAGCACGTGAATATCCGAACAGTTGGATTGTGATGGCACCTCTTACGGACGATCCCGTAATCAGCGTTCGTAATATGTATCACGAAATGATTCATTGGAAATTTACAGCACTTGGTTTTGGTAAAGGATGTACACCGGAAGTATTTGATATGTTGCATACTACGGATGAATTTGTATTAAATCCAGTCACCGAACTTCACCATTCTATTGTCAATAGTTATAATGACACTGCTCAATCCGCTGTAGGACATAAAGCATCAGGCCGTCCTATTAGTGCATCTCTTCACGCGTATGGTTCATTCTTAGGTGAAGCAGAAGTTGCACTAAAGTTCGTACAGTACAATCCCCAAAAGTATTACAGTTGGATGGGATATGCAAAGAAGTGGGGTAGTAGACTAGATGAATCATTAGAAGCTATTATGAAAGGAACGAAGGCAACCGCAAAAGGTGCCCAACTTCTTCTTGGATTATATCGATGGACAAAGGATTATCAAGAAGAATATAACGATACAATTAAAACACTATCTAAATTAATGTAATGCATTCATTAACAGCATCTCTTCCACAACATTTATATGGTCGTGTTCGTCGTGAGTTTATTACGAACGGAATTGATACGGGAATAGATAATTGCATCATCCACGCAGTGTCGGTCAGACCTGCCCAAGCATTGACATTTTCTGTGTTACTAGAAAATGGTGCGCAATATCGTGGTGTTCCGATTCACGGACTCGTTATTGGACAAGACCCTATTAAAGCTACACCTTACGCACTAGATTTACATAGTCATCAAGTGTGGGGATGTTTTGGTACTGAATTTAGTATAGTTGATATGACGTTTTCCAAAGGATTAAGTGCGGAATGGATAGACTCAAACGGAACTAAATTTACTGGTCGTGGATTAGGATGGTCTATAGAATTTCACGATGATGGATATTCTAACGCACCACAACAAGATAAGAGTTTTAATATGTTGGTGTCGAATGAAGGATACTTGGCAGCAATGCCAAACAATCGTGTTCGATGGTGGGAAGATTCTTTTACTAACTGGAAATTACCAATTAAGTTAAAGGTCAATCACAAAACATATTATGTAGAAAAAATTGGAAATAATCCAGAGGAAACGGCTTTTGTTAAGGAGTAGAATATGGGAATGTTTGATTATATAAAGTGCGAAGTCCAACTTCCAGGATATTCATTTATTACAGATGAAGAATTCCAAACAAAATCATTTGATAATTGTATGGACCATTATGTTTTAACTAAAAATGGTGAATTATATAGAGAAATTTGGGACCACGAATGGGTAGATAATCCAGAGTCACCAATCGGCGGTAGTTTCAAGAAAATAGAAGGTACTTATCGCAGGCACTACTTGACAGACTTACACGGAGACATTATATTCTATAGTGATACACTTATAGACGGAAAACGATATGATTACTTCGCAAGGTTTACCGAAGGTAAGTTGTCACGAATGTGGACTAAGGAGTGGGACAGATGGTAAATGATGAAGTATTTGAACGTATCTTAGAAAACAAAGAAAGGGCATTTGTTCTTACTAACTCCTGTGTACCAGAGCAAATACTTACGTGGACTGATGTAGAACGTTATCTAAATGATAATTCACACAATACAGAAATTACCATAATTGGTGATAACAAACAAAAGAAAGATGTATACAGAAGCACAGAAACTAGTGGTACTCCGTCCGAAACTATATTCGGTGAAATAAACAACGGTAGTTCTTTTATATTGAATTATATGGAACGACATACAAAAGGTTTATTTTACGCATCAAATATGTGTTCACGTATTCATAATATGTACGTAACAACAAATATATACGGTGGATTAAAAAGTACTTCTAAATCATTTTACACACATGCCGATTCACAGTATGTATTGATATTACAATTAGAAGGTGAATCGGATTGGACGGTTTATGGTGAGCAGTGGAATGGAAATCCAGACGAAGTAGTATGTACAAATGACAGTATATTAACTGTTGATTTCCGATACACTTTACAATCTGGAGATGTGTGTTATATTCCATATAGACGGTATCACAAGTGTATACCGTTGAGTAAAAGATTATCGGCAAGTGTAAGTGCAGATTACAACACGGTAAGACCAGTAAATTATGGTGATTGGTTCAGTTTAAATTAAACAACAGAGGTTAAAAGGTTATGGAAAAGTCAAAGTTAGAGCGGTTTATCGCCAAGTACAATCTCGGTGGTTCATGTGAGAGTGTTTTATGGAAGTCCGATGGTGACGATATCACCGTTAAGTGTATTTCCGATGACAAGAATGTTTTGGGCATCGTGACAGTCAAGGATGCAAAGTTGGATGAAGGTGACTATGGTATCTTTGATACAAAGCAACTTTCGTCAATGTTGTCTGTTCTTGGTGAAGGTATTGAGATTACGACCAAGAAGAACAATGGTAAGGTTTCCGCTATCCATCTTACCGACAGTAATGCAAAGGTTGACTATGTGTTGGCAGATAGTGCGGTCATCCCCGCAGCACCAGATTTGAAGCAACTCCCATCATTCGATATTGAAATCAAACTTGACCAGAAGGTAATGAATACTTTCTTGAAGGCCAAGGGTGCTCTTTCCGATGTCGAAACCTTCACGGTCATTAGTGATGGTGATAAGGCACAAATCATTCTTGGTTATTCGGATATGAATACCAATCGTATTACCCTTGATGTCGAAACTTCCAAGAACGGTAAGTTAAACCCCACCAATTTCTCAGCTCGTTATTTGAAGGAAATCATCGCAGCAAATCGTGAAGCGGCGAGTGGTGTCCTGAAGGTCAGTTCGAAGGGATTGGCGTATGTCAAGTTCGGTGTCACCGACTATAACACCGATTATTATCTCGTCCAAATTCAGACTGCTTCATAATGTCATTCTTTGAGTTTGACGATACACCAAAGCAGACAGCACCTAAACCCCCTTCGGCAAAGAAACCGCCGAAGGGTGGTGTTGTCTTAAATACCGCTGCCACGGATTTCTTTAGTGGTGAAGGGGCATCGTTTGACTTTGATGTAGAAAAGGTGAGATTCAAAGAGCATATGGATTTACTTAAAAGCCAAACAGTACAAGAAAGTACATTATATAAAAAGTGGAAAGAACTCTCTACAGATTATAATAATACAAAAGATATTCAAATGGCGCAAATCGTGCAAGCAAAGATTTGGCAGCCTACGGATATAATGAACAAGGATTTGACCATCCAAGAGGTCAGTGCGATTGACCCCGAAATTATTATTGTAGAACCAGAAGATACGCAGTATTTTAATGATTGGAAATATATTCGAGTGTTTTGCCACACTATGGAATTTACTGCAAATGTTGGTCGGTTGATTCGTGTATTGATTCGTGACCGTTCATCTGGAAAATATGTTGGAGCAGCATCACTTGGCTCCGATGTAGCATCAATCAATGTCAGAGACAACTGGATTGGCTGGTCAAGAGAAAATAAATTTGAACAGGGTTTGTTAAACTCTACTGCAATTTGTACAACTATAATTCCTACACAACCATTCGGATATAATTTTTTGGGTGGTAAGATGATTGCATCGTTACTTACCACAAAAGTCATCCGTGATGAATGGAAAAGAAAATTTGGTGATACTTTGGTTGGTGTTACTACAACATCACTTTATGGTTCGCATAGTATGTACCAACGTATTCCATTTTGGAAGGAACTTGGGGTCACTGCAGGAAAGATTTCACTCAAACCAGATGACGATGTGTTTGAGAAATGGGCAAATTATTTAAAAGTAAATCATTCCGAAGCGTTTGATAAATGCACAATTCCATACTTTGGTGATATTACACAAGATGGTGAAATGTGGGTATGCACAGATGGCACTACAAAGATAACAGCATCATCACGTGACGAGTTAGTTTCTATACTAGAAAACGATAACTATTCTGTACATACCACTGGTGAAGTTTATGATAAGAAGTGTAGATGCGGATCACCACCAACAGGTCCAAAACTACAGCAGATGTTACTTTTATATAAAATATTAGGTATCAAATCTAGTGATTACGAACACGGATTCCAGCGTGGTGTCTATTTCGCACCACTTTATGAAAATACTCGTGAATATCTCCGTGGAGAAATCGGTGACGATAAACTAAAATTGTCAAGCCGATTGACAAATGATGTGGAGAGTGTTATGTTATGGTGGAAGGAAAAAGCACTGAATCGGTATAATAACTTATTGGAAAGTGGAAGAATCAATCCTAATATTCTTTATTATCGTAAGATGGTGCAAATGACTTGGGATGAAGCCAAGAACACTTACTTGGGTGAGGTTGGACGATGACCGAAAATACACTCTGGGTCGAAAAATATAGACCAGACACATTAGAAAACTATATTGGTAATGATAATCTCAAAGCCAAGTTAGAGCAGTTTATCAAGAACCAAGACATTCCACATCTCTTGTTCTGTGGTACTGCGGGTACTGGTAAGACCACCGCTGCGAAGATATTGGTGAAGAACATCGAATGTGATTATCTTTTCATCAACGCATCCGACGAAAACTCTGTGGATACAATCAGAACAAAGATTAAGAACTTCGCAGCCACGATGAGTTTTAAACCGATGAAGATTATTGTTCTTGACGAGGCGGACTTCATTACTCCACAGGCACAGGCAGCACTTCGTAATCTAATGGAAGTGTTCAGTAAGAATACTCGTTTCATCTTGACTTGTAATTATGTGGAACGGATTATTGACCCACTTATCAGTCGGTCACAAGTGTTTAAACTCACTCCACCGTCCAAGAAGGAAGTGGCGGTGCATGTGATGAAGATTTTAGATACGGAAAATGTCTCCTACGAGAAGGGAACCTTAGCAGCATTGGTCACCTCATATTATCCAGACATCCGTAGAATTCTAAACAACTCGCAACTCCAAGTGATTGACGGAAAGTTGCAGATTAATGTAGACGAGATTATCGCTGGTGATTACAAGTTGCAAGTACTAGATGTATTGGCAAGTAATCTTCCACTAAAGGATAAGGTCAATGGTGTGAGACAGATTGTAGCAGATAGTAATGTAAAAGATTTTACAGAGTTATACAGAGTATTGTTCGACAAGGTGCAAGAGTATGCACCAACCAAAGTCCCCCAGAGTATCTTGGCAATCGCTGAGGGGCAATATCGGGATAGCTTCGTAGTTGATAAAGAGATTAATTTCGTAGCTACATTATATAACATTTTGAATAGTTGAGGAAGTTATGGCACGAGACAAGTTTGGTGGTCCACCTCCGATGGCTCCGCAGATGAACGTAGATTTATCAAAGGCAGAGGATGTGGTATGTGAGAAGTGTGGAAACTATACCTTTGAGCAGGTAATGTTGATGAAGCGTATCTCCGCACTAGTATCTCCAACGGGAAAGGAAGCAATCGTTCCTATTCCAACCTTCGCATGTAATGCGTGTGGTTTCATCAATAAGCAATTCCTTCCAGTTCTTCCAAAGGGTCGGGAAGAGGAGCAGGTTGAAGAAGCACCAAGAAAGCCAATTTTAACCCTGGAGAAGTAATATGGCAAATACACCATCACCTATGATGCCCCCTGCCACGGTTAATATGCGTGACGCTGGGATTTACTACCTCTGTGATGAGTTTAACACGAATGTCGCAAAGGATGTGGTGTCATGGATTATCGAAGCCAACTTAAACAAGACAAAGAAGTTTGACCACCTTACGTTGATGATTACCAGTTATGGTGGTGACCTCAGCGCAGCTTTTTCAATCATTGACGTTATGCGGGGAAGTAAGATTCCTGTACACACCGTTGGATTGGGATGTATCGCTTCGGCTGGATTGTTGACCTTTATCTCTGGTGCAAAGAAGAATCGTGTTATTACTCCTAACACCAGCATCTTGTCTCACCAGTGGTCGTGGGGTCAAGTTGGTAAGGAACATGAACTTATCGCTACGATGCGTGAATTCGAACTTACGACAATTCGTATGATTAATCATTACAAGAAGTGCACGGGATTGCCTGATAAGATGATTCGTGAACGACTTCTCCCACCGCAGGATGTATGGCTTTCACCGCAGGAAGCACTGAAGTATAAGCTCTGTGACGCGGTGAGAGATATTAAGTGAGGTTATATGGAAGAACAGTTCGTTGATAAGTCCCGTGTCTCAGTCCGTGAAATCAGTAAGGCTGTGGCACGGGATTTTATCGAAAAACATCATTACACACATAAGTTCAGTTCCACACGATATGCCCTTGGGGTTTTTTATCGTGAGGAAACTGAGCATATGTTCTTTGCTGGTGACAACGAACAGTTAATCGGTTGTATGACCTATGGGCATCCTGTGAGTAATAGAACCGTAGATAGTATTGTGGATGATTTGGAATTGGACGAAGTGTTAGAATTAACCCGATTGGTGTGTTTAGATGGATATGGAAAGAATCTGGAAAGTTTTGTAATTGCTCAGTCCTTTGATTGGATGAAGAAGAATGACCCAAAGGTAAAAGTCTTGGTCAGTTACGCAGACCCCGAACAAGCACATACGGGTGGTATCTATAGAGCAACCAATTGGATATATCAAGGCTGTGGATATTCCAAATTGATGCCAGATTTTAGTCTTAGACTCAACGAAGAAGATTTGTGGATACATTCACGAACTGTTGGAGCCAAGTTTGGAAATAAAAATGTAGAAAACTTGGCAAAAACAATCGGTCATACCTTCTGGAGAAAAGAAGAAACCGCGAAGCATCGGTATATTTATTTTCTCTGTAATAAGAAAGAAAAGAAACGAATGATGAAGAATTTGAAAATTCCAGTTATTCCTTATAATGATATCAAAGAGTATGTCCAACTCATTCAGAAGGTACATGTGAAGGATGGAGTAATTGAGAAAATTGAAGTATTACAAGGTGTGGACAATGGATGGAAACCGCAAAAGGTAGAATTACAGGAGAAAATATGAAAGTGATAGTTGTATCAACACCACGAACGTGTTCTAGTTATCTTTGTAACATTTTTGCAAAACGATTTGATTTGATAGATTATTCTGAATTATTTTCTGAGATGTGGGTAAAAGCTGACGTTAATACAAAAATGAAATTGGTTACACGGAGTGATAATTACACCGCAAAGATTACTAGTACGTCACTTACTACGTATCCACATGTATTTGATTACCAGACATTTCCTTGGGAAATATTTGACTATATCATTGTAACAGAACGATTGGATATTACCGCTCAAGCCGCTAGTTGGTTATTATTGTCACACGCACAAATGAATGGTAAGGGTGACCAAAGATTATTGGTAGAGTATTTGGTAGATGGTATGCAGCATCCAGAAGATTTCCCAGAAGTTGATAAAGGACTACTCCTAGGAATATTAAAAACAATTAATTACTTTTATGATTATATAAAGCCACATCTATTGAATTCTGGATTGAAATCTGTTAAGTTAGTAAACCACGAAATGTTTCAGCAACAACCAGAAGAGTATATAGAAGAATTAAGAAACAAAACAGATATCTATTGGCGTATTGAAAATTTGGTTGATCAAGGTAATCCTACTTATGTAGATTACACACCATATATTGAAACAAAGAATCTACGTCAAATTATAGAAGAGATGCAAAATGAGTTGAAGGGAATTCCTACACAAACAGAGGTATCAGATGCCCCCACGGAAGAAGCAAACAACGACAGACCAGATTCAACAGAAAACGAAGGGACTGTTTGACCACATAGACGCAATTTATACGAACCAGAAGCCAGATTACTATACTTCGTTATCTGATGGTGATAAGAAGTCATATAACAACTATATGGTCAATAAGTTTTTGAGTATGAATCCTCACCAACTTCCTTTTGTGAACGAAGTACAAAAATATACACTTACTCCAGAACTTCATTACGCATTCTTTAGTCGAGTGATTCCAAAGGGTAAACAGTTTAACAAATATATCAAATCGAAGAAGGAGAGTTCATATGAAACGTGGTTGGTTGGATTGGTTGGGGAACATTATAACGTTAGCTCAGCAGAAGCTACAGACTACCTCGACATCTTCTATAAGCACAACAAAGCAGGATTGCGAACGTTGTGCCAAATGTACGGAAAAACAGAGAAAGAAATAAAGAAAGCAAAACTATGATACAGGATTTGGTTACTATGGTAAAATTAAGTTGGGCAGAATATTTCAGACAAATCGCACATACTATTAAACTCAAATCAAAAGATAAGAGTACACAGATTGGTGCAGTTATTGTCGGTTCCAATAATGAAATCCGTTCGACGGGATACAATTCATTTCCTCGTGGGATTGAAGATTTCCACGATAAACGGCAGGAACGTCCAGAGAAGTATTATTGGATGGAACATGCTGAACGTAACGCAATTATTAATGCAGCACGTATTGGTGTCTCCACGAATAACTGCACTATGTACATGACTTCCGACATTCCGTGTGTGGATTGCACTCGTGCGATTATCAACGCAGGTATCAAGATTATCTATTGTGAAAAAGATGGTGGAACCAAGGCAGAGCATTGGGAAGGACACAGAGAACGTAGTATCCAGATGTTGAAGGAAGCGCATCGAACAGTTTGGTACTATGGTGAATCAAAACCTTTTATTGATATTGGTGAAATACGATGACGAATGGTAAAGGTGATACTCCACGCCCACTGAGTGTGGATACTGAAACATATAAGAATAATTGGGAACAAACATTTGGAAATACCCCAGAAAAGAATCGTGCTAGAATTTCTGCATCATTACAAGAAGTTAAAGAAGAAATAGATAGACTACGAGAAATCGTGGATAATTGTGAATATAGTGGATTACCACACACTTCATCTTACGAGGACTAATGGCTTTATATAACGCAAAACAAAAAGGAACCACGGAGTCTGGAAGTTGGTACTCCATTCTCCAAGATGGTCCTGCATCGTTTCACATAAGTGTGGGGAAAGGTGATAATGTAGTATATGATTATTTTCTAAACCCTCCTAATATACAACATTTAATGGATAATATAGTATTATTGGAGAAAGAATTAGAGCAAATGACCCCTTGATTTTTGAGGGGTTTTTTGTTATATTTCTACTGTATCTATCTGTGAGGAATTTATGACCGATGTAAATTACAAAGGATATACAAGAGAGATGGGGCTAAATAGTGTCGGGAAGGGATGGGCACATTTGGTCAATCGTGTCTTTGATAAGTTGGATACTATCAAAGGGTCTATCAAGATTGTGCAGGTCAAGGAGAAATACGCAGGACTCCGTATCTATACAGATTACAGTAATAAAGAACTTGACAAGTTAATCTACGATGTAGAGAACGAGAGTCTAAGGACTTGTGAAGAATGTGGTAAGCCAGGCAAGGTTCGTGGGAAGGGATGGTATTATACATCGTGCGACATTCATTCCAAGAACGGGGACACTCCACACAAATACCAACCAGGAGATAAAAATGCCAAAGAAAAAAACTAACACTACAAAAGAACTCAAACTGAACTTTACGGGTAAGGCTACCTTCTTGGTTGAGCTGGAAGATTTCGGTCCAATTGAATATCGTATTGATGATAGGGAAGTGGTGGTTGAAATCTTTAAGGTGTTAATTGAGAAGATGGGACCGACTACACCTGTTAATAGCTACGACAAGAAAACACAAAAGAAACTTGAAACTTTACTGGATTTCTAATGAATAAAATCTCTTACTCACAATACTCCATCTGGGCTAATTGTCCTCTCGCATGGAAGCTGAAGTATGTTGATGGTGTGAAGTTGGATGACGCATCAATTCATACCGTATTCGGTACTGCGATGCATGAGGTCATTCAAGAGTGGTTAGAGAACTATGTGTATCAAGGAAAGGATACACAGGCCAAGAGTATTGACTTGACCGAACCCTTGAAGCAGAAGTTTATTACTTTGTTCCAAGAGCAAACCACCGTAGATAATAATGGTAACAAGGTATTCCTTTGTGATAAGAAAACTTTGATGGAGTTCTACAATCAAGGATGTGAGATTTTGTCGTATGTCCAGCAGCATCGTCAGAAGTTGTTCCCATCGAAGGATGTAACCCTTCTTGGAATTGAGCATCCGATTGAGGAAGAGGTTCGTCCTGGTGTCACCTTTATCGGATATATTGATATTATGGTGAAGAACGAAAAGACGGGAAAGATTACCATTTATGATTTAAAGACTTCTCGTGCAAGTTGGACACAGGCACAAAAGAGTGATCCTGTTAAGTTGAACCAAATTCTTCTCTATAAGAAGTTTATCTCTGAGAAGTTTAATACTCCGTTGGAAATGATTGGGACCGAGTTTGTTATCTTGAAGCGGACGATTAGTGAGAATAGTCCGTATCCTATTCCTCGTGTTAGTTCCTTCGAACCGTCTAATGGAAAACCATCGGTCAACCGTGCATGGGGTCATATTGAAAAGTTCCTTAATGAGTGTTTCGATAATGAGGGAAATTATCGTACCGATTTGATTAAGGCAAACCCTAGTAAGGATAGTTGTAAGTATTGTGTGTATAATGATAAGGAAATCTATTGTCAAGAATCCTTTTACAAGATTAAGAAAAAGGTATTGGTGTGATAGTCCAAGAGTTGAGTGTAGAGCATATCCCATCCACATACCATCTTGTAAGAGAAACTATGTTCAATCTTTCCGAATATAATAGTCGGGGAAAAGAGGACCAATTAATAGCGTATTCACCTGATAAGTTAAAACTAAACATTAATAATCCTGATAGACTTAATATTATTGCTATAGAAAACAATCAAGTTGTAGGATTTTTGTTTGGTGTAATAGAAAGATTGTCAATAGCTAATATGTTTTACGTAGAATGGTTTGGTGTAGACACTAAGTACAAAACTAAACGAATCAAGTTGGTGGATGGAAATACCACAACTGTAATTAATTTATTGTGGGACCATATGGAAATGTTTGCAAAGAGTAAAAATTTGAACGGTATATTAGGGGATAGTTTGGTAAGTAATAATAAAGCTATCAACTTTGGAAAACATAATGGAATGAATCTTTGGGCAGAAATGAAAAATCACTGGTACGGACAAGATTATTTTCTTTTTGGGAAATTTTATGGATAATCCGATGGTCAACTATAGCAAGATTATTGCAGATACCGCAAGTAATCATTATAATGTTCGTGATGAGTATAAGAACAACTCATACGAACAGAATGTAGCTATTACTATTAGTGAGCAACGTCCGTTTTCAGTTGGTGCGATTAACATTACGGGTGAACTCAATATCGGAATGATGATTCGGTCTGCGTGTCTATTGGGTGCAGAGAACTTTTATATCTTTGGACGAAAGAAATTCGATAAGCGGTCCACAGTAGGGGCTGAGAAATATATTAATATCGTCCAGTATACGTTTGATGACCCGATACACGCGGATACCGAAATCAATGACCGATTGATGTATCTGTTGAAATGGAACAGTGTGGTATTGTGTGAACATGGTGGGACGGAGGCTGGTTCGTATCTCGCAAAACAAATGTACACCGAGTTGAAGAATCCGTTGTTCGTGTTCGGTTCGGAGAGTCATGGACTACCCGATATTATTACACAGAACGAAAACTTCTATAAGTTGAGTATTCCACAACGAGGTGTCCTTCGTTCGTTCAACGTATCAGCAGCAATGAATATTATCGTGTGGGATTATATCAAGGAGAGGTACCTATGAATCTGGAACGCAGAGTACAAGTATATGAAATGGTTCTTCGTCGGCTGAACGCATTCGGTAATCTCAATCCCAATCACGAAAAGATGCGGGAGCTAATGGTTGAGATTATGCATTGGCAACATACCAGACGAGGTGGAGAGTATACCCAAGAAGAGTTGGACCAGATGGAAAATAAAGCATTTGAAAAACTTGCAAAAAAGGTGGGTCTATGACTAAATTAAAGGAAGCAGCAGTATTATTTTTTATTCAGGTATTGAGTTATACCATTTGGTGTATTAACTTTAGAGCAGTGGCAGATGCACATTATCACACGGCTGCGGCAAGTGATTTCCTAATCGCATCAATCCAGTTCTTCGTGATTCGTCGGATTGCTCACGGACAAGACCACCTACATCAATGGATGGGATATGCCGCAGGAAGTGTGGTAGGAAGTTATTTGGGGATTTGGATTTCCGCAACATTCTTGGGAGGTTGATATGAGTGAAGGATTAGCTATTACATTGACGATTATCGTAACCACTATCGTTGGAATAGGAATATCCACCACGTTCTATGCACGTTGTCGTGATTGTAGAGCAAAGATATACAAACATAGTATTCACAAGTGTCCAGTATCGGGCAAACGATATAGGGGGATGTAATATGATTGAGAAGATTGAGAAGCCGTGGGGAAGTGAATTAAAGTTTGCACATACGGCACATTATGTTGGAAAGATTCTGGAAGTGAAAGGTGGGGAAGCATTGAGTGTCCAATACCACAAACAGAAAGTGGAAACGATGCACGTAATTGAAGGTACGGGTCGTATGGTTCTTTATGTGATGGATGAAGATGGTGAAACCACGGTGACAAGTGTTAAGGCTATGGAACCGAAGGATACATTTCATATCCCACCCAACCAGATTCACAGAATTATTGCAGATACAGATATGAAGATTATTGAAGTATCTACCAACCATTTAAATGATTTGGTCAGATTACAGGACAAATACGATAGGAAGTAATTATGATTTTATTATTGGGTGACATCCACGGAGACTACACTATTCTCCAAAAGGCGATAGAGAAGGCTGAATGGGCGGGTGCAAAGGCACTTATCCAAGTTGGTGACTTTTGCTTATTTCGTGGTGGTCAAACCGATTTGGGTGCAAGACTTCCCGATAATCAAGATGACTTTCATAAAGTAGTCACCAAGTCTAAAATCCCAGTGTATTTCATCGACGGTAATCACGATGACTGTGACCGATGGTTATATCACACAGAGGTTACACAGGTGTTCGATGATGCACCATTCTATTATGTCCCTCGTGGAACTGTTATGGAAATAGATGATAGGATTGTTGCTTTTATGGGTGGTGCGTCGAGTATCAATAAGAAGTGGTCACTTCGTGATGGTGCACATTGGACACCATTGGAAGATATTCGTCAAGAAGATATTGATAAGCTTCTACGAAATATCGAAGGTAAGAAGATTGATATGTTTATTACGCACATACCTCCACACAGTGTTATCCAAGAACATTTTGATAATAGTGCAAAACTATTCTTCGAAGTGGGATTAGACTGGCACGACCAGAACCAAACGATTGTTGAGGAATTGTGGCATAAGTTAGGAACACCTGAGATTTTCTCAGGACATATGCATAAACGAGTAGTGGGAATGACTTACAGAATTTTGGATATAAACGAACTTTTGGCAGTCTAACTTACTATTTATTCTATAGAAATCTATAGAAAGGTTACGTATGAAAAAAGATAAGCAACACTATACTACCGTTCAAATCACGAAAGAAATAAACAACCACATCCGTGAGTTCTGTAAACTCAATGGACTGGTCGCTAGCTCTGTAACAGAGATGTTATGGTCTAGGCATATTTCTTCAAGTATGAGCGGTAGTATTGTTTTATAGGAGATAATATGTCAGAAGAACAATTGGTGAATATCATCAGACAACAATTGGATGAAGAAGCAGATACATCTTCTCCAAGACAACGTGTTTTCAAAACAGCACAGAAGGGAAATAACATCTTCGCAGAAAGTATAGGTCGTGCAGTGTATGAATATTTGGATACAATATACTTTGAACGTATCATTACGTACATCGAAGATACCTACGAACCACGTATCAAGAGATTAGAAGAACGAGTTACATCATTAGAAGCAAGGGTAAAATAATATATGAGTAATAAGAAAGGTTACATTCCAAAGGACCAACGAAAGAAAATTTTATTCCTCGCAGACGATATGCGAGTAACATCTGGTGTTGGAACAATGGCACGAGAAATCATTGAAGGTACTGCTCACCGATTTAATTGGGTACAAGTAGGAGCAGCGGTAAGTCATCCAGAAGCAGGTAAGATGTTGGATATGTCTGATGCTTTAAATAACGAACTTGGTATGACGGATGCCAATGTTAAGATCGTTCCATATAATGGATATGGTGACAGTCGATTAATCCGTCAATTAATTGAAATGGAAAAGCCAGATGCCATTCTTCATTTTACTGACCCTCGTTATTGGATTTGGTTGTATCAAATAGAACACGAAATTCGTCAAAAGATTCCGATGTTTTTCTACGCCATCTGGGATGACCTCCCATATCCATATTACAATGAAAACTTCTATCGGTCTGATGATTGGATTGGATGTATCAGTAAGCAGACCTATAATATTGTTAAACACGTATCCCGTAAGGAACCACGTGAACCGTGGTCATTGACTTATGTTCCGCATGGCATTAATACAAAGCGATTTGGTCCATTACCTGCGGACGATAAGGAAATGTTGGAAGTTCGTCAACGATTGTTTAATGGTGAAGAAGTTGATTATGTAGTATTTTACAACAGCAGAAACATTCGTCGTAAGATGACATCCGACATTTTGTTGGCATTTGATACATTTATGAAGGCACTTCCAGAAGAAAAACGAAAGAAGTGTCGTTTAGTAATGCATACGCAGAAAGTAGATGACCATGGTACAGATTTACCTGTTGTCATCCGTGATGTGGTTCCTGGTATTGAACCATATGTTGTATTCTCAGACGAACGTATCGAAGCAAAGCACATTAATATTCTTTACAATATCGCAGATGTTACAATCAATCTTTCCAGTAACGAAGGATTTGGTTTAGGTACTTGCGAAAGTATAATAGCAGGAACTCCTATTATTGTAAACGTTACTGGTGGATTACAAGACCAATGTGGATTCGTAAATGACGAAGGAGAATATCTAGACCCAGAACGTGACTTCACATATGAATGGGGAACAAACGCAGATGGTAGATTCCGTAAGCATGGTGAATGGGCATTTCCAGTATTTCCAGTATCACGTTCTCTTCAAGGTTCACCATTAACTCCATATATTTTTGATGACCGTGCATCGTGGACAGATGCAGCAAATCGTTTGATGGAAGTATATTTGTTAGACCGTGAGGAACGGAAACGCCGTGGAATGTTAGGTCGTGAATATGCACTTGGACCAGGACAATTTACCGCAGAACGTATGTGTGAATTATTCATTCAAGATATGGAAAACGCATGGGAAAACTGGACTCCACGTAAACGATTTACTTTGGTGAAGGCATGATGAAAACAGCATTGGTTACTGGAATTAATGGACAAGACGGTTCCTATATGGCAGACTTTCTTCTCGACAGGGGATATAAAGTATATGGAATGGAACGTAGAGCATCAGTAAAGATTCGTGAAAACACAAAACATTTGGAGAGTAATCCAAACTTTGAATTTATTATCGGAGATTTGTCTGACCAGAATTCACTACTCCGGTGTTTAAAAGCTACGAAGTGCTCGGAAGTATACAACTTCGCAGCACAATCATTCGTGGGTGAAAGTTGGAATACCCCAGAACAGACAAGTGATATTACTGGATTAGGTGTTCTTCGTATGTTAGAAGCTATTCGTGAATATGGTGAACCTGTAAAATTCTACCAAGCATCGTCAAGTGAAATGTTTGGTCGGTTGGTGGAGAATCCAGCAAAGGAAACTACTCCATTCTATCCACGGTCACCATATGGTGTGTCCAAGTTGTATGGACATTGGATTACAAAGAACTACCGTGAGAGTTATGGAATGTTTAATGTTTCTGGGTTATTGTTCAATCACGAATCGGAACGCCGTGGGTTAGAATTCGTTACTAGAAAGATTACTAATGGTGTTGCACGAATTGACCGTGGATTTGATAAAGTTATTGAATTGGGAAACCTTGACGCCGGACGAGATTGGGGTTATGCTCCTGATTATGTAGAAGCAGCATGGATGATGTTACAACAAGACGAACCAGATGATTATGTTATTGCTACTGGTGTTACGAAAACTATCCGTGATTTCTTGGACGCAGCGTTTGCAGCAGTAGATATTATGGATTGGGAACCATTTGTAAAGGTAAATCCAAAGTTCCTTCGTCCAGCAGAAGTAGAGACACTTCGTGGAGATGCAAGTAAGGCAAAAGAAAAGTTTGGATGGGAACCCAAAACTCCATTTGAAGTGTGGGTAGAAAGAATGGTAGTAGCAGATATTGATAGATTAGAAAAACGAGGTTAATATGTTAGGTAAACCGTTATGTATAGTTAGAGCACCATGCCAAACACGTTCTGGATATGGTGATATGAGTAGAGACATCATCCGTCACATTATTGAATGGGATAAGTTTGATGTGAAGATTCACAGTGTACCGTGGGGTGATACACCGATGAATGCATTGGATGAAAATAATCCAAAAGACAAGATGTTGCTAGATAGAATTGTTAAGAATGGACAACTCCCAAGACCAGACTTGTATGTGACCATTACCATTCCAACGGAATTTGAACCAGTTGGTAAATATAACATTGGTATTACCGCTGGCATTGAGACATCAGTTGCATCGGTACAATGGATTCAGGCGTGTAACAAAATGGATTTGGTACTAACCATTTCTGAGCATTCCAAGAACGTATTTCACTTTTCAAAATACACACAAAAAGACCAAAATGGAAATACTCTTGGTGAAATTAAAATTGAAAAACCGTTAGAAGTTTTACATAACTGCATTGACACCAATGTATTTAAGAAGTTGGAATATGAATCGGATGTAGAAAAGTCGGTTCGAGAAGAACTTGCACAAATTCCAGAAAAGTTCTGTTATTTGTTTGTCGGTCACTGGCTCCGTGGTGACTTTGGTGAAGATAGAAAGAATGTTCCTTTCCTCATCAAGATATTCTTAGAAACTTTCAAACAAGTTCCAGACAAGGAAAAACCAGCGTTAATTCTCAAAACCAGCTCGGCTGGATTCTCCCTACTTGACAGGGAAGAAATTTTGAATAAGATTAATCAAGTGAAAAATTCAGTTTCTTTGGCTGCTGGACAAACTCTTCCAAATATTTATTTATTGCATGGTGAGTTGACAGATAAAGAAATGAATTCTTTATACAATCATCCAAAGGTAATGGCACACGTTAGTTTCACCAAGGGTGAAGGATTCGGCCGTCCATTACTCGAAGCATCGGTAAGCGGTAAACCAATTATTGCATCTGGTTGGAGTGGTCAATTAGATTTCTTAGACCAGAGTAATGCAGTTTTGGTTGGTGGTGAACTAAAACCAATTCATAATAGTTCTATATGGGATGGGGTATTAATTAAAGAATCAACTTGGTTTGCACCAGACATGAATCAGAGCGCAAATGCTCTGTACGCAGTGTTCAAGAATTATAGTCAGTTTAAGAAGCGTGCAAATATGTTGGCTAGAGAAAATAGTAAAAAGTTTTCTTACCAAACAATACAGAAGAAAACGTGGGAACTTCTCGACCAATATGTTCCAAAGTTCTCAGTAGAAACTAAACTGGTTTTGCCAACACTTAAAAAGATTAACTAATGGCAATTGAAGAAATTAGAAGTACGTTGGGGATTCGTTCCTTCGTATCTAGAGCAGATTTAACACCAGGTAAAGTTATTCAGTTCACATACGATGGTGAACAAAAATACGCACTGGTGTTAAATCCCGAATGGGAAGGTAAACTCCACGCACTTTCTATTAAAGATGTAAATCTTTCTAAATTTACAGAAATAAGAAAGTTGGTAGGTTCAGATGTTGATGGACAAGTATTATATTCTAAGTTTAGAAATTCAAGTTTAGTCGCGGATAGACCTTATCGAACCTATTTATTATCAAAGGTATCTACGTTACGTGAAGTGTTTGTAAAAGAAGAAGTATTAAAGAAAGCTGAAGTAACGGAGAATATGTATGGGGAATAACACATACCAACACCCACTTACCAATCTAAATTACGATAAACCAATAAATTTACAGAAGCTAATACCTAAAAGGGAATGGTGGACTGTTTGGTATTATATCTTTACTGGTAAGATGATTGACTTAAAAAAAGAAAACAATAACTAATATTTAAAGGAAGGGTTATATGACATACGAAGGTAATGTAAGTAAAAAACCACTGAACACAGCGGAGAAAGTCGCTGTGGTTTTCGGTGGTTGTGGTTTTATAGGACACCATCTAGCTCGTAGATTACAACAAGAAGGATATTGGGTCAGAGTTGCTGACATCAAACCCCCAGAACATTGTGAACTTTCTACTTTCGCAGACGATTTCTATCACGGAGACTTGTCAAATGAAGGTATGACGTACAACGCTCTCAATCTTGGTAGAACCGATATTGAGGTATATCAACTTGCCGCGGATATGGGTGGTGCACAATATATCTTTAGTGGTGATAATGACGCAAATGTAATGTCAAACTCCGCAGCTATCAATCTGAACGTTGTTCGTTCGATGATACGCTTGAAGTTAAAGAAGGTATTCTACTCATCGTCAGCATGTATCTATCCAGAACATAACCAGATGGACCCTGACAATCCCAATTGCGAAGAGAGTTCGGCATATCCCGCAAATCCAGATTCGGAATATGGATGGGAGAAATTGTTTAGTGAACGCCTTTATATGTCATTCAAGAGAAACTATGGTATCGAATGTCGTATTGCACGATTTCATAATATCTACGGACCAGAAGGTACGTGGAGAGGTGGTAAAGAAAAGGCACCCGCAGCTCTCTGTCGTAAGGTATTGTTTACCCCAAGTGGTCGTTCAATAGAAATGTTTGGAGATGGTAAGCAGACCCGTTCATTCTTATATGTAGACGAATGTGTTGAAGGTATTCTTCGATTGATGCGGTCTGATTATTGGAAGCCAGTTAATATTGGTTCGGAAGAAATGATTTCCATCAATGACTTTGCAAAGATGATTATGGAAGTTGCTGGTAAGGAACTAGATATTGAACACATTCCAGGCCCACTTGGTGTCCGTGGTCGTTCTTCTGATAATAGACTTGTTCGTGAAGTATTGGGATGGGAACCAAATGCTCCACTTCGTGAAGGTATAACCAAGACATACAACTGGATTAAGGAAGTTGTAGAGAGTGAAAAGACATGATTACGCATGTTGGGATAGGAAACTCTGGACGATTTGGTAATCAAATATTCCAACTTGCTGCATTGATTGGTATTGCAGAAAAGAACGGATATGATATAAAGATTCCCATAGAGAATACTGATAATCCATTTACATTTTTCGATTTGGCAAAACAACAAGCCGAACCAACTGGTATGGAACTTCGTAGACCATTTCTTATCCCAGACGAATACTTTTCTCCATTTACTGACATCGCATCTGTGGTCAAGCAACGATATCAAGAACCATTCTTTCACTTCAATGGTGCAACATTAGATATTCCCGACAATACAGATATTGCTGGATTTTTTCAAAGTGAAAAGTATTTCAAACACGCAGAACAAACGGTTCGTGAAGTACTTACATTCCGTCCAGAAATAAGACAACAAGCTCAAATAGAATTGGCAAAGGTCAAGGACGATGCACCACGAGTGTCTATCCACGTTCGTCGTGGAGATTATGTAGCAAACTCGGCAAATCATACGGTGACGGGTATGGAGTATTATGCTGAAGCTATTAGCAAGTTCTTTTCAAATGAATCATATCGATTCGTTGTATTCTCCGATGACCCAGAATGGTGTAAGGAAATGTTTGAAGGTGGACATATCGTAGACATCAATAACTCATATGTTGAGATGTGTATGATGAGTATGTGCGACCACCATATTATCGCAAATAGTTCATTCAGTTGGTGGGGAGCATGGTTAAATCCAAACCCAAAGAAGATTGTCACTGCACCCTCACTCTGGTTTGGTCCGAACCTTCGTCATAATAGTATTGTAGACATTCTACCTGATGAGTGGTTTTGGATATGAGATTAAAAGAATTTTATTATCAAATGGCAGAAGTAGAAGGTATTGGATTTTCTGATAAAGGTGACCGTCATCCAACACACAAACACTTTTATATTGACATTTATGATGGAATGTTTTCTGCATGGAAGGATGAACCTGTTAAGTTGATGGAACTTGGTATAGCTTCTGGTGCAAGTTTATTAATGTGGTCACAGTTCTTTACAAAGGGACATATCCTTGGTCTTGACATCGTAGAACCTGTTCGTAAAGAGTATTTGGAAAAATTACCAAATGTTGGAATGATTTTTGGTGATGCATACAACAATGATAATGCTAAATACCTCGTAGAAAACTTACCAAAGCAAGACATTTTTATTGAAGATGGTGCACACGATATAGATAATCAAATTACAGCACTACTGAAATATAATACACTCGTTAGACCAGGTGGATATTATATTTGCGAAGATTTATATATTGCAAATCTTGCAAGATATCTCACCGAAGGTGTCTATCAAATAAACAATAGAAATTTTACAACCACTATATTTGACCAACATCGTCGTATCAATGGTTTGTATGACGATGTTATGGTTATCATTCAATTCTTAAATTAATATGAAGATAGCATTGTGTTTATCTGGACAACCACGGGGATTACCTTTATCACTTAAAATGTTAAAGGCAAATCTTGTGGGTATAGAAAACATGGATATATTCTTACACGCATGGTTTGACCCATCTACAATCGGTCAACCATACGATAGTGCGCAAGCACATCAACAAGGTCGTGTGGGATTAGTGCATCCACAAACAGAAGAAATGTTATTGGGATTAACCCCAAAAGATTATTTGTTTGAACCACAAAAAGAATTTCCGTTTGCACGAAAGTTTGTATCACCACCAGAGGCAAACCAAGAAAGAATGGCAAGTATTTTCTATTCCATCTATACCGCAAATATGTTGAAGAAACGATACGAAATATTGAACGGATTCGAATACGATTTGGTAATTCGTGCACGATATGATTTGTGGTATGAACAACCTATCGATGTGATGGAATATTGGGAGCAGTCTAGAACACACATTGTTACAGCTAATAAGTTTCAAGGAATACGAAACGACCCTAATTTTCAGCAGGGTAGTTATACGATGACAGACATCTTTGCATTCTCTACATCAAAAAATATGAACGTATTTTGTGATACTTATCCGCACTTCTCGTTTATTCATTCGCAGATTGATATTCCATATGGTGAAAATTATATCGGGTATAGAGTTCGTGTGATGGGTGGAATCGAAGCATACTGTGCTCCATTTAATTATGAAATAATGCATCGTGTGGTCAATATAAACAATTTAGAAGAACTGGAAAAACAATATGCCGCGTACTGATTTTACACCAGATAATGTTGAACTCTGGATTTCCAACTGGCGGAGAAAGGAATTGATGGATGGATTCGCACGTCAGTGGTTAAATACATTTGACTTCGAACGAGTCAATATTATCACCAATCACTCATCGGTCACTATTGATGACTTCGCAGATGACATCAAACCTCGTGTCAAGATTTGGAACAATGTAATGCGACACGACTACGCAATCGGTCCAATGGTTGAGAATTATAATCAGGCATATGTTCATACCTTCCTCGCTGGTAAAAAGTATTGTATAACGGCACATGACAATATGATTATCAAGGATGGGTGGGTTGACATTATCAAAGAAACTGATTATGATTTATATATGGCCCCACAAGGTGACCAAGTAACTTTGATGACATTGGAAGGATTACGTTTCTTTGGTTGGTGGGATGAACGATATGCAACAAATGGAAACCACGAATTGGATTTCAGTACACGTGCATTACGTAGAGATTTAGGACATAATAGAGCATCAATGGTTGATTATCACGCATGGCATAACTGGCCTGATAAGATAGATGTGGAAGGAGAAATTGTAAGTCCAATATGTAGAAATGGACATCCAGAATTCGGTGATGGGTTTCCATACCTTAGATGGAATGATATAGGACTGGATAAATACTGGACAAGAGCCAGTAAGCATGACGTTCCACAATGTGGACCCAAGACACAGAAGTTTGAGAAGTTGACTTGGAACGATAGGAAGTGGAGAGGACAGGCACCAAACACTTTCAAGAATTTCGCAGAAGGACCAGCAGAACCAGAACTTGATTGGTATCCGTGGTTAGATATAAATTCACTAGACTTTGACATTTGTAAAATAGTATAAGGGGAAAATTAAATGTTATCACAAAAGATTCAGGCAGCACTCGAAGATATTCGTAACGGAAAACCAATCATCGTTGTTGACAGTTATGATAGAGAAAATGAAGGTGACTTGATGATTGCCGCAGAGAAGGCAACTCCACAAACCTTGGCGTTTATCGCAAAGGAAGCACGTGGAATTATGTGTATTCCTACACCAAAGTTTATGTTGGACCGTTTGGAAATTCCAATGAGTCCATCAAACAACAATGACAAGTTTTCTACTCCATTCACAGTTAGTATTGACGCACGTGATGGTGTCACTACTGGCGTAAGTGTTGAAGATCGTATGGTCACGATTGGATTGGTGTTGGATGAGAACACCAAACCAGAACAACTTGCGTACCCAGGTCACTTATTTCCACTTCGTCCTCGTCCTGGTTTATTAAAAGAACGTCAAGGTCATACGGAAGCATCAGTTCAACTTGCGATGATGGCTGGAACGAAACCAGTGGCAATCATCTGTGAGATTATGAATGACGATGGTAGCATGGCTCGTATTCCAGACCTCGAACCATATGCAGAGAAGTGGGGACTTAATATGATTTCTATTGATGAAGTCATCGAATACTGTAATGAAACTGGATGGGAACCACCATTTAATGTTGGGTAAACAATGCGTGTAGCAGTTGTAACTTCTCCAAGAACAGGTTCTTCGTTTTGTATAAAATTAATATCCGAATTACTAAATCTTGAAAACTATGAAGAAATTTTAAATGAGCAGTTATATGTTTTTGAAGATGATAGCCACGTTCGTATTAATACCAACATAACAAACGAAAAAATATTGGAGAAATTATTACACACAAATGATTATGTTGTAAAAATAATGGCTTCGGAGTTGTTTGAGAGAAATTTTAATGTAAGTGATTTTCCGTGGGATAAGTTTGATTTAATCATACTACTAGAACGTGACAATATATTCGAGCAAATAACCAGTTGGTATAGTTTAAATTATTGGCAACAACGTGTTACAAATACTACTACCTCCGAATACAACATAAAAGATAAATTTCTTAGATATACAATTGAATGCATAAAAAAATATCACATCGTAAAAGATTTGATAATCCAGAATAGAAATAAGTTTGTTGTGATGGAAAAAGAAAACATAATAAATGATGTATCTGTAATATTCGACACGCAAATCACAGATGATATAATACTTCGTGCAAGAAAAAAATTAGTTCCTGAATGTGATTTGAACGATATTGATTACGAAGTAATAATGAGTAATCAAAATATAAAACAAAGAGTATTAAGTATATTGGAGCAAGAATTAAATGGAACGGATAGTAACTAGAGCATACAATAGATTCGAAATAGATGAAACCAGAGGTGTCATTCGTAAGTTGAGTGCTACCCCCCGGCTTCGTGATGAGATACAATATTATGTTAAGTTAGTTAATGCCCATCCACGTGAAGCTACGTTCTTCCCAAGATTGTTTCAATGGTCAGCAGAGGGTGAGAATCATTGGATGGATTTGGAAATGTATGATTATCCCAACTTAGGTAAATATCTCCTAGCAGAAGATATACTACCTGAATGGTATTCTGTTTTAGATAAACTAAAAAATATTCTTCTACACTGGTCTACAACGCATCCATATTCTGTGTGGACAAAGGAAGAAATTCGTCAGGCAGCATTCGATATGTACATCACCAAAACAGAACGAGAACAAAAAGCATTCTATAACGGATGGAAAGATAAACTTGATTGCATATTTCTTGACCAGATAAAAAATCATATAATCTATATTAACAAAAAAGAATATAAACCATTTGAAATTATTTGGTTGCAAGTACGAAAGTACATAGAAGAAAATATGTTGGAGTTTACACCTTCCCTTATCCACGGTGATTGTTGTTTTAGTAATATTCTATATGGTAAGGATAAGAAAATTATACGATTTATAGACCCACGTGGTTCTTTCGGTAAAGATGGTATATACGGAGATATTAGATACGATGTGGCAAAATTGTATCACTCTGTGGATGGAACATATGAATCATTTATTACAGATAAATTTGAAGTATCAAGTAATGGTAATTTACATGATTTGATTCTAACAGGTCATATGTCAAGAATAGAAACCAGTCATGCGTTGGAAGCTTTTGAAAATACTTTCTTCCCGCAATTTAATAAGAAAGAAATTAAGATATTGCAAGGATGTATTTTTATTGGAATGTGTGCTCGTCACTATGATAGTTTAGAAAGACAACACGCAATGTATCTAACCGGAATCCGTTTACTTAATGAGGCTATGGAACTATGAATATACTAGTATTGATGGCTGGTAGAGGTCAACGATTCCGTGATAAAGGATACGATAAGCCAAAACCATTAATCGAAGTTAATGGTAAGACAATTCTTCAATGGACAACCGAATCATGCCCATACATCAGTCATAATGGTAAGGGACAAGGTGATTATATAAAACTCCACTTTGCAGTTCTCCAAGAGCATTTAGACGAAGGATTGGATAAATTTCTGTATTCCGTTTATGGTCGTGATATTGAAATTATTCCATTCAAGGAAGTAACCAGAGGTAGTTTAGATACCGCGATGCAAGCAGCATCTCGTATGTGGCATAAAGAATATCCATTGTTGGTATTAGATTCCGACAACAAATATAATGACAATGGTTTTAAAGATTTTGTTCGTGAAATAGTCTTTAAAAAGAACGCAATGGCAGTGGCATGCTTCGACAATCCAGACCAATCACTTCCTAATAAGTGGTCAAATGTAGATGTTCGTGAAGGAGTGGCAAAAGGAATTCGTGAAAAAGACGATTCGTGGGTTCATCATCCCACAATGATTGGAATATTCTACTTTGGTCAAACTAAGTTCTTTAAGGAATATGCAAAGTTTATTATGGAGTTTCATAAACCAGTAGAGTTTAATGGGAACGCAGAGTATTATATGAGTATGGTTCCGTCTTATAATATCGGTATAAATACTCCTGTATATGTTCACAAAGTCACCGATGTTGTTCCACTTGGAACACCAGAAGATGTTAAAAAGTTTGAGGAATCTATATGATTTTTTGTTTTGACATTGATGCAACTATCTGTGAAAATAAAACTGGTGATATGACTTACGCAGATGTTAAACCATTCCCAGAAGCATTGGAAACATTACGATGGTTACGAGCAGAAGGACACACCATTATTCTTCATACTGCACGACATATGAAAACTGGTGGTGGAAATCAAGGAAAGGTATTGAAATTACAAGGTAAAGTATTATTTGATTGGCTAGAAAAGTGGGATGTTCCATATGATGAACTTTGGTGGAGTAAACCACACGCCGATTTAACGATAGATGATGCAGTACATAGACACACAGATTGGGCAACCTCAATCTTAGCAATAAAAGATAGAATACGTAAAGGACCAAGAACCGTGGAGAATCCATAATGTCACAACCAACATTCTTTTTTGACACAGCAGACACCGACTATATCCGTAAGATTTGGGACAAGTTGGGTAAGTATATTGACGGTAGTTCCGTAATCGGAATAACCACCAACCCAAACGCATTGGCAAAGGTCAATTGCGATACACTTGAAAAGTTTGAAACACTTGTACCACAGATGACTTCACTTGTTGGAGAACTTCGTGGTGAAGGACCACAAGGATTGGTCTATGTACAAGTTCCAAATTCTACAATGAAGGATGAAGATATTCTTCGTTGGGCAACCTATGTGAATGAGTTTAATGGAAACGGTGCAGCAATCGCATTAAAACTTCCTCATTTCAGTTATGTCCTTCGTTTATCTGGTGAACCTGAATTACAAAATCTTTTCCTAAATGTAACTGGTGTATCGGATGCAAATACAATCATTAAGGCGTTGAGTTACCAGAATGTATTCTTCGCAAGTATTATTCCAGGTCGTATGGAAGAAGTTGGTATTGATGCAAACGCACATCTCAAATATTTGGCTGACCAACAACTCCAACGTCACCAGAACATAATCGCTGGTAGTATGAGAACAATTGAAGGATTGAAGAACTCTATCTTCTATCACACGGTTCCGACCATCGGTAGTCGTGTATGGGATTTGATTGATAAGGAAAATCGTTGGGAAGAATTTGCATCCTATTGGGAAACCACATATGAAGTCTCAGAAGAACCAAGTGCTGACTACACACCATTGGTTACAGATACGAATCTGGATTTAAGTAAGCAATTCTTTGACCAGATGGATAAGTTGGGTGAATCACTTCATACGGAGTTTATGTCCAGATGAACATAATCATCCCAATGGCAGGTGAGGGGACTCGTGTAAAAAGCACAGTTCCCAAACCACTTGTCGAGGTTATTAGTGGAAAACCAATGATTGAGATGGCATTGGAATCATTAAACATTGATGGACATTATTGTTTTATTGTTCGTCGTTATAACAATCAAGATTGGAATGTCGCACTTCGTGAAGCAATCCACAAAACGGTAGGAAATGCGGTGATTGTGGAAATCGACTATCTAACAAAAGGACCAGCGATTTCTGCATTACATGCACCAAATCTTTTCTTTAATGATGAAGATTTATTGGTTACCAACTGTGACCAGATAATGCATTGGGATGCAGACAAGTTTATCGACTTCACCAAGACAACAGATGCGGATGGTGCTGTGGTCACATATGAAACACAAACACCAAAGAATAGTTACGCAAGAGTTATATCGGACGAAGAACATCCTGAATTTGATATTATAAAAGAAAAGGAAGTTATTAGTAAATATTCATTAAATGGTATTCATTGGTGGAAGCATGGAAAGAACTTTGCAAAATCAGTGGTGAAGATGATGGAAAGTAAAGACACAGTAAATGGTGAATACTACGTTGGTCCATCATACAATTATTTAGATGGTACTAAGAGAGTTTACAATATAGATTCATCAGAACATTTTGCTGTTGGAACTCTGGAAGATATTGAACGATATAGGGTGATTTATGGACGTTAAACGTATTGAGAATATGAAGGGTGGATGGTTTATTGGGGACTTCGACCCTGCCGTTTTACGAACCCACGACTTTGAAGTAGGGTATAAGTTTCATCCAAAAGGTGAGAAGTGGGACAAACACTATCACAAACGAGCAGTCGAGATTACATATCTGATTCGTGGCAAGATGCAAATACAGGATAGGATATTGACTTCTGGTGATATATTCACTATACTTCCGTATGAAGTTGCAGACCCAATTTTCTTAGAAGATTGTGAAGTAGTAATAGTAAAAAGCCCATCCGTTGTGGGTGACAAATATACTATAGAGGAATAAGTTATGAGTGTTAATATTTTTACACGTGATGTAGATTTATCAAAATATTTTGTTGTCAAGTATTTCTTAGTCGGTAAGACATCACTACGTGATGCTGCATGGAACTTGGCAATTGGACAAAGTATCGGCAATCCCAACAACAGAAGTGTGTGGGAAACCGACCAGATGTTTCTTGACCACAGTTGTTTCATTCTTGCAGACGAAGGGGAACTAAAATCAAAGACTTCTGGTGAAGTTGAGATTGCTTTCCCACTCGCAAACATCAATCTTGAAGAAGATGGTGTGTCTCAAATTCTTTGCCATATCGCCGGTGGTCAAGTAGATATTCTCGAAATTGAACAGTGCCACGTATTAGACATCACATTACCAGAAGAAATTGACCAGATGTTTACCCTCAAACCTGCGTATGGTATCACAGGTTTCCGTGAATTCAATTGGGTAGAAAATAAACCATTCTTCGGTGGTATCATCAAACCCAAGGTTGGTATGAGTCCAAAGGTATTGTTGGAAGCTGTGAAGGAAATGGTTGACGGTGGTGTGAACTTTATCAAGGAAGATGAGTTACTTGGTGACCCATCACACTGTTCACTAAAAGAACGAGTTCCACTCATCTCTAACTGGTTAAGAAAGAATTGTCCAGAGGTAATGTATACCTTCTGTATCAATGGTGATAGTCCTTACGCACTCCAACGAGCACAGTTCGTAGAGGATGAAGGTGGACTTGGTGTTCACATCAACGTGTGGAGTGGGTTGGGTGTCTATCGTGCAATTCGTAAGCAGAATCCTAGACTCTGGATTCATTTCCAGAAGTCGGGTGATAAGTTCTTTACTGACAGACGAGCACCAAATCATATCTATTGGCCTGTTATCTGTAAGATTGCAGGATGGTCTGGTGCAGACTCTATTCACGCAGGTATGATTGGTGGATATATGAACCAAGACGATACTGAATTGAAGGACGCACTAAAGGTATTGTGGAAGTATAATGTTATCCCAGCACTCAGTTGTGGAATGCATCCTGGATTAGTTCAACACATCAACACTTTACTTGGTAGTAATGATTGGATGGCAAACGTTGGTGGGGCGATGCACGGACACCCGATGGGAACCAAGGCTGGTGGATTGGCAATGCGCCAAGCTATTAGTGGATTCCACGGACCAGAGTATGAAGCTGCAATCAAGAAATGGGGATTCAAAGAAGTAAACCCTGATTTACAATATAGAATTTTTTAATAGGAATATACAATGGTCACCCAAGACATCCTTAATGCAATATCAAGAACCCCAACAGACATCTACGGATTGAAATGGGCACCTTCGGTAGAACCTACTATTGGTAATGATGTGGATTGGATTAATCCAACTCGTGGAAATTGGTCAATTCATTGGAGTGCAGCTAATGATATAGCACTTCGTGAAGCATGGTCACGATGTGAGAGTTCTCCAAAACTTATTGTTGAAATCGGTGTACACCGCCCGGAAAGAAATGACGAAGGACGTTCTTCCACAAGTACGTTACTCAGTTTAAAGGATGACGATTGTATGTACATTGGTATAGATTTAGCAGACAGAACATTCTTAAACGATATGGGTAAGAATATATTTACCATCCAAGGTGATTCATCAAACAAGAATGAAGTGTATAAATTGATGGAATGGTATGGTAAAGAAACTATTGATTTTATGTTTGTAGATGGATGGCATTCGATTAATCAATGCTTACGAGATTGGCAATATTGGGAAAGAATTTCAAACACAGGTGTTATGGCGTTCCACGATACAAATTATCATCCAGGACCAGTTGCACTTCTTGACGCTGTAGACGAATCGATATTTGATATACAGATATTTAATCGTGATGAAGATGACGCCGGTGTTGCATACGTAAAACGTAGAGGTTAATATGGCAAAGGGTTTGATTTCAATATTTACATTACCGCACGAGATTGATAATCTTCAAACAACGTTATACAATCTTCGTAGAAACTATGCGGTGATGTCTGGGCACGAATTCGGATTTGACATAACTCTGTGTTTAAGTGATGAACTTACAGATTGGAATACTTCACAATTATCTAGAGAATACTTTGCAAGTAAGTATCGGCAAATTGTAGATAGTTTGTGTGATTGGGCAACGTTAGAAAGTATCAAGATTGAATATGGAAACACTATTCTTGGATGTGTGTCGCAACGTAGACACTCATTAAAATTCTTGAATAAATATGATTTCACGATGTGGTTAGACAATGATATGTTTTTCAATGATTATCTGTTGGCATATGTTGGTACATCGGTAAATATGTTATTAGAACAAGGTATAGAACACTATGTTCTCACACCACAGATTACACGGCAGTGGGATGAAACGTGGGATGTCATTGTCAACAAAGATTTGTTAGATAGACCACTCAATGACAATTTAACCGCCGATGTATTTGACTTGGGTTTAACACCGAGTGGTAATGTTGGATTACGACCAATAGAAACCTTTAAAGCTGCGGGTGGATGGTGTACAACAATTAGTAATGATTTGTTAGAACTTACTGGTATTCCAGATTCATTCGGTCATTACGGATTGGAAGATACATATGTCTTAGTGTGTGCAGATTTACTTCGTAGAATGAATCGTAAAGAAAAACCACAACAGTTTGTAATTGACAATTTGATTGTTGGTGAAAACCACAGATATCAAACTAGTGATTACTTGAAGAATCATCTTGTATCTTTCGATAGAAAAGATGAGTTTAGACAAATAGCAACAAACAACTTTAATAGTGAGATTGAAAAGTTTATCCAACGGATGCTTCAACAATGAAAATCTTTTACAGAATATCAGAATCTACTAATTCACAACACGCAGCTGCAAGAACGTGGCAAGTGAAACTTCCAAATGCAACAAAAAAGAATTGCTTACTCAATACGATGGAATGTTTTCCAACCGCAGAGATAAAAGTGTTTGTAGACTCAATTACCGATGAAACGTGGAATTGGTTACACACTCTCCCACGAATCACTATCCAGAAGATTAATGAAGGTTCTGATGCAAAGTCTATGCGGGTGTTATTGAAGGAAGCAGTATTATTAGAAGATGATAATCAAATCGTATTGTTCCAAGAAGATGATTATCTATATCTACCTGGGTCAGAGAAGAAGATAATAGAAGCATTAAACTATTCTCACTACGCTACTGGATATTTACATCCCGACAAGTTTTGGCATCCAAGTCGTGGTGGTAATCCATTCACTCCGATGGATAATGTGTCCGAAGCAACACAAGTCATAAAAACTTCTGACCATTTCTGGATGGTTACAAACTCCACAACAAACACATTCGCAACCACGGTTGGTGTATTAAAGGAAGATATTGATGTGTGGATGTGGGGAACAGAAGATTTAATTAATACAAAAGACTTCGCAATCTTTCTTAAACTTCGTGAGAAGGGTCGAGCATTGGTGCAACCACTACCATCATTAGCAACACATTGTCTCAAAGGATACGAAGCACCTACTGTTGGATTAGATATTGATTCTTGGGAAAGCATACAACCCTTGACACCAACCACAGAGTAGTTTATATTTATATCTTAGAACCCTTAACATAATATATTATAATGATTAATAAAGTATTAATTACGGGCGTAGGTGGACTATTGGGTTCACGACTCGCAGATTGGATTTTAGCAAATAAACCAGGTGTAGAAGTTATTGGTATTGACGATTTTAGTGGTGGATATAGAGAGAACGTTGACCCACGGGTAAAATTGTACGTAATGGATTTGGGTAAGCAATCCGCAGAACGTATCTTCGACGAACACAGACCCGACCTCGTGTATCACTTCGCAGCATATGCCGCAGAAGCATTGTCTCCATTCATTCGACAATATAACTATGTAAACAATCTTCTTGCAACTGCAGGGATTGTTAATAACTGCATCAAGTATGACGTAAAGCGTATTGTCTTTACTTCATCTATGGGTGTGTATGGCTTCGGTGCAAACCAACCTCCGTTCCACGAAGATATGGCACGAGCACCAATCGATCCATATGGTATTGCAAAGGCAGCGTGTGAACAAGATATCGAAGTGGCTGGAGTCCAACACGGATTAGATTGGTGTATCATCCGTCCACACAACGTGTTCGGTGCAAAGCAAAACATTTGGGACAGTTACAGAAACGTTCTTGGTATCTGGATGTACAAGCATCTTACTGGTCAACCGTTAACTATCTTTGGTGATGGAGAACAAAAACGTGCATTCAGTTGTATTGATGACTCATTAGAACCACTCTGGAATGCTGGAACCTATGAGAAGGCATCCAAGCAGATTATCAACCTTGGTGGTATTCACGAATATAGTATCAACATAGCAGCACAGACATTGATTGGGGTTATGGGTGGTGGTCGAGTCAAGTATCTCCCACCCCGTCACGAAGTCAAGTACGCATATCCAACGTGGCAGAAGTCGGTTGATATTCTTGGGTTCCAACACAAGACCGATTTGTATGAAGGATTACAGAAGATGTGGGATTGGGCTAAGTTCCAACCAGAACGTCCTCGTCAAATCTGGGGAACCTATGAAGTAGATAAGAACATTTATCCGTTCTGGAAAACGGATGTACTTGTAACTGAGGCGAAAACGGCAAAATTAATATGATTTCTGTAATCGTTCCTTCGTATCGTAATCCAAAATATTTGGATTTATGTTTACACTCTCTCACGAGAGGACAATATAACAATAATCAGATTGTAGTGATATTGGATGGGTATGTTGAAGAAAGTGAAGCAGTGGTCAATAGGCATAAGGGTGTTGATGTCATTCCACTTCCAGAAAACAAAGGGATGCAACACGCAATCAATATCGGTGTCTGGAATGCTACAAGTGATAAGATATTCGTCATTAATGATGACAATGTGTTTGCACCGATGTGGGACAAGAAATTAGAAACACAATATAGTCCAGATGAAATCTTGACGGTCAATCAAATAGAACCAACTGGTCCTGGGATGTTTAACTTTCCCGTGCTTGATTGTGGACAGACGGTTGAGACATTTGATATGGAAAAGTTTATTGATGAGGAACGCCGACTATCGGTAAACAAAAAAACACCAGATGGAAACATCTTCCCATTCTTGATGAATAAGAAGTGGTTTATGGCTGTAGGTGGATTCGATACGTTCTACAATTCACCAAACCTTTGTGATTGGGACTTCTTCGCAAAGTTGGAACTCATTCCAGGATTATCCAGAGCAAGAACACACTTCTTACATTCGTACCACTTTGGTTCGGTTTCAACTAAGAAGAACTCGGAAGCACAGAAGTTCAGAGAACGAGAACAATTTGCATTACAACAGTATTATTATAAGTGGAGATTCCCTCCACAGAATGGTAAAAACAACTTAAAGGTTCCGAAGGGGTTTTATGAAAATAGAGTATCAGTTTGAAAATCCAGAAATAGTAGCACAAATCGAACGGGATTATCCGGAGATGATGGCAGAGTACCAGAAGATTATGATGGAACAATACGAAACCTTTTGTCGTAAACAATCCAATTATGGTCCTGGTAACATTTCGGTGGGTACTTCGTTATCAACTCCAGATGACATAAAATTGTCTTTAACTGGACTCTGGTTCCGTATGAACGATAAGATACAGAGATTAAAAAACCTTGTGGTATTGGGTAAGCATGACAATGTAGGTGAGGCGGTGGAAGATACCTTCCAAGACCTGTCAGTATATGGGGTCATCTGCCAGTTGGTTAATCGTGGTAAGTGGGCAAAATAACTTTATAATAGGAGCTAGGACAACTATGCCAAAGTGGCAAGGCGATGTAGTGTTTGATGACGATGATGATTACTTCGATGACGAACTCGACTATTACGAGGACGAGTTTGGGTTAGAAGATGATTATGAAGGGTTTGAGAAAATCCGCCACCCCCGCAAATCAGAAGAAGAATTCAAGGGTGGAAAGAAAAAGTCAAGCATTAAGCACCAAAAGCGTCCAGATAAGGAATAACTCCATACTTATCAACTATTTATATTAGTCTCAAACTTGGTATTGTATGAGTGATTTATTACAAGAAGTTGTAAACGAAATATTATTACTTGGTGAAGCTGGGAAATCTAAGAAATATCCAGGGTACTACAAGATGCCTGGATTTGACCTTTACGCAACTGACCCAAACTCAACCGTAGCCACCCACAAAGTAGATAAAGCAACTGGAAAATTAGTTGTCATACAGGACAAAGAGCCATCCATTGGGGATAAACCTAAAGCAGCTGATACAACCCCAGCTGCACAACGTAAGGGTGTAGTTCCACAAGCGAAACCAATTGACACGACCAAGTTAAAAAAGTTAGCCGATAGACTTTCTGCTAAAGGTGACACAAGACGAGCAGAAGTTGTGTCGAATTTAACAGCAGCACTAGAATCCGGCGACCAATCACAAATCAAAGACATTGTAGATAAACTTGGACTGTATATCAGCAAGGAAGGGAAATTAAAAGCTACCAGTTTAGGTGCTACAAGTGATGAAAGAAAAGTAGCTGGAGATAACAAAGATTTTGCAAGATATATTTACGATATGGCAAAATCAAATGGTGTGGAAATCCCAGGAGAATCAGACGAAACAAGTGAATCTCCAGAACCACAAGCCAGTTCAGAAGAATTCAAACCACAATCTGTTTTCCGCCAAGACAAGTTAGACCAACTTGATGTAAAAGATACCGATGGTGGTGTGGAAGTGGAAGGTGTGAAGTTAGAAGAAATTACCGATGAAGCCAAAATCACTGAAATAGAAAATGATATTGTAAATCGTGCAAAACAAACACGAGGTGGTGAATTGACTCCTGAGCACGAAGATCGTATCCGTAAATATGTTCGTGCAAGAATAGAAGCTAATAATCATAACATACAATATCTTAGAGATGTCGCAAATCGTGGTGGAAAATTACCAGCACATCAATTTACTGGTGAAGAAGGAAGTAAAAGAATTGTAGAACGAACAACTCCATTACTTGAACAACATATCCCAAACGAAAAGAAACGAGCAGAAGCACAATCTGCACTAGATGACATGGCTTCGGCAAAGACTCCAAGAGAATTTAACGCTGCGTATGAAAGATTCTCCAAAGCAGTAAAGGGAACTGCCATACAAAAGAATATGAAGTACGTTGCGGAAACACTGACCGCTTTACGAGTAACGGCAATGGGAGGTACCGCGTTAATTCCACAATCTGATTCGTTCCCATTGGCAGACGTAATATCGGTGAAAAGAAGTCCAATTACTGGTGAAGTTGATATCGAACAAATTTTAGTTGATGTGGACGAAGAGCAGGAAGTTACCACAGCAGGATCTGTAAAGGTAGGTAAAGGTGCTGGTAGTGGTAACAAACCAAAGATAGAAAACAGTAGATTTGATACTGGTGAAGTAGACGGTGTTGATTGTTCGGAGGTCGTTGATGATTTGAGTAGTATGACTGATATATCATCACGTAACGCTATTTTCACACCAACACAGGATGGGCAACCAACACCAGAAGCAAAGAAACAAATAATGGGATGGTTGAAAAAATATGGTCCTATGGTACGTGCGTACTTTGGAATTGAAGATGAAATGAGTGACGAAGAATTATATGAATTCTTGTCATATGGTAAAGAAATGACATGTGTTGATGGAAAACCATCACCGACACCTGATGGGCCGAATGGTAAACCATTTAAACAAGCAGAAAAACCAAATGGTGGACAATGGAGAGCATGGAGTGTGGTGGGTAGATTAACCGAAGCAGTGCATAACAGAACTGTAAGGCAGCAATATTATCACACAGTACGATATAATGGTGTTGTAAAAACTGCCGATGGTATCCGTAGACTTTCTAAAATGGCATTTCAACCATTTAAAAACGAAGCGAAGATGAAAGGTACAGAAGGAAATACACGACCAGACCAAGCACAGAATGGATTTACAATTCCTGCTACAATAGAAGAAACAGCAAACGGTAACCCTTGTACACAATAATATATGGAAATCAGAGAACCAGTTTTAAAACGATTACCACCTGGAGATAGATGGGTGGAAATCAAAGGTGACCAACAACGAGTATATCCGTCACTCACCGCGGCATTGGAATATATGTTCCAAAAGACCAGATGTAAACAATATTTCTTTGACGCAGGAGAAGGTCGAGTATATATTGTGAAGCAGGAAGCAGACCCAGAACCAGAAATTCAAACATTTAGTATATACGGTGACATGTAATTATGAAAGTAAAATTGGTTTCGTACACAACTCCCTCCATCGATGAACTTGGTGAAGATGGTGACATCCTTGACTTAATTGCCTATTGTGCAAGAGTCAGTAATCCAAGTAATCAACTCAATACAGAAACATCAGAAAAATTGATTAATTATCTTATCAAATGGAAGCATTGGTCCCCATTTGAGATGGCAAACGTCACTCTTGAAATAGAAACAACACGAGATATTGCTCGTCAGATTCTCCGCCATCGGTCATTCACTTTCCAAGAGTTCAGTCAACGATACGCTGATCCTGTGAAAGAATTGACATTTGAGACACGAGAAGCACGACTTCAAGACCAAAAGAATCGTCAGAACTCTATTCAGACTGATGATGAACTTTTACAAGACGTTTGGACGTTTATGCAGAAGAAGGTAATTGAGGAAGCCAAACTAGCATATAGTTGGGCAATTGAGAATGGTATCGCCAAGGAAGTCGCAAGAGCAGTCTTACCAGAAGGTCTTACAATGTCCCGTATGTATGTCAATGGAACTATTCGTAGTTGGATTCATTATATTGAAATCCGTAGTCACGAAGCTACCCAAAAGGAACATCGTGAAATTGCAGTGGCATGTGCAGAGGTAATTGGTAAACTTTTCCCACTAATTAACAACTTCACACATAAATGATAACCTTTTTCAGACAAATCTTTGGATGGTTGTTTTTAACCACACTTATGTTTTTTGTTGTAAGTGTGTTTACAATATCCATCGGTGTTGCTTGGTTGTGGGAACATACCGTAGGTAAATTATGGCAGCTAAACGGGTAGGAACTACTAATAGAGGTAGAAAGGCGAAACCGATACTAAAGTCTGCTATTGAAGAAGCACAAAGACACACGAATAGTAATCGGCAGGCAGCGATTTGGTTGGGGGTAAGTTATCCCACCTACAAACGATATGCCAAAATATATGGTATTTTTGACCGACACGCCAATCCATTAGGGTTGGGGACAACCAAAGGATTTGGTAAAAGACCAAGTACCATATCTTTACGAGACATCTTCGCTAACAAACATCCAGAATATAGTATGATACGATTAAAGTATCGTATGGTAGCTCGTAATATGTTGGACGAGAAATGTGGTGTTTGTGGATTTAACGAACGACGAATTACTGACAATAAGACTCCCTTGATGTTGACATTTAAGAACCAGATAGGGGATTTCACCAGAGACAACCTTCGCCTTTTGTGCTACAACTGTATGTTCCTCACGACAGGTGCCCCTTGGGTAGCACACCAGAAGCAAATCGTAAATAGCCTCACCAATCCAAATGCCAAACCCAGAAGAGATGACGAACCTCGTTATATGGACGCACTAGATGTAGCCGAGGACACAGAAATAGAACAAACCGTAGAAGAAAAGCGGGATGATATTCGTGACCTTCAAGCTGAAATACTTCGTGAATTGGGGAGATAGCGTTTAATTTTTGACTTCACTATTTATAGTACCCTTTCACAATTAAACTTGGAGAATCACGATGTCCGAAAACGAAATGTTACGGGAAATCGTGGAAGAAATCTCTCCTCGCCAAGTCTTTCATCAGGATACCAAGAGGCAAGACCTCCGTGAATGGAATATCCAGATGTATTACGAAGCGATGGGAATGGATTTCCTACACGATACTGACTACGTAGAAGAACAACAATAAGGTATTTATGGCAAAATATACAATCTATTTACCACTGGGGCAATCCCAGTCTTTTCCTGTTGGAACTATATTTGAAAAACATATGTATGTCACCGATGTGTTGGCATACGAACTCAAAAAAGAATTGTATTTAATGGGACACAAGGTGGATATAGCATATGTTCCTATTAATTCTTTGGATGGTAAACGATTGTGTATAGACGAGTTAGGAATTGATATCACAAACAACATTCCTATATCAAGTAGTTTATGGATGTTAATAGCAAATAGAGATACAAACAAGTTTTCCGTAATTGATTTACAAGATGGACCAGGCACTACCTTCCTTTTACAGCAACATCACAATTTTGTAATATCTTTGGTAGGGCAATTTCGTTTAGAAAGATACTATGAAGAAAATAAAGATTTAAATCTATCCAAGCTCATTCCATTTAATTATTTCGCATACTATCCAAACTTGGTGGATTCGTTGGTTGAAGAAATACAAGACATACGCTCCAGTTCCACATTGGATGATAGGGTATTTTTCTTAGGGAATAATAGAGAAGATTACGTTCATCGTGGGCGTAGAATTCGTGAGGTTATATCTTCATTGGAATATTTTTATCCAGACGAAGTACGGGTTGGTAGTTTTGAGAAAAAATTACCACCGGAAGAATTCTGGAAAGAAGCTGCAAAACACACTATAAGTTTAGGATTACCAGGTCATCAATGGTGTTCACGTGAGCATGAATTGTGGACTTTCGGATTACCTGTGATGTTATACGAACATACACATCATATGGGTATAGAACTTATACCGAATTATCACTATGTAGCTGTTCCTGTTGGTGAACGATTATCTATCGGTATGGCAGACAATCCAGAGGAAGCTGCCCATCAAATTATGAAAACACACCGTGAATGGATTACACCAGAAAATCGGTGGAGGCTTGACAATATAGCAAAAAATGGTCAAATTAGAATGGCAAAGCAAGCTTCACCAAAAGCATGCATTCCAAAAATGATTGAACTTTTACAATTGGGTTACTGGTAATATGCAAATTATTAAATTAGAAACACCACGTAATAACTTTACGAATATCACATTTAAAAATCCAGCAGACGAACAACGATATTCCACGTTGATGTCAAATATTACCGGTGCATTTCTTCAAATAGAATATCTTTCTGTGATTGAAGGAACTCGTGATGCTCATCTGATGTTTATCCGTCCAAATGAAGTAGAGCAACGTAAGGAAGAATTCAAGAAGTATGGGTTGGAAGTTATTCTACTCAATAAAGAAATGGATGATATGAGTGGTGGATATGGAAATCATTCTGCTGATTGGGATGGTAGTGGAAATTATACGTGGCGTGCTATCATCACCAGACCACAATTTATCAACACGTGGAAAGAAATCTGGGAAGCACGAGAAAAGAAAGATGTGTTTCTTGGTGAATACTTGATTGGTAGAGCACTTGGTTATCCCGATTGTTGTTCGAAGCATTTCACCGAAGTCTGGATGCGTCGAGGTGGTGTTGATACTACGTGGCAGCAGGCAGCATGTACTGTGGCTGGAACACTTGATTATGTAGAAGCAGAAAAAACAATGGGTGATTGTAATGCAATAGAACTCCCACGCGACACACAAATTTGGGGAAGTAATCTTATCCGTTGGGCTGGGTTGAAATTCGTGACACATCTTCCGTGTTCGTTCAATTGTGTGGAAACCCGTAGAATCGCTATGGAAAATATTGCTATAGCGACAAAATATGGATTCTCTTACGAATATCAGAAATTATATGAAATGTTAGATTGGGAAACTACGTGGACGGCAGAATTCGGTGTAGCCACGATTGATACTCCAATATTCACAATTCAGACAGTTACGGATATTACGGCAGTTCCTTATAAAGTAATTAAAAAAGGTCATAATAATTGTATATTATAATATAATATATTATTATGATTCTTAATGAAATCTTAATGTACGGGGACTTGTCTAAAGCAGGTTCCCGTATTATCTTTATAGTATAACCTCAACGAAAGGAAACTATGCCGAGATACATTGACACCTACGAGCAAGAGACTCTTTCTACTCTGAACACCCGCACTGGTGTAAAGAAGAAGGACACTAACTATAGCTCGTACTGGTTGGATTTCGATGATGACCGATTTGGTTCATTCCACGATAGTGAGGCGTTTGCATCGTCCGACCCAGAGCGGATTATCAAGTTGGCGTCCGTTCGTCGAGCTATCGCTAATTTCGTCCGTATCTTGACGAACAACGATAAGATTGAGGTGGCGTTCTCATCTGGTAAGGATTCCTATACCGATGGACAGAAGGTAGTCATTGCCGCAGAGGATGATTCGAAGTATTTCGATTCGATGGTGGGACTCGCTCTGCATGAGGGGTCGCACTGTCTCCTTTCCGATTTTAATATCGGGAAGCACTTCCTTGCGAAGAATACGTGGTGGCAGGCTGTGACGGCATTTAGTCCTGACCTCCGTAGTGTGATGCACCACAACTACTCCGATGACCGTAGTGATAATGGGTATATGAAAACCCGTAGTCAGGTCGAGGCGTTCCAGAAGATTTTGGGTACGCTGATGAACATTATTGAGGACCGCCGTATTGATAGTTTCGTCTATCAGAACGCGGGTGGGTATCGTCCGTACTATGACGCGATGTATAGTAAGTATTTCTTTAATGATGATGTGACCAAGAATATGAAGTATAATCCCGATTGGCGGAAGCCGACTGTGGAAAACTATCTGACTTGGCTCATCCATATCTTCCATCCCGATTTTGACCGCAATGCTCTTCCTGGTCTTTCGAAGATGGTGGATATGATTGACCTCCGAAACATTCGTCGGTTTGACTCCGACAAGCGGTTGCCGAATGATTATGCTAAGTGTGTAGTTTCTTCCCAGACTGCTCCGTGGACGGAGTATTATGCGAAGCATGGGACCAATCCGCATCAGTATTCTGAGTATAGTCGGTTTCCATATCTTCTTGATTACTCTTCTCTCCCGCAGTTGTGGCGAGTGGCGAACGATATTCTCTACACGATTATCCAGTATGTCGCCAACTATGAGCAGGAGATGAAGCCGGAGAAGGGGGAGGGGGCCAAGACTATTCAGATTGATATGAATGGTGTTGGTTTCGATGTGGATGCTAATACGCTCCCCAACCTTGACCTAAATCAATCTACTATGACCTCTACTCCGAAGAAGTTTAATCCGAAAAAGGCGGAGGCGTGGAAGAAGAAGATTGAGCAGGTAATGAAGGGTGAAAATCGTCGAAAGAAGCTGAAGAATAATGAGAAGCAGGATATTCAGAATCTTGAAAATGCAGATGCTCAGTTGGTCGAGGCTGGTGATAATATCGTCGGGAAGTTCCCGTGTATGGTGACGCGGAAGCTGACCAAGCAGATTATGGAGTCCAGCGTGTTTCCGTTCACCTCGACGACCTGGGAGCAGAAGAACAATACATATTCTCTACGGAAGGATAAGAAGGCAGAAGAGGCTGTGGTGGCTGGTGTTCGTATGGGGCAGATTCTCGCCCATCGTCTGGCGGTTCGTAATGACCCGCAGATTACGCACTTCACTCGTCAAGAGCACGGGAAGATTGACCGCCGTATCCTATCGCAGTTGGGGATGGATATTGAGAATGTATTTAAGCGGACTACTGTGGATAACTACAAGCCCGTTATGATTCATCTTTCTCTTGACGCTTCGGGTTCGATGGGTGGTAATAAGTGGTATAAGACGATGACTGTGGCTACGGCGTTGGCGTATGTGGCGAGTAAGATTAACAACGTCGAAGTGGTGATTACCATTCGTGGTGACCAGCAGATTCCGATTGTCGCGGTCATCTACGATAGTCGTAAAGACAACTTCCAGAAGGCACGGTCGTTGTTCCCGTATATCTCCCCGACTGGTTCGACTCCTGAGGGATTGTGTTTCTCCGCTACTCTTGACCTTATCACGGAATGTTCTGGTGAGTATGATGTATATTTCATCAACTTCTCCGATGGTGAACCTGGGACTTCGGTTCGTCGTGGAAATGATTACAAGTCATATAGTGGGACTCAGGCGTATGACCACACTCGTCGGCAGGTCAAGGCGATGAAGGAAGCTGGGGTGAAGGTGTTGTCGTACTTCATTTCAGATTACGAAGTGGAACGTATTCAGTATCACTCCGCGTACTCTCCTTTCAAGAAGATGTATGGTGAAGATGCGGTGTTCGTCAACGTGAAGAACGTAACTGAGGTTCTTCGCACTCTCAATAAACTCCTAATTAAAAAGGTGTAAAATGAAAAAGATTATAATGGTTTTTTCACTTCTCACGATGGTCGCTTGTAAGGAAGTGGTTTATCTTACTGGCCCAACCGTCACCAAGACAGATACACTTGTAGTTTCTGGTGGACTGCAAAATGTGAATATTCGTATTGATTGGGCAAAGTTCAATAAGACGAATATTAGTAAACTCACTAGTGAACTTATGGCAAATGCGGTATCCGATAGTGGTTTGAGGATTACGCATGTTGGAGCACGTCTTGTGTATCCCAACAACAATGCTTCCTTCTCACAGTCTGCCGCTCGTGACACTACCAATACTCGTTTAATTACGATGCAGGTTCCTCCTACCGACACCGCACATCTGTATGTTCTCGCGGTCTTTGATTCTGGGAGTGTTCGTAAGGCACTTAAAATGGGTGTAAAGCGTAATATTAGTATTCCTGCAAACGGGTCGGTTCTCTTTACTCTGGATTCGTTGACGTTACTGGATACTGAGTGGACTATTGATTCTATTGCGGACAGTACCCTTCGTATGGTCAACGATACGATTCGTGTGACTTTATCAGATACACTCAGTACTGGAAATGTTCGAGTTCGTGTAACTGACCCTTATCAGATTGGTACGCAGTTTATCGCATATTCTAATCGTATCGTGAAGTTTTATGGGTCTGGATTTGAGTATGGTAATACCGATGGCTGGCGAAAGTTTGGTATTGTAACAAACAATCGTGACACCGCAACGTCTACAGATACATTCTGGCCTTACATTGATGGTGTATTCTTTAATCTAAATGGTGAATATCTTGTCGGTAAGAAAGGTATTATTAAAACTACTTGGCAATAATGAAAGATATACGGCGTGGATTACCTTCTGTTGGTAAACTGATAGAGAAACAGGTAATTCGTGATATGATGATGTCCTCTCCGCGTTCATTAGTTATGGACGCGGTTAGGGCTGCCGTTGATGATGTACGATTGAATCCCGATATGATTCCCGACACGGATGAAAGTTGGGGAAATCTTGTACAAAAATATCTTGATAAGATGATGACTCGTTCACTTCGCACTGTCATCAATGCTACTGGTGTCATCGTACATACTAACTTAGGTAGAGCACCACTTGCAATACCAGCAATCAATGCAATACGAGACATCGCATATGATTTCTCTAATCTGGAATATGATATTGAGAATGGTGTTCGAGGTTCACGACATACACATTGTGCCAAACTCTTATGTAAACTAACAGGTGCAGAAGATGCCATCGTGGTAAACAACTGTGCCGCAGCACTGGTACTCACTCTCAATACCTTATCACAGAATAAAGAAGCAATCATATCCAGAGGAGAACTGGTGGAGATTGGTGGTAGTTTCCGTGTTCCCGATATTATGGCTCGGAGTAATGCACAATTGGTGGAAGTCGGAACCACGAATAGAACACATCTCAAAGATTATGAAAATGCTATTACACCAAATACAGGTGCAATCTTATCGGTGCATAGAAGTAACTTTGTACAAAAAGGATTTGTATCATCTGTTCTTCCCGATGAACTGGTGTTATTATCGGAGAAATATAATATCCCACTCATTCACGATTTCGGTAGTGGATTGATGGTTGACCTATCAGAATGGGGATTGTATGGTGAACCAACGGCAACAGATGCAGTCCGTGATGGTGCATCGGTGGTGATGATGAGTGGAGATAAATTATTAGGTGGACCCCAGGCAGGTATTATTTTGGGGAAGAAATCTATAATTAAAATGTTAAAGGAAAATCCATTGGCACGGGCATTTCGTGTAGATAAACTAACTCTCGCAGCATTGGAAGCAACATTAGAATTGTATTATGATAAAGATATAGCAGTGAATGAAATACCAGTTCTCAGAATGATTACGATGTCTCCTTACGAATTACATACCCGTGCTGCTAACATAGTTGACAAACTGGTAGAGATGGGTTATAATGTAAATGTGGTTGATTCGGAGGCTACGATTGGTGGGGGAGCATTTCCTGACTCTAAAATAGACTCTATCGCAATTAGTATAAATGACATAAATCCAAATGAGGTAGATAAGAAGCTACGAGCACTTGGAACACCTATTGTTGGTCGTATAGTAGATAATACATTATTATTAGATATGCGAACAGTTCCAGCAATATACGATGATATATTATACAGTAGTTTAACCGAAGTATTAACCCTTGACAAATAACTTATGAACGATTATATTCTATATCTAAGCTTGATGGTGATTGGTGGAGCAATCTGGAATATTAGAAATTATGTTAAGTATCTGGAAACTAAGAACGCAATACTACTTCAAATGCTAATGGAGAATGGTTATGACGCTGACTTGGCCCTACGGACCAGAAACGCTGACTCAACATCTGAATAGATTTTCCAAGTATCTCCACCGCAAAAGAAAGTTTGATATTCCTAATCTGTCTGTGATGACTTATAATATGTACCTTCACTACAAGACGGAAACTGGTGTACACATTGAACTGTATGAAGATTTGGCTCGTCCGTTAAAGAATAAAGTTCACTTATGGAGCTTAGGACAATTGCAAGATGTAGCGCAATTCCTAGCTAACAAGATACAAGTTCATCTTGGCGTGACAGCCGAACAATAAGAAACCCACCATTCGGTGGGTTTTTTATTATTACTTAATTGGTAATCCAGTTAATCGTCGTACACTATCCAACGGCACCTTGTGCATCTCAAATGATTTACTACGTTCTGGAACATTTGGAAACACATACGATTCTACTTGGTCCTTGTAACGGAGTACTTTCCAGCAGTGCGTTGGAACAGCAACTCTCTTGATTCGTGATACTTCACCCACACATCCCGCTTGAACAAATACAGAATCATTTTCTACAGCAAGAACACGAGTCCACTCTTCCAAGTTCTTCCACTGCCCACGATTAAGTCCTGGATATTGTGGTGCCATATTTGTGAAATAGAAACTTTCTGCCATATGAACGTCATTACAACGTGCGTCTGCTGCTGGGGAAATGTGTCCTCTGTCAAATCCAGACTTTACATAATCTTCGTCAATATCACTTTCCTTACGAACTTGTGGGTCTGGAAGAAATTTATCGGTTCTCTTTGCGGGGGTCTTACATTCTAATTCACCACGGGTCGTTCCCCATTCTACTAAGATAGGATAGTGCAGTGACTTAGAAAACACAGAGATATAATTCTTATGAACGACACGAATTGTATCTTGTGCAGTCAAAGGTGAAACAAATAATACCAACAATAATAAAATCTTTTTCATACTGTCTCCAAAAAGGTCATTCATAAATAGTTTCCTCACTATTTATAGATTGGATATTTCCGGAGGATTCATGTCTCAGTATAAACTGGATATAATACCAAGTCAACTCTCTGATGCATTGGTAAACATCAACCAACATGGTAAAGATGGTTGGGAGTTCATACACTTATATAATAATATGGGTGTGTTTAAAGCAGCAGCCGCAGGGTCGATAACCAGCGGTTCTTTGAACCCAACCGCGGACGCATTTGGTCGTAATCGTGTATCCGAACAATTCACACTAGGTGACTACAAACATATCTATGGAAATATTGCGGATACCTTCATCAATAAGTTAACTGGTGACGGAGATGTTTCATATAATATAAACGAGGCATCGGTTACCTTATCTGCTACCAATAGTGGAAGTTCTGCAATTCACCAAACCAAAATGTATCATCATTATATGCCTGGCAAGAGTCAGTTCATTCTTTCCAGTTTTGTGTTTGGTGCACCAGTAAATGGATCCACAAAACGTACTGGATACTTTGATGACCATAACGGTATCTTCCTCGAACAAGATGCTACGGGAAGTTTACAATTTGTTATCCGTTCCGCAACTAACGGTACTGGGTCTATCGTAGAAAATAGAGTCAAACAAGAAAATTGGAATGTCAATACATTGTCAAGTGGTGATTTTACTCTTGATGTCACTAAATCCGCATTACTATATATTGATTTCCAATGGTTAGCGGTTGGTCGTGTTCGTATGGGATTTATTCATAAGGGCATTGGAGTTATTTGTCACGTATTTGACCACACGAATTTGACCGATGTGGCATATATGCAAAACCCAAATCTTCCAGTTCGATGTGAAATTATAAATTCTACAACTGTCGCATCGTCGATGGATCAAATTTGTTCTACGGTAGTGAGTGAAGGTGGATATAACGAAGCGGGTCGTGCGTTCTCTATTTCCAATGACAGTTTCCGCTCACTTACGAGTGGGTCAACTTTACCAATCCTCGCAATCAGATTAAAAAATTCTGTGAATGGGCTACCAAATCGTGCATTCGTTCGTTTACAAGAAGCAAGTGTATTCACTGACCAACAAAGTATTCGATTCCTATTAAGTAAGTTACCTAGTGGGTCAATGTTAACCACAGCAAGTGCATGGGTGTCGGTGAATAACAATAATTCTTTGGTAGAATACAATACAAGTGCTACTGGATACACCGATGGAACTGTGTTACTCTCTGGATTCGTTGGGGCAAATTCTTTAAACCCAACACAAGCAAATCCACTAAGTACTACTAGAGGTGGAGTAGATAATAAGCAAAACTTCATTACACAAAATTATGATAGTACAGATAGTGAAATATATGTGTTAATTGCAAAGAACATGACCGCTAGTACAACAAATGTTGGTGGATCGTTATTGTGGTCAGAAATTTATTAACATATGCCATTATCATTAACTAATCAAAATGATGCAGGTAGTTTCGGTTTAACTGGAACAACAGGTAGATTCGCTGCTTCGGTCACAGTTGTGGCGGATAGTATTCGTGCATTCTTAACTGGCAGTTCTTCATCCTCATACGATGCTGCAGCAGTCAACACGTGGGTAAAGGTGACCCAAGCAGAATATAATAGTGTTGCTGCAAGATTGTCCTCCGTTACAAAGGTTGGTGCAACAGACTTACAGGTTAACACTAGACTTATCGCAACAGGATATAACCTTTCACAAACAAACGATTTTACCATACCATCCGACACATACATTTTTGGTATGATAATTGAACCATGGAATACTAATAGTTCTGGTAGTGTTGGGTATACCACTACCGTTACTGGTAGTATCAGCGATTACAATACTTACTTTGGTAATAATTTCGTAGGATTAATTGGTGGTGGTCGTAATTATTTTATTCTTAAAAAACCAACCACAGCTACAACATCTACTGTGTATCCATTCGTAACGATGAGTGCTTCTCCAAATGGTATGAATTATGAAGGATGGGGTTGGACTGGAACGATTTGGCAATATACCACCGCGGCTTCTAACACGATGGCTAAATTCCAATTACTCACCACAACAAATAAACAGTGGTAATAAATAGTATTTAATATAATACAATTCTTAATGAAATCTTAATGTACGGGGACTTGTCTTAGGCAGGTTCCCGTATTATATTTCTAGAGTAATGAAGTCCACACACTCTCTCTATGAGGCACTATGACTACTCTGGTAAAGGTTCTCGACAACTTCACTGCGATTGACCACAACGGCAACGACATCACGGATGAGATTCCGTTCACCGCTCGTAAGCGTGCATACACGAATGGTGTCGCCCTTCGTATGGTGGCGACTAAGACGGGTAAGACGCAGTGGCGTGATACGGACCTCGCGGATTTCGAGGCGCTCCGTAAGACGGCGGTTCCTACGAAGCCAATTGAGAATGTGAAGAATGAGCTGGAGAATGATGTGGTGGAGTTCTTGAAGGATTGTGAGAAGGTCAAGCCCGCACATCTTATTATGGATTCGCTGAAGTGGCGTTATCTGATGCGGTCAGTCCTTCGTGGCAAGAATATTATGATGACTGGTCCTTCGGGTTGTGGTAAGACCCTCGCTGCGCAGACCGTGGCTAAGGTTCTTGATGGTCGGCAGTTCTTCTACTTTAACGTTGGTGCAACCCAAGACCCGCGTTCTACTCTTATCGGAAATACCCATTACAGCAAGGACAAGGGTACCTTCGTAGCGGAGGCTCTGTTCGTCAAGGCGATTCAGACTCCGAACGCTATCGTTCTCCTTGACGAGCTGACCCGTGGACACGCCGATGCGTGGAATATTCTGATGACGGTCCTCGACGAGAACCAGCGGTATCTTCGTATTGACGAGATGCCCGATACTCCGACGATTAAGGTGGCAAAGGGTGTGACCTTTATCGCTACGGCAAACATCGGTGCCGAGTATACCGCCACCCGCGTCCTCGACCGCGCGATGATGGACCGATTCGCTTCGGTGGTCGAGATGGAACCGCTGGGTAAGGATGATGAGGTCAAGCTTCTTACGATGACGTATCCTGAGGTGTCGGCACATAATCTGTCCGCTATCGCTGAGATTGCAGACCACACTCGTACTCAGGTTCGTAGTGATGACCCGAAGGTGACTACCTCTATCTCATCCCGTATGACTGTCGAGATGGCTGGTCTGTTGAATGACGGGTTCAATCTCGCAGAGGCGGCTGAGGCGTGTATCTATCCCTTCTTCTCTCCCGCTGGTGGTAATGACTCTGAGCGGACGTATATGAGGCAGTTGGTACAGAAGTTCTTCTCCACGGATTCGAATGGAACCCAGGCGCCGTGGGAGAATATCGCTAAGGACGAGAACACTCCGTTCTAATGTGTAATTGCAAGAGATACGACCCAGAGGGTGAACGTGATAGTGGGTACGCCTGTTACTATTGTAACGGGCGTATTCCCGTTCGTTCTATTCACCAAGAAAATGTAAATGGTAAAATCTTTTATTTCTGTTCTTCCGACTGTGCGCATCTGTGGTCAAGTATAGAGTAAATGATATGTATAGAAGTACCCACTAAGAGGTTTTATGAATCCACGATATAATGTGATTATCCCAAAAATAATAAAAGAGAAAGTTCTTGATTTCGCTATGAATTCTGGACTATCTTATTTTAATATAAACGCGGACCCTCGTAAGGAAGCAGAGAAGGGGAAGCGTAGATTTGCTATGCTTACAGAGTATCCCGAATTGGAAATATCACAAATGGTAGATGCGTTCAAAGAAATCGCATACGAAGAAATTGGTATTGCAGAAATTCTACCCGAACCACAATTCGGTAATTTTATTGGTGTAAATTTAGAAGGTGGAAGTGTGCATGAACACCAAGATGCTCGTGATGAAAATAATAATGTTCATCTCCGTTTTAATTTTATGATTCAGAAACCAGATATTGGTGGTAATCCTATCATTAATGGAAAAGAATATTGGATTGATGAGGATACGTGTTGGATGAACTACGCATCGGAATGGAAACATGGGTCAACACCTGTGGCGGGTTCACGTGCACGTGTGGTATTGAGTATGGGTGCATGTGTACCTGAACATATTGTACGAGAAAAGATTTCCAAAAAAATTGGATGGGAGGCATAATGTTAGAAAATATACAATACGACAGAATTCTACAACCACAAGAGGATGGTTATGATGTACAAATTTTTCAAGAAATTAAAAAGAGTCAGGGGTATGTTCCTATTGACTATCCATCTTCTATGGTTAAGTTTCACGGAAAGGTTGCAGTCCTTCCTCCGTCCGAACATGCGGTAGATTATCTCAACAATATTAATTTTGAACGTATAGCTAATTACTATAGCGCTGCTTGGGGTCTTGGGTACAATAACGTTCGTCAATTAGTTGACGCGTATATTCCTAACATTGACCCCAACACAAACTTCAGTGGTCAACATGATGGTGTGGAATTTGGACATCCAGGTGCATGGGGTATTATGTCCTCATTGGTGACACACGACCCCGCAGCTACGTTGGCAAACTTGGTGCACGAACTAATGCATTGGAAGTTAGTCGCACTAGGATTTGGACTTCGTGCGAACACGTTCTTCCCAACCACACAAGAATTTATTCTAAACCACGAAAGTGAATTGTGCTGGTCTATTGTGAATAGTTACGCAGACACTGCACAACCTGCCGTTGGAAATAAACCAACTGACAGACCTGTATCCGCATCTCTTCACGCATATCTTTCATTCCTTGGTGTGGCGTATACACATACCCAAGTGTTGAAGATTGACCCAAACAACCAAGAATCGCAATGGAGAATGACACGTTGGGGTTCACGATTTGATAAGTGTTTGGATGAAATTTTTAAGGTTGGAAAGTTTACCCCGAAGGGACAACGTTTGATGATTGGTGTTGCAAAGTGGACATCTGATTTCTTCTATGAAGCACGACAAGTAGGTTACAAACTCTAGGAGGTTATATGAACGAGATTTTATTAGCTCTTATTGGTTCAATCGCAATGATAGGATGTTGGGGGGCAATTATTATGAATTACGAAAAGCAAAAGGTAAAACAAGCAAATAAAGAAAAGAATATGTACGAAACGTGTGTATCGTGTGGTGAAATGGTACATGTCCGAAAGGATACACCGATTGACCAGAGGTTCTACTATGTGGAAGGTGCTGGTCAATTGTGCCACGATTGTTATGATTATACCTATCGTAGTAAATAATATTTAATATACCACTTGACAAATATATAACAATCTGTTATATTTCAAGTAACCCTAACCGTAAGGAGAAACAAATGCCGAAGGCGCCTGTGTTCAAGCATGGAGAGATGGTGGTGATTACGCATCCGACTGATGACCATTATCTTGATATGACGGGTGTAGTGATGCAAGAAGAGTATCGTAGTTACATCAATGACTACGTGTATTACGTCCGACTTGATGAAGATGGATATGAGATGGAATTCACGGCAGATGAACTTACACTTGAAGAGGATATGTAAAATGGGTAAGACTTGGAAGGACAAGAATAAGTGGGAAAAGAAGCAAGAGGGGAAGAATATCAAAAAGACAAAGAAAGAACATAAATATTCTTCTGGTAGTAATGAGGATAGAAACATCAATTATAACCGCATCTCTAGCTTCGAATGGTATGACTACGATTACGAGAACGATTAATTATGTAAAGGATTACGATACGTTGTCCACGATGGCTGCGGATATCGTAAGGAAGGAAATACATAGAAGCAACACAACTGTACTTGGATTACCTACTGGTGGAACTCCCATCGGTATGTATGAGAAGTTGGTGAAGGATAAGACAATTGATTGGCGATTCGTCCAGACATTTAATCTTGACGAGTATGTGGGAATTGACCCCAACCATCCAGAGAGTTATAGAAACTTTATGGCACGGCATTTCCACAATCACGTAAATATCCCAAAAGAATATATCTACTTTCCAGACCCGAATAATCCAGAGAACTATGATGACCTCATCGCACAACGTGGGGGCATTGACCTGCTCGTAATGGGTATGGGGTCAAATGGACACGTGGCGTTTAATGAACCTGGAACGGATATGATGTCTGAAACACATATTACGGACTTAAAGGAACAAACCATAAAGGATAATTCCCGTTTCTTCAATTCAATTGACGAGGTTCCAACCCAAGCGGTCACGATGGGACTACGAACTATCTTGGGTGCACAAAAGATATTGTTGTTGGTGACGGGAAAGAAGAAGTTAAAGGTTTTGCAAAAGGCTATCTGGAAACCTGACTATAGTATCCCTGTATCTATTATTAATAGTCACAGAAAGGTGGAGATATTATATTGTGATTAATAAGTTAATGGTAGTTGCTCATCCCGACGATGAAACGTTATTCGGTGGTGGGGAACTGATTAAGCATGCAAAAGAATATAAAGTAATTGTATTAGATTATGGAAATCATATTACCCGTCATATTGAATTCCTACGGGCAATGCAAATGATTGGTATAGAGAAGTGGGAACATTGGGATGGGGAACCCTACAAGACCTCTGCCGCATATAATGAATCTATCCTCATCCCCCGCATAGAACGGGTCCTGGATGAGCAGAATTGGGATATGGTGGTCACTCACAATCAAGGTGGGGAGTACGGTCACTATCGGCATGTATCCACGCATAACGTGATGGCACGGCTGTGTCCTGAGAAATTATATGTATTTAATACGGACTTGACTACTCGACTTCCCGACGATATATTACATAAGAAGCACGAGGTACTTTCTACCGCATACCAATCGCAATATAACGTATTAAAATGGTTTCGATGGGAATATGAGGTTCTAACTAAATACCAATAATTTTAATCTCTACGGTCAAACTATGTATAGAACACGAAACGGATTATCGGAGTCACGTATGGATAAGCAATACCGTGAAATGGTCAATACGCGTAGATTATATAAGTTTGAAGGAGAATTCTTTAATCTCCTACCTTACAGATATATGACCGTACAAATGAATCTCACCACACTCAGAAATATTGCTAAAATATTGTGGAATGGGGAAAATACTACGTGGTTTTCGATCCCTGAGGTTCGTTTCGGCAAAGGATTATATCACGGCACCGCCAGAGGCAAAAAATATTATTATAGCTGGTGTGACCGACAAACTATTGAACTCGCTCCCACTCAACGTGATATCTTGACCTTGATACACGAAATGGTACACGCATTGGGGTATGGATACCACGATACGAAATTCGTGGGGAAGTATATTGAAATGTTGGTCAAGTACGCAGGGGTTCCAAAGAAAGAACTTATCCAAGGCATGCAACACTATAAGGTCGCTCTTCCACGTAAATACAAGAGGTTATATAAATGCCAAGACTCCCACAAGGTACCATCACGCTCACCGCGCAAAGGTGGATGGACTTCCAAACAGGGAAAGTCCAAAAAAACCCGTTAAAAGACCAATCCATCAACGAGCAGTATTACGAAAGTCTTTACGAGGAATATAAAGAACGTCAACTTAATGAGTTTACCACGACTCGTATCATTATCCCAAAAGGTACGAAAATGATGGTGTGGAACGACCACCGTTCCTTTGTTGGGGACATGCTCACTTACATAGACTATTGGACAAACCGTGGGGAACATTACTTTCGCATCCCAAGGGGTAAGGAACTCTCGGTCGAACATATATCTAATAGAGATATTGATATTCCACTTGTTGTGTGGTCAACCGTACTCAGTCATATTATTGCCGATAAGACACGTACTACTAAATACAGTATATTAGAGGATTCCCCTATCTATGGTCTTTGGGTCAAGATGTATGAAACTCCTACCTATATTCCACAATTAGATAAAAAGATTGTTGCCTATGGAGTATGGGAACAAGATATTTCAGACATCAATATAAAGAATAATGTGGTGTTTCCTGTTGGTGGTGCTTCGATGATGAACAATCCAAAAAGAGCATATACAAATCCCTTAACAGGCAAAACTATTGTCCCAGGGAATACTAATATTTGGGTATGTGGATATTGTGGTGGTGATACCTCCCAAATAGAATATGATTATTTAAGTGGTACGAATCATCTATCGTGTGAATTACAAAATAGTATGGGAGCTAACTGCTAACACACCTATGCCTCCATATAGTCATCCTATAAACATCCAAGACATCTACGACTATTATAAGCTAATTAATGGTCAGTACTTGGCAAAAGAAAATGATAAGATAATAGTCTGGTATAACTACGATGGGTTACAATCTATGTTCGATACCGTGGTCGGACTAGAAAAAGAATATAATAGTGAAATGATAGACTTTAATGGTGTAACAGAAGGATTTACTAACTATATAACAAGTCTAGAGCATTGGAAAGAATGTAAGGTAGTCGAGGGGAAAGTAGATAATATAACATATAAAACAAAAATAAAGCAAATGGAATTAAAAACTGGAATAAGTCCATATTATCGTTTTAACTATGTCAATATCCATAATGTGATATTAGCAGAACCAAAAATCCATCCTATCTATGGGGAATATGTAGGGTGGTCAACCTCGGTAATAACCCTATGACAAACTATATCGCACAGATGTTACATCCAAGTGATTTGGAGAATGTATCAATCCCACAAGGGGAAACTATTACCTTATTTAAAAATTACCATGGAATAGAAAAGTACTTTGAGGGAGATACTATCCCTGACACGCTTCTTCTACGGGTAACGGCGGTCAAGAAGGAAGGAGACATCTACCAACTATATAACGTAGGAAATAAGGGATTTAAAAAGAGTTATTTAAAGGTATATGATACGGAACAATCTCACCCCCAATATGGGGCATATGTCGGATGGATGGTACACCTATGAAAACAATATTTTGGCTTATAGTATTAATCGTCGCTATAGTATTGGTAGCAACATCGGATAAGAACCCACCTGATGAGAATTGGTACTAAGGGATACAACAATGGGAGTGCAGTGAAGCTGGTGGTTCGACTGATCTTCAAAATCAGTAAGTCTTATACCCAACTCCATAGACTGCGGGGTTCGATTCCTCGGCATTCCCGCCACATAGTAGGTAGGATAAGGCGGATATACCCCATATAGAGGTATGTCCGTTTTATCATTTTTACCGCCCGTTTTATCATTTTTGTGTGCGTTTTATCATTTTTCGTGAATACGGGGTCGCGGTCATATTAATATGATATATTGGTAATATCAAAATGATATCAATTCTATAGAACTCTATATCGATAAAATAAAGGCAATTAATAGGAGCATTAGTGTTTTCGCTTCGTGAGCAAATTTTTTTATGCTTGGAAAATCGCCCCACCTCGTGAATGTAAACAAGCCTGATAAGCATGTGGATATGTGGAAAAATGATAAAACCCTAAAAGCATGATAAAACTGGATGATAAAACCATCGCCCGTATAAACCCCGAAGAATACTTTAGCTCTGAAGCAAATGTGGATAACTCCTAATAATATGTTATATTGACACGCCCTGCTGACATTATGACATTACCCATTATTGCCCGAAGAAACACCGAAGCAATTGTAACGATTTCTCTACCCTATTGACAATAACGGCGTGGGCTATTATCTTTATATTAGGAAAGGCTACGCCTCGTTTTATCACCTTTTGGATTCGTTTTATCATTTTTTGAGGTTGGTGGAAAATATGAACCCCACCGCCCCTGCATAGTCTATGGAGCGATGGGGAACGATAAAAATAGAAAAGGTTAGGCGTTTCGGGGCTTTAGGTTTCCGGTATGTACGAAATGCACCCGCCCCTGCATATCCTCTACGTTACGGAATACCCCGCCCTTGCTTCCCCCTGGAATATTGACCACGCGGAGCAGCATCCCGTCCTTTAGGGTTGGGTTATAGGGCGACCAGCCCACCCAGCGATAGACCACGCCCTTGCGCACCCGATTTGCGCGATATCTAAACATTCTGCCGCCCCCGCGTCTGCCCCATAAACTTTTGAACGGCGCCGGTGGCGAGTAGCAGCTCCTCCGCCCCATAGACGGCGTTAGCCCCGCAGCTTTCGCACTCATACTTTCGGGCGTCGGGCTCCACGCCCTCCTGCTCCTGCCCGCAACGGACGCAGATGCCGATATAGTCATCCGCCACTGCGGCGAGGATAGAGTCGAGGGTGATGCTAGGATGGATCGCCATTTTTTATTTTCTCCTTTACTTGGTAAGGTTGTAGGGCTTGGTCCAGCTTCCCACGTTTACATCGTAGTAATACGCGGTGTCGAAATAGTCGATCTGGGCGTCGCTGTTATCGTACCAGTCCGCCGCTTTCATCGCGGGGATGATTTCGGAAAGGAACGCCAGCGACTCCCCACTATAGTGCTCCTGGAACCAGTAGGGGTTGATCGAAATCTCGTACCGCTTCCGCATCTCATCCTTGTCAATCTTGTGCGAAACATACCCAAACTGCCGCTGCTCGATCAGGTCACCGATGAAATCGATCGACCCGCTGGTCAGCTTTAGCACGATCGTGGAATGATTGCGGACGGATAGGGATCCCTTCATTCCGTACTTAGCGAGAATGGGCTTCACCTTCGCCGCCACCTTCGCCTTGCGTTCCTGATTCATATACGCCATCTGTCTTGCTCCGTTTGTTTGGGTTGTATTATAATATAATACAATATCGGGCAGATACAAGCCCCCTGCGCATTTTTCTTTTTTTCGTTACAAACCGAACAAACACCGAAGCGGGGGGTTGTCAAGCCCTATAACGGGATTGTTACACAATTGTTACAATCGTTTTATCACTCGGTTTTATCATCTTTTTCGTGTAAAAAGAAAAACCCCACGTATTAGGTGGGGCGGAGAAAGTAGAAGCTCCAGTTTTCTGTTTCGCGTCTATAGAGTTTTGCTTTCGTTCCTTTCTTTATACCTGGGATTCCTTTCACACCGAACTGCGTGAGTGCGTAGGGTTGTTTATTCTTATCTATTACGTTGACCCACCCATTAGGGCTGACCTCTACCACGGTCACATCTGCGATATATTTTTCATTCACCATTAGTGCGACTCCAGGTTTATATAGTCATCCTCACCGACCACGCCCCAGAACATCGTGGCGATCTCTTCGGGAGTATAAAGATGCGGAAGGATATTGCGTGAAGGCTGGTCGGGATCCTCACTATTCAGCTCATCGTAATAGGTGGCGATAGAGTCCTGAATAATATGAAGTGCGTAGTTATTCCCGATAAGAGTATAGGCGGAGTCTCCCCACGATACACCGCTCAGCCCATAGTCTGCGATTGCTTCCACCTCTTCATCGCTGAACCCGATATGGTCGAGGATGTCCCAAAGGGAAATGACGGTCAAAGTCTTTTTATGAATCATTATGCAGCCCTCCGAAGAATGGTGAACCCGCTGTTATCCTTTTTCGCTTTCCCCTTTGCCAGTAGACCGACCACCACGTTCTGCGGGTCGAGGAACCGAAGGTCAGTCTCGGTGCCGTCAATCACCGTGCGACCAAACCAAACATCGGGGAGACTATCGAACACAACCGCCACGTTCATATCCTGCGGGATAAGGTGTTCATTCTCTTCGCTACGGCTGAAGGTAAGGTGATAGTTAGAAGGAATGTTCCGACGATTAGGGATCTTTGTGTAGTCATAAAAGGTAAGGTTAGGAAACATTTCCATAATGTTTGCGAACCCATTCACCGCGACAGTCTCCCAGCGGATATCGCTCGTCCCGTTCAAACGGAAAACGGGAGTCATCCCCTCACGGTCCGCCTTACGAACCGCCGCGTGGATATCCTTCACCAACTGCGACATAAAGTTTTCGCGGTCCTCAAAGAAAAGCTTAGTCTTACGGATGCGAGCCTCTTGAATGGCGGTGAACCGACCACGCCCCGCCGTATTGAGACACGCCGCGGTGCAACCCTTGCTCGCCATCGGGCAGGTATTGTATCCCGAAAGCCAGGACGGGGCGAGGTGAAGGATGAAGGTAAGATACCCCATCGCCTCGCCCTTCACCGTCTTAGTGTTGCCGATAGTCAAAAACTTCATTTCGTGTTTCTCCGTAGTGTAGTGGGATGATTGTAATATAATACTATATCCCAGGACCACAAGCCCCCGATTGTAACGATTTCATTAGGGATGAGAACCATTCTCAACCGTTTTATCACGGTTTTATCATTTTGGAAAAAGCGAAAACCCCTAGACGGAGTGACTAGGGGTTTTCTATTCGTGCCGCTCGTATTAGATGAGGGTCATCAAAAGATTTCCCATCCCTACATACGTCCCATAGCGGTCACGCGTTTCGTTCGATTTTGTATAATACTTTCCCTTATATGTTCCGTTCCTATCTCGAAGCTCTTGATAGTCAGAGTAGATATAGAGGGTTCCCATCAATTGACCGTGGCGGTCACGAAGCTCTTGCGTAGACATTAGACCCCCTTGGTGAGAAGGACTCGTGCGATAGACTCCCACCGCGTGGGGTTATCCTTTGCCAGACCACACAGCTTCATCAGAGTGCGGATAGACAACTCGCGGAGTGAATCACGATGCACCTTTAGGAAGGAAAGAATTGGAGTGCGAAGATGATTCGGGACATCCTCACGGTCGAAGATACGACCACTCGACGCGATGTGTTCCACCCACACACCCAATTCGTTTCGATTGTGGAGTCGAAGGTCAAGATACAGACTCCGCGACATCAACGCCTCGAAGTGTTGTGCGTACTTGTTCTTACCCTCATCCACAAAAGTCTGAAAGTCAAGATTCGAAATAAAAATCATCGCACCGTTGAACTCGAAACTCTGCGGGATGTCGTTCTCACGAAGCTGGGGAGCCTCCTTCATATACGACACCTTACGCGTCGAGGAAGTATCACACAGCGCCTTCAAGATGTTCAACGCGTCCTCATCGTTGAAGATAGAGTCTGCATCGTCGAGGACGATAACATTCCCTGGCTTACGATACTGATACGCCAACATATAGAGATGAAGGGCGGACATAGACCCACGAACAATCTCGTGCGGAACATCGGCGTGTTCCAGAATGTTCTCGACGGTGTAGGTCTTACCGACACCAGGTGCGCCCGTCACCACCATCGCCCGAATGTTCTTGGCGATTGCACCCTTGGTCAAGAGTGAGAGGATATCGAACCGCTCCTTCAAATCGGTAAGAATCTGAGAATCACTACGAACCTTCGGCTTCGACGCCTCACGGGCGGCGATGTCCGCCTTAGAGGGGCGACCACGCTTCACGACACGAATAGACATTTAGAAATCTCCGTTGGGATTGGGAATTTGTAATATAACTAACTTACCTACGAAAGTCAAGCCCCTGCGACCTCTCCCACCTCGCCATCTCCTCGCGGTCGAGGTCGGAACATTCCACCGAACAGAACATCGCTTCCGAATGGTCGGGGAGTGGGGTCTTACAATGTTCACACTTCTTTTTCATTTTCATTTCCGATTAGACGTTAGACCAGAACACTTGATTCCCACGACGAACCTTCTTGAAGAACCCGTGACGAACCCCATAGTTGAAGAGGTAGGTACCCCAACCAGAGGTGACGTAGTTAGTACCAGTATGGGGATAGTAGGTGTGTGAGTTGTCGAGGATACGACCAAACACATCTCGAAGGATTTCCGCCTTAGTCGCCTCACCCTTCACCGAAAGGTAATCACGAACACGATTTAAACGGGAATTCGGATTGTAAATAGACTTGGAAAAATTCAAACCGTTGGGGGCGGTCAGATGGGAAGGGACCGACGAAAGGGAACGACCATAACCATAACCAAACATTTTGAAACTCCGTAGAAAAGGGATAAAGGTAATATAACACAATATCCCCAAACCACAAGAGGAAACCCGCCCCGTTACAATTCCGTTACAATTGGACAAGAGCTGGACAAGTTATCCACATCACAAATATTAAAACGTGGAAAACTATGTGGATAAGTTTTATCATCATTTCTTGTAGTTTTATCATCCGCGCAAATTTAAACCCCCCCTGCGGATTTGCAGGGAGGGTTCCCGTATCGTGGGGAACGTCGAGGTTTTTTATTAGAGGGAACCTGGAACGGAAACCCTCGTTAGCGTTAACTGGTGGGGGAGGTTCTGTGACCCTTACGCGCCCACCACAACGCCCGTATCTTTTTTACCGATGGGTGAAAGACATATGCACCCCATTGGTGTCCCACTTTAGTTTGCGGAGGCTTCGGAACCTACGCTTTGCACCATTTCGATTAGGTTCCACCTTGCGGCGGTTGTCGGTCAGACTCCCAACGGGGGAGGTGTTCCCGCGGGACGGCTGACGGGTCGGGAGGCTGTCGTACATCTCGTCCAAATCGTCGTAGTTAATCATAAAAGGAAATCTAATGGGTTGTGGTGTGTTTGTCAAGCCTGCGAGGCAAATTCGTTGATGAACGAAAGCTGGTCCTCATTCACATGCGGCAGTCTTGCCACCGACACCAACCCAAAAGTCTCCCGCGTTGCGTCAAGGTCAAGAAGCTCCGGCCAATCCCAATAGTCGGGACCATTCGACATATCCTCTGTGGTGGTGTATTCCAGTACGATGCGATAGGTCTTAGCCATTAGACATTCTCCAAAAGGTCGGGGTAAACATCCTTCACATCAGAATACAACTGCTCGTCGGTCAACTCATTCAACTGCTCATCCAACGTATCGAACGCGTACTGCACCAAATCCTTGATGTCCATAGTATCCACGATACGGGAGATGTACGCTTCCTGCAACTTGTGCCGATAGGGGCGGTTATCCATATACTGCTCGAAGGCGTTGGTCATCTTACTTCCCCTCTTGGATGTTGGTGATAGACGTTAGAAGGAGGCGGTCATAGTAGTCCGCCATCTCCGTCATCTGCTTCCCACCGCGGGTGCGCATCTCGAAAATCATACCCGAAACCATAGAACCGAAATACCCTGCGGCGTAGGAGTAGTCCCCATATCGCTCGCGGGAAACATCGGTCATCTTGGTCACTGCATCATAGGTGTTGCTCATCATTTTCTCCGTTTGGTGTGTATTGTAATATAACCTTTTATTAGGTCGGTGTCAAGCGTCGAACCCCGCGTACTCGTACCCGTCCAGGTCGTGCCCGTACATCCACTCCGATTCCCGCTCCATGCGGTCGGTGTCGATGGGGGAACCCGAATCCTCCTCATACGCGAGGTCATCGTAATCCGCGTCATACTTAAAACGAAACGCCTCCATCTCCGCCTGCGCCTCCGCCTCACACACAGCGGAACAGAAGAACTCGGAACCGATGAACGAGCCAACCTCGTTCTCGTTGCAGACGGGGCAAATCGGGATGTGGTAGGACATTTTGTTCTCCATTGAAGTTATACTAAATATAACCCTATATCTGGGGGACACAAGGGGGCAGGGGGTCTGTTACAATTCCGTTACAATTGGACAAGATTGGACTATGGGTACAACCCTTGTCCAGCGTTTTATCACGCGGTTTTGGGCATAAAAAACCCCACCTTCGGAGGGTGGGGAAATCCCATAGGGTTTTTTTAATTCTGAATTGCGGTCAAAAGCTTCGTTAACTGTAACTTCTCCCAGCTCAACTCCGCATGCTTCCTATTCAATGCGTCCAGCTCATCGTCAATCGCCTTGATACGGACGGGGGCGTGTTCCTCAACAACCTTGACGATGTTAAACCCATGACCCAACCCCTCTTGCGGGTCAAAGTGGGGAAGGGGAAGAGAGTGAATAGGATTCTCTGCTGTGATTGACTCCATCACCCTTTCCCTACTGACGGGCTTCTTCTTACCGAAGAGTGGGGTCATTACGCGACCACCTTACGCGGACGGCCACGCTTCTTGTACCCAGCCGTAATCTGAGCCTCAGCCTCCAGGTGGGCCTTCTCAGCATCGGTCCCAGCCTTGGGGGAACCCGTATAACCAGACCAATCATACTGCGACACCGTATCAAGAGTACCAAAGGTACGCCGCGGGTTAATCTGAGCCCACGACTTGATGCCGTAGATGATCCACGAATTGCGGTCAACCATATACCGACCAAGCTTCTGTACATCCGTCTGCACGTAGACCTTATCGAACTTACGACCAGTCTCTACCTGCCACTTGTCACCCTTGACGCCAACGTTCTGAGTCATAAGAGCCTTAACGAAAGCCTCAACCTTCTGCGAATACTCGACAGCCTTATCCATTTTAGTTTGCCTCCCACAAGTTATTAAAGAACTTGTATAGTGTTTTCCTACTCTAGTGAATAACCTTCGTGTTATTACACTTTTCCTAACATACTAAATATACCCACTAAATACCAGTTTGTCAAGCCCCTACAATTTCTTTTACCTTTTCGTACTTATACCACATTAGGGCCATCTGGTAACCAGCGTATAACTCACCCTCAATTAAATCTTTATATTCATCAATCTGCTTTAGGTTCAGCGGTGTCTCTTCACCCTCAAACATCACCGATTGCCCGTTGGTCAACTTGGTATGCATCTGTTCCAGCATCGGCATCAGAGTCAAGGTGTTGGTCACGACCTCTTCGAATTCATCTTTATACTTCGGGTCACTATCCAACTTGTCCCAGCAAATCTGTATCTGCTCTGGGTCATTGATAGCCATCTCTTGGATTTCACGTAGTCGGGTCACTGCTTGTTCTCCTTGTCTGAGTGCTTACACATTCTGCGGAAGGAATACCCTGCGCAGCTACACATCCACTTCCCGTTCGGTTGTCGGGTCAAGGTATAGGTTGCACCCCTCGACCCCTGTACCTTCTTCTGCTCTACCTTGACCTTCTCCACCTTGGGACGGTTCCACGATATCTGGCTCAACGTGGTCCCGTGGGGAACCTCTTTCCAATCTGGCATGATGTAGAGCTTATTTCCAATCTTTGCTAGTGCGGGACTATGTATCCCATTCGATGTATACTTCATACACCGACCGTTACGGTGACCTTCCCCTCAATGCGAAGCAGAGTAGTGATAATCTTTCGGAGATTGTCCACCTGCTTCTGATTCTCTACGGTGACCTTCGTATACTGCGTAGTTCCAGTAGGGAAGGTCAGATGCCGGCGTCTTGCCGCCAACACCTTCGGTCTAGCATTGTAGAGTTTCGCAAACTTCTTGAATCCCTTCTGTTCGTAGTAGTGATGTCCGTTTTCAAGCATATGACTCTTTGCCAGAATGTCGTGCAGCTTGTCGGTCACCTCCACACCCTGTAAGTCCCAATATGCCTTTGCATCCGCGGCGTCTCGACGATACTTGAGCGTGGCGGGGTCCACCCCCAACACCTCGGCCGCCTCTGGGGTTGTGTAGTACCCCGTGATGCGAGCGGGTGCCCGCTTGGTCTTACGGCTGATGGTTGGATTATAAAGTTTCATATTAGAGGTCACGGTTAGAAGGATTCTCCTCAACCCACCCCATCCAAGCGATAAGGGCATCTCGTGCCTCTCGACGCTCTAGACCTAGTGCGGCCTGAAGGTAGGGAGCCGCCCCGTACATGTTGACCTCACCAGACTCGCGGAGGCGATTGAGAAACTCGAACTCAGGACGAATAGCCATTTTTAGTTTTCTCCCGTAATCTTAAAGGTCTGCCACTCACCATTCACTCGAAGGTACCCATACTCACACCACGAACCCTTACGGAACCCCAACCACTCTTCAACGTTGGTGTGGACAAGGGCGGACACCCCATTCTCACCGCGGTCCCGACCATAGAAGGTAGTCATACCCTCCGTGCGGTCATCAAACGGGTTGCGTTCCGTGGGGGAACCGATTTGCTGGTCAATCGAAGAAATATCACCCATATCCAGAAGGCGGTCCAGCTTGTCCTCATCAGAATAGAAATCTCGAAGGATAGTTCCCGCGTGTTCGGGATACCCGTCCCAATGTCCGTAGACAGAACGAACCGTCACCCCATCCTCCTGCACCTTACCAACCGTCCATCGCGTAGCCATCGTGTGTCTCCTTAAGTGGTGTTTAGGTAATATAACCTATTATCGGTCAGAAGTCAAGGGGGCGTCCCCCATCGTCTTGACCATATCGTTATAGTCATCCGCCAACCCCGCCATCTTCCGTAGCTCAGCGATGGCGACACTCTTATCCCCAAACTCGTAGACCGCGAGAAGGACAGGGAGGATACCGGTCCAGGTGGGGGTCAGGTCGATAGTCTCAACCTTTTTCGTCTTTTTAGCCATTAACGAACCCCCCGCTCTTCCAGACACTGCGACACATACTCTAGGTCGGCGGAAGCACAGTCATACTCATACGACCCGAACTCCATCTCTTCCATCATCTCATCCAGCTCCTTGTACCACGCCAACATCTCATCCGTGGACATCTGCTTGACCGTCTTAACTTCTAACATTCTGTGTCTCCTTTAGTGGTGTGTATCTAATATAACCTTATTAGTCAGCGTAGTCAAGGGGGTCAAACTGAAAGAACCCCTCAACCCCATCTGGGAACTCTACCGACTGGATCATCTCATCGGTGATAGTATCCATATCCCGATAGTCCCATTCGGTATAGTCATTCAGCTCATCCTCACGGATGACCCATTCCCAGTTGTGGTACTTCCCATTCGTGTGAGTGTTGATGACAAGGAAGCGGTCACAGGTGGACCAATAGACGATGTTTTTTAGTGTGTTGTTCATATAGGTAATATAAGCTAATAACCCCCCACCCACAAGGGGCGGAGGGTATTATAACGTAATTGTTACAATTGGACAGGGTTAGGACTAGAAGCTGGACAGGTACACACTCATCCCCAACTGGAAGAGGATAACCCCATAACAGACCGCCAGCATCTTGTGACCGAATCGGTTGTCAAGGGACGCGGAATGATTGACGGCTGAAAGGAACTCATGGACGTACTTGGTCATGCTGGTCACCTCAAAGAGAAAGAAAGGAAAAGATACCACCAAAGATGTTCTTCAAGATGAATGACCACATCAGATAGGGAATCATCTTGGTCACTACCTCAAAGACCAACCAACCCAACCAGCCTATCAAGAGAAACCAACGGGCTTTCCAGATAAACTCCGTGACTACTTTCACACTCTCTGGGATGTCACGGAACATCTCACCCAGAAAGGCTTGGAGGGACTTGACTACTGCGTTGAAGGTATATCTCCTTGTTGAAGTGTACCTTTAATATAACCTATTATCGGTAGAACACAAGGGTGTGAATGTAACGAATATGTAACACCGCTGCCCTGCCCCCATCCCATAGACCCCCCTTGACTTTTTAGGGACTAAGGGGGGCGGGGGCGATGAAAGGCGGGGCGGGGAGCCTCTTTCCGATCCGAGGTCAATTTTTTTCCCTATAGCCCTTTTTTCTATAAAGTATTTAATAGAAAATCCCTAAGCCTTTATTGACTTAGGGATTTCTTTTTTAACTTTCTGCTAGGATATCTAGGAGTTCTTCATAGGTGAATTCACACGTACATTTCCCATCTCCGATATCTTCTTTTCGTAAGACAAGTTCTCCATCAATGACATCTCGGAACATTTCAAAATGCTCGTCACAATAGGGACATAGAAAGGTTTGTATAGTCATAGTTCAAAATACTCCCATGTATAATACTCTAGGAAATGCTCTTTGTACCCAACGCTGGTTTTAATAATTCTATTATAGAATTCCTCACGAATGGTAATATTGCGAAGTAGTACACACGCAGTAGCTTCCTTATTAATCTGGACAAAGATTGCCTCACTATCCTTTGGAAGCCAGTATCCTGCCTTTCTTATCGGGATACGAACTGTCTTAAAGGTTTGCGGACGTTGATGTGAATTCCACGATAGTGACCGTTCTACCTCAATAGCAAAGTTTGGATTTTCAACACCAATTAAATCAATCCCATAAATGTTATCGTTCTCTTTGACCGTGTTTGTGGGATTGTTCTTGTTCCACCACGTTAATACCTTATTACGAACAAAGGTATCATCGTAATCCTTTTGCAGAGTGTTGCAGCTCTCCTTTTCCTCATTGGAGAGCTGCTTGCTCGGTTGGTAGGTTTGCGTTGACATATTAATCATCACTCTTTAAGAGATTAGCCTTCTTGTAGACCAACTGGAGATTGTCTCGCGTGGTCTGACCACCCTTCGAGTGGGCGGTGATGTGGTCCAGATGGGTCTTGTTCCCATCAAGAACCTCAATCCACGGGATATCCTTCCCCGTCAGCGGACACCGATGCTCCTGCACGTTCCAGCAGTAGATGCGGTCACTCCAATCCCCAAACCGCTTCTTGTCCTTCGGAACACTCAACGTTCCCTCAGGGAGTCGGTCGAGTTGCGCAATGAGCTGCGACAGTCTGGCCTCACGCACCTCCGCCGTGGTATTACGCTGCGCACCGTAGTAGGTACGTCCGTCCTTACCAAAGGTGATGAAGGTTTTGGTATCCTCACGGAGAGCGTTAATCGTGACCACAAACCACTCAAAGAAATCCGACTCATTGATAATCGAAATATTCTGATTGTGGAGATAATCAATTAACATAATGAGGTCGAAGAGTGACGCCTTCGACGGAATCCCGCGGGTAGTCCCCGTCTTGGACTCGTACTGACAGATGGCGTCCAAATCCTTCAAGACCTCCTTCAAGCGACCAAGCTTCTTGGTTTCAAGGGAGTTGTCATCATACGCCGCATCACGATCCTCACGCATGATGTTACTATCGAACCCCTTCGCAATATGGACCAGAGCTGACACAAGGAATTCCTCGTGAATACGCCGCTGGCAGTTCGGGTCGCTAAAGTAGAGGCGGAGCATCTTCTTGTACTTGTCACCAAGACTCCGAATGCTGTCCGCCACCTTACACACGATAGCGTTCCGCTTCTCCTGCGGATTAAGAGAAACACCGTTGTTCACCGCAATGAACATATCGTGCAGTTCCTGTCGCGTGGCGGCGTGCACAATAAACATCGGGATTTCGATGTTACGAATGTGCTCCTTCAACTTGTCAGGAATCCCCTTGAAATTAACATTACTTGAAGGGGTAAATGTCATATACTCAGGAATAGTCATTCCCGACATACGATATGAATGGTTCTGCTTCAACTGAAGCAGGTTGTTAAAGTATCGCATGAGAGTGCGAGTACGGTTATTGCCGTCCACACTAATGTACTTGAAACCCTTGGAATGGAGGTCCGCAAAGTACTTGTAATCGTTACTATCCTTCCCCAAAACTTCCTCGCAATACTTCATACACGATTCAACGTGTGCAAGGATAACGGGGTTCGGAGTAAATCCGCTAAACACGGAATTAAGATAGGCAAGCATTGCCTGTTTCGACCAACGCTCAGAGGACTGGAATCCCAGGTCAAGAAAAATCTCTTCCTCATCCTGTCTGGTAGCGAGGTCATTGATGGTCCACGTAGTGGACTCGGTGGTGCTACGCTGTAGCATCATCATCATACGTAATTCTCCTTTGATTCCCACTTTAAGTATTAGGGAATCATTTGGGTATGTTGTCCGTCACAAGCTCAAGTTGTCGTGACGGCGTTGGTAACGTACCAACATATGAAGTATACTATATGATAGTTCTGTTGTCAAGTTACCCAAAAAGATTGTTGGGTATTAAATAATTTTTATTAGGGAATCCCCTTCATTATACTCCCGTACTTCCCCAATAATAGTAGCCGTGGGGACATACGTAATATATTGTTTTACCTTATCACGAGGAACACACACCAATAATCCCCCCGATGTTTGCGGGTCGGTTAACAACCGAATCATTCGTTCATCAATTCTATCCCATTCCACCTTATCATCTAACCATTTTCTATTTCGTTTCCCCCCACCTGTCACAAACTCATCCGTATCCCAGAAGTCAACTACCCCAGGTAGAGTCGGGATATCGTGGATAGTACCCACCTTGATACAGAGTTGCACCTTACTGGCCCGTGCGATGTGAGAAGCATGCCCAAGGAGACTGAATCCTGTGATATCGGTAGCACACTTAAATCCTAATTCGACTGCCCATCGTGACGCGTTATCATTTAAGGTAATCATACTTTCGTACATTGTGTCAAGATACTCAGGGATCAAACGACCCCGTTTTGCTGCTGTAGAAAGAATACCTGTACCCAATTTCTTAGTTAACACCAACACATCACCCACCTGTGCTCCCTTATTTGACAGAATCTTATCTGGGTGTACAGTACCAGTGACCGACAATCCATATTTCGGTTCTTCGTCAATTACCGTATGACCACCCACCAACTTTGCCCCCGCAGCGTGGACCGCATCTTGCCCACCACGGAGAATCTCAGTTAAGACTTCAAGGGGTAATGACTTTTCTGGAAAGGCGACCACGTTCATCGCAGTGATAGGGGTGCCACCCATAGCATACACATCGGAGAGGGCATTGGTGGCAGCGACTCGACCGAATCGGTACGGGTCATCCATAATAGGAGCAAAGAAATCTACAGTCTGGACGATGGCGATATCATCGGTCAGCTTATAGACCGCCGCATCGTCAAAGGTTTCTCGACCTACAAGAAGTCTAGGGTCACTATCTTTTGGAAGTGAGGAAAGGGCCGTGGAGAGTTCTCCAGGCCCCATCTTCGATGCACATCCTGCACATTTTGCATATTCGGTTAATTTAATCATATCTTGCGTCCTCTGGAATACATCCACGAATTACACCATTTGGTGCAGTTGTATTACTGTCTCCCCACATTGGGTATTTTTTCTGGTCCAATGTCCACCCGTAAGTAAAGTTCGGAGTAGTACCATACGCACGGGTCATGCCAATAGTTTCGGTTTGTTTAATCTCCCAACACACACCAGGGCGGTTGACTGTGAACCACTTGATAGAATCACCACTTACGGTGAACGTATCAATCTTACCAGCCCAACTGGTGTTGGATTCGACGATGACCAAAAACCCCTGCGACTTAATAATCTCAGGAGCAAAGATGTCCTTACAACCAACAAGTGTAGTGAGTGCAAGGATGATACCAAGTTTCTTCATAAGTGTGACCTCGGTTAATGTGGTGTATGTAATATACTATAAGATAGTCTCGAAGTCAATGGGCATAAAAATACCCTATATTTTATTATAGGGTATTTATTAATTATTATGGATTATTTAGAATTCGTTGTCTCTTTTTAATAAATTCTTGACGAAGTTTAAACAATTGTGTTTTTTGCTTTTCCGTTAAGTTGTTCAATCGTTCATTACGACGATATACCATTCGTGCACGAGGTGGGCGACGATTTCTATCCATACGTTGTCTGTTATTGAATTCGAGTTCTAGTCCAATCCACGGACCCATTCCACGACATTCCCATCGGTTCCAACAAGGACCACCCACAACAACTGGTGGGTTCATAGGTCTGACACCTGGTGGTCCCATAGGTGGTCTATCTACAGGAGGACGTTGTGGTTCTACTGGTCTTGGTTCTGCCTTTCGTTGTTCAATGACAACGGGTGGTGGAGATTGACGATTTGGTTCAGGACGTTCAACTCGTTGTTCTCTACGTTCTTCCCCACGTTGTGGTGCACGAACTTCTTGTGCTCCTGCAATAGTGGTGACCAACATTAAACTAATTAATAATTTCATAGTTTCTCCTATGATTAAGATTTATACGTTAGACTATTTTGTACAAGAAACGTTAAATCTTAAATAACTTAAACGCCAAAGACATTCGTAAGTCTTTTGTCCATTTGTTCGGTCCCATCCCACGATGCCAGATGCGACCATCAAATATTACCGCTGTGTTGGTGAATGGATACACGTGATACATTTCCCCATCATCTTGTAAGAATTGCGTTTCACCACCATACTCATACACATCAAGAGGATCTAATTCGGTCGGGTAATATAGGAACGTGTGTGCGTTTGGGTCGTTTTCATCCGTATGATATACACCATCTTGACCGAAGGATTGCCCATTTCCATAAATACGTTCAGCGTTATATCTATTACCTGTTAATTCTTCAATTCTTTTTACTAGTCCTTGGAAAAACGGTTGTTTTTCTAACTCCCACAACGACCAGCATAAAATACCCTTATCAGCTTCATGTGCTGCCCAGTTATCGAAACTCCACCCACGACCTTTCAAAATTCTAAGTATTTCTTGATGTTGCTCTGGTGTGAATACGTTGGTGAATTTTTTAAAATATTTGTTTCCGAAATTCATAAAACCCTCGTAATAAAAACAATTTAGTACAAATTAATCAGTTACATTATAAATGTCAAGTCCCTTCTATACTTATATATATCAACTAAAACACCTAATTGGAGATAGGTATGTTACTCAAAGTCGGTTCGAAGGGTGATGATGTAAAGAAGTTACAAGAAAAACTCGGCTTGACCGCCGATGGTTCCTTTGGTCCTGGCACTGAGAAGGCTGTTAAAGAATGGCAAAGTAAGAATGGATTGACCGCCGATGGTGTTGTTGGTGAAGGTACTTGGGCAAAGATGTTTGGTGCAGTACCAGTTGCAGCAGCACCAGTACCCTCAGGTGGTCCTATGGACATTAGTAAGTTGAAGGGACACGTACCCGATGCAGTTATTGCACAACTTCCAGAGGTGATGGAAAAATTTCAAATCAATACTCCGGTTCGTATTGCTCACTTCCTTTCACAATGTGGACACGAATCTGGTAACTTCAAGGTCGTAAATGAAAACTTGAACTACGGCGCAAAGGGATTACTTGGATTGTTCAAGAAGTATTTCCCAACTGAAGCTAAGGCATTGGAATACGAACGTAAGCCAGAAAAGATTGCAAATCTCATCTATGGTGGTCGTATGGGTAATGGACCAGAGGCAAGTGGTGAAGGATATAAGTTCCGTGGCCGTGGATATATTCAACTCACAGGTAAGGACAACTATTCAGCATTTGATAAGGTTGTTGCCGAAGATATCGTTGCAAATCCAGACCTCGTAGCAACCAAGTATCCATTATTATCAGCAGCATGGTACTGGAACTCTCGTAAGATTAACGCAGTATGTGACCAAGGTGCAACTGATGAAGTGGTCAAGAAGGTCACCAAGTTGGTGAATGGTGGTGAAATTGGATTAGCAGATCGTCAAAAACATTTCAAGGAATTTCATTCACTCTTGGCATAAGTTTGATATTTATAATATTAGAAGGGTTCTTTATAAGGTCTATGTAATTTAATGGAGACTTTATGAAGAACTCTTTTTATGCTGCGGCGTGGGGAGCATTTTGGTTATTGGCTGCCCCCGTGGACGCACAAGAAAAGTCCATCTTTGTTGAAAAGGTGACCAACTCAGTTGTAATCGGTCCTGTTGCTGGTAATCGTGGATTGGAATTTGGTGTCAAAAATATTCTTGAAGAATTTTTGTTAGAAAAAGAATATGACCTTGATCCAAAATCTACAACTAGATTACAAGTAGAAATTATCTTTTTAGATGTATTAACTACAAAAAAGAATGTCTCTGTGTTCCACTCGAACGCAGAAACGGTTGTGATTCGTATGCGTGGAACAATGGTTGTTAATGGTAAGAAGGGGAAACCCGTGGTTGTTGAGGAAAGCTCGTCAGAAATTTCCATGTCTACTTTGTTGATTGACGAAGGCGGCAAATTCAACCAAACAAGTCTCTCAAACGCCTTAAAAAAATCTTGTGAGAGCTTGATTAACAAACTATCGGAGTAATATGAAACACCTATTAGCAGCAGTACTTCTACTACTGCCAATTTTTCAAGTAGAAGCACAACCCGCCTTATGGTGGGGAACTAACACCATCACCACCAATATGAATGGTGGTAACATTGTCAAGAATGATACAATTGTTATGGAAGTGAAGCTGAACCCCAACTTCTCAACCATTCGTTCTGTATTCTTTGATTTCCAACATCAGAAAGATGCCATTCAATTATTAGATGTGCAACGTGGGGTGGGTATTCCTGCCAACGCAAGTTTCAGTTACACCAACAATTATTATCCTAATTGTAAATTTAACAGAAACGGTAACAACACCACGACAAATGGTTGGAACAATTATGTAAATGCCAATTACACTTGTAATAGCACCACCGTTCCATATCACGCCATTAATCGTATCATGGTGAACGTGTCTAGTGCAACTAACATGGAACACGCCACTTACATCAAGTTACGATTCAAAATCACCAATACTGACGCAGGGTTCCCATACGATTCAGTATACATGAACTTTGCCATCGGGTACGATGCAAACGGTGGTACAATGACGAACACAGAAAACGTGGGTGCCAAGGGTGTATGGATTCAACTTGCACCAACTGCCAACAATCTTGTGGTGGGTGAAGTGAAACATAGTGCCAACACATCGGCAGCATTAAAGGCAACTATGCGTTTGTCCGTGACCGATACATCAACCCCACCTGTTGAAACAACTAATGCATTGGTCGGTGGTAATGGTGCCTTCAGTTTCGCACAACAATTAACCACGAACACACCATATCGTTTTAGATTAGCCATCCCAGGTGATAGCATGGCACCATTAAGTTTGGCTGCTACAACTATTTCTGATTACACGATGGCGGTACAAGAATTCATCACACAAAATCTTGATAAGACATACGCAAACAACAACATCAACAAGGGCATGAAGTATTGGGCCGCTGATGTGAACAATAGTGGTGATTTCGAAGGTGGGGACTTACAAGTATTGTTTAATGCTGTAACAGGTCTTGATACTATTATGGTGGCACCAGCACAATGTGGAGCAGGATGTTACTATTCACTTCCTGTGTTTATGGGACATGAATATGATAATATGCCACTCACCAACTGGAATGGTGTCATCAATGGTAAGACCAGTATCATCACCCCAGGTCAAACTGAATGGGTTGTAATGACACCAAATGGATATTCAGCAGGTCAAAGTAGATTGTTGATTGATATGAGACAATTTCCAAATGGTGTTACACCTGATGCCATCAAGGCAGTCACCATTCTTGATGTGTATAGTGGACCAGTCACCTTCATGTCAAATGATGGTGCATGGGCATTCTACAAAGTACCTTCCAATGTTGTGAAGGTAACTAACGGGTCATCAGCATATAACGGTAGTATCAGAAACATCAACAATCAAAACGTGGATTGGGCAATTGCATCTACTGTCAGTTTCACTGATAAAAACTTTGGGTCAGTATTTGCACGTACCACAACAAGTGAACAAACATTAGACCTACGTTACGCCTTGAAGGGTGATGTCAACTTGTCTCACTCATCATTGGTTACTGACCAACAAGGTGCAAGTATTATGATGGGCAACTTGGTGGTTCCAGATGGACGTAGTATTGATACCAAGTTAAGTAATGTTGTTGTAACTGGTGACACCATCACCATTCCATTCAATATAGATACCAAGGGTATTGAATTGTCTGGATTACAATATGAATTAAAGTATGACCCAACAATGGTCAAGTTTGATAAGATGTTTATTGATACGCCAAGTTGGGTATCATTCGTACACCCAATGCCAGACGGAACCATTCGTTTCGGTGCATTAGACAAAGATTTAAAGAACCCAGTAACAGGAGCAAATCTCACCCCATTCAAGTTACGTTTCGTAGCGGTGAAGGCTGGTGTAGACCTCAACACCTCTGTGGTTATGTCACAGGTTATGGATGCAGCAGACAATAAGGGTAATCAGGTTGGCATTAACCTTTCCTCTACTGTAATCCGTTTGGTCGGTATCAGTAACTTCCGATAGGAGTAATATGAAAAACTATTTACGATATGGGATTATCTCCCTTCTAGTAATTGGTTGCTACGATAACAATATTTTGAGTCCAGATATGAGTAAACCACTTGATTTGGGGGTTGAATCAAAATCAACACTATTCAGAACACAACGAGTTGTAACAACAGATGGTCGTGCAACAGTATTAATGGAAGTTACACCAGGTGCATTATATAGTTTACAACTTACTGGTATTGATGGCAAGATTCTCGCAGTACAAGGATTTACCGCAGAACGTGTCAGTACCCAAGTGGAACTTGATTATACAAAGATTAAAAATGGTTCTTATGACTTAAACCTACTGGATGTCTCTGGCAATATTGTCAAGATTCCAGTAATCATCAACAAACAATAGGAGAACGTTATGTCAGAAGAAAGTTCAGGTGGTGGATTAAAGAACGCAATCATTGGTTTAGTAACCATTATTGTGACCGCAATCGCAGGTGTTATTGGTAAAAATATTATGGGTGGTGACGAAGCAGCAACAACACCGCCACCAGCCGCAGCACCAGTAATCAACCTCAATGTTGAAAACAACAACTCTGTAAAGGGTGGTTCAGGCGGTGCAGCAGCACCAGCCCCAGCACCAAAGAAGAAGGATGATTGGACGAAAGAAGAACCAAAGTGGTAATCGTTTATGACTCCAGAGCAAGTTAAAGATTACGGTGAACGAGTAGAACAGATGGCAAAAAAAGAACCTGCTTATCCAGGTTGGGGTTTCTTTTATTATGAATCGGTCTATAACAAGGAGCAAACAGAATTATGCGAAACGAAGAAGAAATTACAACATTTGATGCGACTGAAGCATCGGTACTAGACGAAACCCCAATAGAGGAAACCTCAATGACTACATCAGAAGAAACAAAACCAGTATCACAAGAAAGTAAGTTCCAAGAAATGTTATTTAAGATGATGGCTCGTCGTTGGAATATCACCGCAATCGTTCTTGTCACATTTATGATGATTGTTGCTGGTATCACCATGGCAGTATATAATCAAACCGCTATTGACGGTGAATGGAAGGAATTACTTCTTCTTATGTTAGGTGCCTTTATTGGTTCTTATGGTAAGATTATTGACTACTGGTTCTCAGATACCGATAAGGACAAGATGTTAGTACAAAAGATGGATGAAGAAGATGGTCAATCCTTCTCAAACACACTAGGAGGTTAATATGGATGCAAAGAAAATTCAACAAGGATTATTAACAAAGTTTGGTCAAATATTTCAAGATAATAATCATTACAATGAAAAAACTATTATTGGATTTATGTCATTTGCAGTAATGACTCTTTATTCATTAGTAGATTTGATTACTGGTATTTACGGCATTCCTCTTGAAATTCACGAATTCGTGTATGAATCATTTATGATTATCACATTGGGTTCATTCGGTATCGCAGGATTGGAAAAATTCTCACCAACATCAGTGAAGCGTGCAGAACAATCTGGTGAAGAAGATGCGTAAACTATTAACATTACTATTCATTCCAAGTATCTTATCTGCCCAAGTCGTAGGTAAGACACAAACCGAACAATACCGTGCATCATTTGAACAAAAGAGTGATTGGGAAGCATTGATGGATTATGATGGTCCAACCATCCCTATTCAAATCTTATCATTGGGTATCGGTGAAGAAGTATATGCGATGTACCCAGAACTCAAAGATAATCGTGTTGGATTGGGTGTCACCAACATTGTTATTGAATTCTTGGAAGAAACTAATCGTTTTACCTTCACAGAAGATAAGACAGAAATCAAGAATCGTATGGTAAAGCAGTTTCAAGCATCACAATCAGGTATTACTGCTAACAAATTAGATGGTCGTGGTAAGATTATGTTGGCACGATATTTCGTATATATCGAAGTATACGATTATTCTGTAAGTGAAGATGAAACTATCAATATGAAGGATGGAGTCAAGAATACGGTAGTGACTCGTCTAGGTTTACAAGTTCGTTTCGTAGACGCAGAAACAGGTCAATTCTTCACTGGTTCGGGATTAGGTGAAGCCAAGACTGTTCGTGAATTGACCCTTATGAATGATGACAACTTTGGTGAAGTGAAATTCAATCAAAGTACCATCGGTACATCAACCAAGAAGGCATTGGAAGATGCAGCAGCAAAGATTGTTACCCGTATGATTAAACGAGAAATATTTAAATCATAATGAAATATATAAAAACCGCAGTAATACTACTACTGTTTACAGCAACAAGTTGTGGAAAAGCACAATCTGTAGTACAGACTTGGGTTGACCCATGCACAAACACAGTTCAGTCTGCCACGTTTCCTATTAATGGTCCTGGTGTGATGATTATGTATCGTGGTCAATCCAAAGTTTTTACTGCACAACAAGCACAAGCGGGTGAAGTATTGGCGTGGATTAATCAAATTACAGTAAATGTTCCGTGTCCAGTAACCAGTAATCCCGTAGTCACCCAAGCAGCGACACAGGCGGCTACACAAGCAGCAACTCAAGCCGCATCTGCGGCAGCAAGTGCAGCAGCATCGTCTGCTGCATCTTCGGCAGCATCAAGTGCGGCATCATCAGCAGCAAGTAGTGCAGCATCAAGTGCCGCAGGTAGTGCAGCAACATCCGCAGCAACATCAGCAGCTCCACCACCATCGGCACCTGCCGCTCCTGCGGCACCTGCACCATCATCAAGTAGTTCATCTACTCCTGCTCCAAGTAGTTCGTCATCGGAACCAGCACCAAGTAGTTCTGGTGGGGGTGGTGGAGAATCTAAACCAACAGAAACTAAAACTGAATCGTCCTCATCAGAAACAAAATCAGAATCTTCTTCGGAATCTAAATCAGAATCCAAGTCAGAAGAAAGTAAGTCGGAATCTAAATCTGAAGAAAAATCTGAAGAAAAGAAAGAAGAGAAAAAGGAAGAAAAGAAGAAAAGTGAAGCACGAGTTAATCCGTTAATGGTGGCATCGGATTTAACCACGGGTCAAAACCCCGATGGTAGCTTGTCAGCCTTATTTACCACGGGCGTATCACAATCATCACTAGCGGGTGATAAGAGTTATGGTGCAACAGCAATCGTATGGTTGACGTTTGACCAAGGTGCAATAAGTGCAAACTATTCCAAGATGAAGTTTGATAAAGGAAAGTTAAAGTACATTGTGTCATACGCAAATACTGCGGCATATCTCAAAGGTACGTGGATGAATATGTCGGGTGCTACGATTGTTAAACCAGACCCAAAGTGGGGTGTAATGGGTATTAGTGCAAACGTGATTTTGTTAGCAATTCCAGCGGACTCTGGTAAGAGAAATGTAAGTTACGCTACCTCGGTCGCTGGATTCTGGATGCACAACCCAATACAAATAAATGAACGTGCCACGTTATCTCCACAAATATTTATTATGGGAGCACCCGTATCCTATAATGATTTCACCAAATTCACATTTAATAAAGAATTAAGTGCGATGGTTGGTAATTCAGTAGATTATAAAATTACCAAACGATTTGGTATGACGGGAGCGCATCGTGTAATGATACCATCAACGGGTAAACCGATGCATTTTATATTAGTAGGTTCACGAGTTACTTTATAGGATTATTTATGATTAAAAATTTAAGTTTTGCAGAACAAAGCGCTTTCTTTGCACGGTTGAGTAATCTTGCATATCAAGAACCAAAAGAAGCACAAAAATCATTTAAAAAAGCTGGATTTAAAGACATCGTATATTATGGAAATGATGGTAGTAATGCATATGTTGTCGAGAGTGATACAGATGTTGTAATAGTATGCCGTGGTACAGAAGTAAAAGAATGGAGTGATATTAGAGCTGACCTAAGTATTGCATTAGCTCCATCACGTACTGGTATCGGTAGAGTACATCGTGGGTTTAGAACCTATACCGATAAAATTTGGGAACCAATCAAAGGTCATATAGCAAACGTTAAAGGTAAAGAATTGTGGATAACAGGTCATAGTTTAGGTGCAGCTATGGCAACATTGATGGCACGTAGATGTGTATTAGATGTTTCTTTACGAGTTCCACAAGCATTATTTACATATGGTAGTCCACGTGTAGGTGATAGAGATTATATTAATGAATTTAATGGTCAAGTCATACATCATCGTTGGGTTAATGATGGTGACATTGTAACCAAAGTTCCATTTGCTCCACTTTACTATCATTGCGGTACCATGCATCATATTGCTGGTAATGGTAAGATAGTAGTTGAGTACGATAGAAAAATTAGTTGGACTCGTATTTTATCTCTACTATTACCACACGGAATTTTTAAGTTGATTGCAGGTGATGCAAAAGATCACTCATCACAGTTTTACACAGAGAAATTAACTTTCTGGGCACTGAACGATGTTTCTAACGTCTAATAAAATTTAATAATATTTATTTAAAGTGGGGGTTGACAAAATCAATCCCCACTTTATATTTTTAAGGAGGTGTGTATGATTAAAACTTTACTATTGGTTTTGGCATTACAAGCACCAAAAATCACGAAACTCCCATTACCCGCAAAGACGATACGAGACACTACAAGAAACTTTATCGTAATACATAATGATGGAGCGAATATGAGTGCGGTCAATACACGCAACGTATTACGTAGACGAAGGTTGGCATATCATTATTTTATTGACAGAAGTGGAAGGATATATCAATTTGTAGATCCGAAATATGTCGCAAAACACGCAGGTGTGTCACTTCACGATGGAATGATGAGTTGGAATGATTTTAGTATTGGTATTTGTTTACAAGGAATGAACGGGTTAACATACTCCGATAAACAATATGAAAGTTTACAAATGATGGTTGACCATTTGAAGCAACGATATAGAAATATTGGTCACCAACTATACACACATTCAGAAGTTGCGTTTCCTTGGGGACGTAAGAAAGACCCTGGTGACACGTTTGATATAACACGAATTAGAATAGATACACTTATTTAGATAAGGATAATGGTTATGATTATTTACGCCGATGTTATTGTAGATTTACAAGCGGGTGATACTGGAAAGGGTAAGGTAGCTCACGCTATTGCCAAAGACTACGACCTCGTAGTTCGGTATAACGGTGGAGCAAACGCCGGTCATACTGTATATCACGATGGTAAAAAGGTTGTAACTCACCTTGTTCCTATCGGTGTATTGTTTGGTATACCAAGTGTTATTGGTTTGGGTTGTGTAGTAAACATCAAGAAGTTAGAACAAGAAATTAAAGATTTAAATGACGCGGGATTCAATACCGATGGGTTAATCTTTGTTGATGAACGTGCACATTTAGTACAAGATAAGCACATCGAAGAAGATAGTACAGAAAGTAAAATTGGAACTACCCGTCAAGGAATTGGTCCAGCGTATCGTGATAAGTATAACCGTACTGGTGTTCGTATGAAGGACTTAGGTATTCAACCTTCTCCGTTGTTCTCGGTTATTGATACTTACGAGTTGTTTCATAATAGAGGAAACGATTGGCGGGTTCTTTGTGAGGGTGCACAAGGATTCCAGATTGATATTGATTGGGGTGACTATCCATATGTCACCAGTTCACACTGCACAGTTGGGTCGGCAATCTTGAATGGTATTCCACCAAAAAAGATTGATACGATATTTGGAATTATGAAGGCGTACGAAACCTATTCGGGGTTCAAGACTACTTTTCAAGATGAATCTGACCCTGACCTCGAAAAAATCCAAGAAGCGGGTGGTGAGTTCGGAGCCACTACTGGACGTAAGCGGAAGGTTCGGTGGTTAAATCTTGATGGGGTTATTAAAGCTATTAACATCAACGGGGTCACGAACCTTATCATTAATAAAGCAGATATATTACAAGAAGTAAATGTATTTAAATATGTCTATCAAGATGTCTTATATGAATGTTCTTCATTAGATGAGTTTATGAGTGAAATAAACGATATCATATATGAAGATACTTCATCAATATTTGATATTACTTGGTCAATGACGCCTAACGGAATTTAATCACTATTTACTATAGTAGTACTTGACAAAAGTTTAACCGAGAGTTAAGATGAACAAGTTAGAAAAATTTGTTGTACCCGTAAATGTAATTGTTTATGGTGAAGATGCGGATGATGCAATAACTTATGTAGAAGAAGCATTGGATAGTAGTTCCTTTATCACAGAAGATGGTCTAATTGGTGCCGAAGTAATGGCAGATGATGTAGAACTTTTTGAAGAGGATTACGACGATGATGATGATGCAGACTATGAGAACGAAGATTAATTGGGGTAATGTTAAGTTTTGGATGTTACTAATCGGTATTATTGGATTTACCGTTTGGAGTATAAACGTTGATGTTACAACAAATGAAGAGTATAAACAAGTAGCATGTCCTTCATTACTTAGTATCGCACGTTCTTCTCGTGATACACTTATTGTTATGAAGAATGTAGATGCTTGTAATGAATATATGATGGAAAACTTGAAATGAGGTTATTATGGACTCTACAGAATACGAGAAGCAAGGATTTTTTATAGGAGCTGGAGCCACTATTAAAACTTCTGGTTTACGAGTTGTGTTAGTGTCCAATCCAAAAACAGATGAAGTGGACGGACAAACTCGTGCATGGGTAGCTATGGAGTTTGACACGCATGTTAGATATTTAGCTATATTGGATGATTTAAAACTAAACTAATAAGTTATATCAACAAATTACCTATTAGTAGTATGAAACAAAGTACCGCAACAGACGCATTGTGTATCACCGTATTTATTTTTGGTGTACTGGTTGGAACGTTTATGCATGGACACATTTCGTGGCATGACATAATTGCAGCCTTAACAGCAGGAAGTATATTTGGTATAATTAGAATGACCAAATTTAAACTACTTATTAGAAAGGTTTTGCGTAAATTTAGCAAGACACACTAATGCCAGAAATAAATATTTTTTCAACCGAGGCTGCAGCCGCAGGTGGTGCAGCGATAGTAGGTGGTATATTCTTTAAGTTGATTGAAAAACTATGGTTAAGTAAAACCGTAGTTGATGAACACGCTGTTCTTCGCAAGGAATTACGTGAAGAGTTAGATGCGGTGAAGGATGAAATCGCGTCCCTTCGTGATGAAGTTGACGAATGGCGTGAAAAGTATTATAGTCAAGTAGAAACAACCAATGAGTTGTTGTTCGAAGTCAGTGTATTAAAAACTCGTCTACGTAAGTACGAATCCGATTCGGGCGAGTTTAATCAAGATGATTTCTAGTATAATATATACCGTTACGGTAATTGACCTTCGTAACTTACTTCCTTTGGGAATACGAAGAACACCGCTAATTTGTACTGATTTAGAAGATGCTATATACGCGGTAAAAAATAATTTACGAGATTTGGCGGATGGATCGTCATATCAATATGCAGTAATTGAACGTAATGTTTTAAATGAAGTTCGTCCCAATCTTGAACACGATAGTATGAGATTGTGGTATAAATACAATTCTGTGATTGATGAGTTTGAATCGTGTGAGGCACCTGCTGCACTACGTAATCAAACAGGATTCGGAATTGGTTAACTAAGAGGTGAATGTGCAAAATTTTATAATTGGTTTATTGGCAGGTGGCTTTTTAGTTGGAACAATAGCAGTGGTAGTAATGATGGCAAAAGCTATATCAATATTAGCAGAGACATTAACTATCATCAAAACCATCTATATTGAAGGAAACAAAACACAACAGATGGTACAAGCGACAATGGAAGCTTCCGAAAATTTTGTGGACGCTTTAAACTCTGCTACATTAGAAATGGAAAAGCAGCAACAACAGCAACAGGGATTCTTTCAAGTATTTAGAACCCAAGATGGTAAGCATGTCGCACCATCGTTTGAAAAGTTAATAGAAAAAATGAAAAACGATCCTGACTACAGTAAAATTACTGAGAAGGATATGGAAGAGCTTCGTCGTTTATTTGAGGAAAACTCAAACGATGATGAGGACGATAGTGATGAAGAACCTAAAGAACCCTGGAAAGGGGAGGACGAATGATTCCATCTGATAAGGAAATCGCACGTTTGGTAAAGAAGTTGAGTGGAAAGCATCCACAGAAGCAACAGAAAATTAAAGTAGAAAAAGAAGAACACGATGAAGAAATTCGCCGTGCATCAGCAGACGATATTTTTCGTGAAATGAAGAAGCTGCCGTTTTCGGGCTGATAGTCACTACATATAATACAAATCCCGCATGAGCGCTCGTGCGGTCAATAATACATTTTAAGAACTGCATACTTAGTTTTTAAGGGGCTTTCTCCTGCCCATAGATGCAGTTGTAAAGAAAAGAAAAAGAAGCAAAAAGAAAAGAAAGAAAAACTAAAATAAAACATGAATAAAGAAAAAGCAAAAGAAAACATAAAGTCAGGATGGCATAGCCTGTTAGATAAGGTTTATGACATAGCAGACGTATTGCCTTTTGCTAAAATAGCAGATATTAAGTTAAGATATTCTATGCTGCAAATTATTTTCGAATCATCCCTTGACAAATCACAGCAGTATGTATTAGATTCTATAGCGTATAAGATAGAAAGAGAATCAGCAAGAATATGTCAGGAATGTGGTAAGAGTGGTAACAGAAGAAAAGATATAGCTGAATCACCCTGTCTATGTACAACGTGTTATGCAATACAGTATAACGAAATGATGGAGTCCGTGTCACCACAGGTGACGAATCAAGAACCTCAATAACGAGGTGTTTATGTTCTGGCAAGCAGAAGATGTACAACCAGCAGTAAAGGTAGTCACAGAAGTTTTTGGTCCCGTAGGTCGTATGGAAACAGGTAAAAATGTTCTGTACAATGTTTCTATCTTCTCCAGGCAATATGGTAAGCTCTGGTATGGAGATTTGGTCAATGAAGGAATTTCCGAAAAGTTGACCACCCTCAGCACTAAGTTGGGAATGTCGTTGTCAGTAGTAGATGATAATTTTGAAACTGTCTCTACTAACTAAAAAATATTTAATACCCAACAATCTTTTTAAGGGTATTGACATTACTGACAAGATGGTGTATCATTAATGAGTACTGAGTAAGACAGTTCCGAAGCCCACCCACTATCGCGGTGACGCTCGTACAAATATCGGATATCTTACAGAAGAAAACTTTTTTAAAGAGGTTACTTTTATGGCAAAGCGCAACAGCACGACCCGTAACGATTTCTCGAAGAACCGTTACTTCAACACGACTGAGTTCGAGGCTACCGCTCGTCGGATGACTTCGTACCTTCGTTCACTCTCCAACCGCCGTTCGTCTGGTGTTGTCACCGCTGACGATGTTCACGCGTACCTCACCCGTGAGGGCGTGCATCAGAAGCAGACCCGCACCCGTCTTTCGTTCATCAACGCTGTCCTCGCTGGCAGTGGTGAGTTCGAGCAGGATGGCATGGTTGCTTCGACCCGTCCTGAGGCTAAGGGTCGTTCCATCACCGCTTGGATGGCTGCGTAATCTACGCTAAATCCAAAAAAACATTGACGGGAGAGCTAAAAACTCTCCCGTTTTTGTTTTTATACTAGATATGTATATTAGTAAGGTTATTCACAAGGAGTTAGGTTATGGCATCACAATTTCATGGTAATGAAGTATTTTTACGCTCACTATCCAGAGAGCAATTAGAATCTATTAAATTAGAAGCTGCAAGTTTATCTAGAGCACACGAAGCAGCATTAAAAGAACAATTAGAGAGATTGGGTATAAACTAATATGCGGTTGCATCTATTAGGTATTCCGCATACTCAAACTACTTACGAGTTTAGCCATTGTGCGTTTACTGGTAAGGTGAAACGGTTTGCTCCTATGATGCAATCCGTTGGATATGACGTTATTCATTATGGTGTAGAAGGAGCACACAGTGGTGCTACGTATGATGTAAATTTAATATCGTTTGATGAATGGACTGGTATTCGTACAAAGTTATTTAAAGAAATTTATGGTGACCGTGATTCTATGCCATCAGACTTTATCGGTGACTTGGCAAATACTGGTAACGAATTATACCAAACGTTTAATTCGAGATTGAAAATACAATTGGGTAGAAATCTTGATAAGCATGATATCATTTGTTTACCATTTGGATTTGCTCACGACACAGCAATCAAAGACTTTCCGAATCCAAAAGTAGAAACTGGTATTGGCTATCCGAATTCATATCAAGATTTTAGAATATTCGAAAGTAACGCATGGTATCATTACGAAATTGGTCGTGAAGGAAGAAGTGGTCACGATTACCATTGGGTGATACCAAATTACTTCAAGGTCGATGATTGGGACTTTAATCCCACACCAGAAAACTATATAGCATATTTTGGTAGACTTTCACACATCAAGGGTGTTAACATAGTAGCTGAGCTGGCAGAAGCTCGTCCAGATATCCAATTTAAGATTTGCGGTCAAGGTGACCCTAAACCGTTTTTGACATCTCCAAATATCGAATACGTTCCACCAATTCACGGACGGGAACGTTCGAAGTTTTTAAATAATGCTATGGCAGTAATTATGCCAACACGATACGTAGAACCTTTCGGTGGTGTAACTGTAGAAGCAGAACTTTGTGGGACACCCGTACTAGGTTCATCGTTTGGTAGCTTTACTGAAACAATAGAACACGGAAAAACAGGATATCAGTGTAGGACACTTGGTGACTACTTGGCAGGTATAGAACAAATAGAAAATGGTGCAATATCTCGTGAATATGTACGAGAATTTGCAGTAGAACATTTTGATATGTACAAGTTAGCACATAAATACGATGCAGCGTTCAGACAGATAAATGATATATCAACTGATAAAGGATGGTATAGTAGACGGTCAGGAATAGGTCCGGTGACGAGGGCAAAATAGTATAACACTATTAGTCAATAGTATATATTAAGACCGACTTGACAAATCAATTCGGTCTTTTTATATTTAAGTGTAGATATTTATGGTAGTTATACGGGCCTGTCATGGTTTCGACGGGATGTGGATGATTGAACGTTGTGCCTCGTTTGGTAATACGAGTAAAACAGACCAAAAAATCTAACTGGCACACAAGAATTTGCCCTCGCTGCTTAATGCAGCCTGACGATTTGACCTGACCCATATACGGTCACTTCGTTCATAACATATGGTGTAGTATTGGAGAGGGGAGTTAGTATCCAATATCAAATTTACAAACTCTTGTCTACGTGGTTTCGCTGATTATTCAAAACGTAGAGACACCTTACAATCAGCTACGCACATAAACACTCAGTAGAAAGCAGACTCGGACGCGGGTTCGACTCCCGCCAGGTCCATAAAAATTGAAGGTTGTGTTAATAATTTATAGGAGGTAGAGATGTATGTGTTCAAAATTATTAAACGCATCTTTGATTATGTATATTCTCCAATGTCAGTAGAAACTACCCAACTTTTACTAGAAGAAGCTGACATAATAATGAAGAACATCAAACTTGCAAAGACGTTGGCTGCGTTGTTAGAACAAAAAGCAATATTACAAAAGTTTCGTGGTGCAGTAAAATTAGCTGGTACACCACCTGAAGTAAAGAAGAAGTTGGTGTTTCTCGAAGCACAATGGAACCGCCAGTTTAGGATTTGGAAAACAAAAGGATAAGTTTGTATGTTGATTAATTCCAAAATATCTGATGAAAAATACATTTGGTTGAGAATACCAAGAACTGCTTCAAAGACATACGGCAGAGTATTTTTTCCAGAAGGGAATTATGAACACAGACATAACAATTATTATCACGAAACGTATACTTACGGTGAGTTACCCGCGTTTTCCGTTGTTCGGCATCCGTACACACGATTTGTATCGGCTATAAAATTTATCAGTAAACAGCAACGACTAAACAGTAATAATAGTAAATTTAAATTTGTCTTTCCGTATCAAAATATTGAAGTTTTGTGTGAGTTTTTAAATGAAAACATCTCTAAGTTACAAAATGTGTTTTCACAAGGTGTATTTGAAGAGGTATTTAAAACAGATGACGTTAGTTACATAAAAATGTTTTTTATTCCACAACATCATTACGTAGGGTTTCCACCTGTAAAAATTTTTAGGTATGAAGCATTAGATGAATTTAATAAGTGGATTGAATCTACGTTGGGTTTTGATACTAGTAAAACAACGAAGCACAATAGCTCAGCGGATGAATTACCACACATAAACTTTGAGCATCCTGAATTTATAAGCATTACACAAAGGTTATTTGAAGAAGATTACAAATTTTTTGGTTACGTTTAACCTTAACTTGGAGGCACTATGGACGAGAACAATTCCCATGAAGCGGAACCTATCGTTATTGGTATCCCACCAAAACCAGGTGAAGAACACTTACCAGCAGAATTAAGAACATATGGTATCATGGAGTCCAATGGATACAAGATTCTTACTGGTATGGGTATGCATGGTGGTGGTGGTATCACATCAGAAGGATTCGACTGACCAATGTTGCGTAATTGGGTAGTCCAGTTTGGACACGCCCCGGGAATTCGCGCAGGAGATGAACGGCTTACACCAGATGAACGAGGAAAGTACATTGACCAAATCGGCCGTTTTTATGGATGGAACCCTCCGCCAACTATGAGTTGGGTGGTGGAGATTACCAAAGATTTACACGGTAAACATCCTGGAAAGTATATCGCTTGTTTCATGCGCTACGTAACAGATGCGGAAGCTGACAAGCTTCTCGGTACACGTTATGATGAATATAGTCATCTTAATGCACAATACGAACATCTCGCAGCAGATAATGTTGGTGCAGGATGCAGTATTGAGCCAGCAGTTGAACCAGAAGTAGTAGAAGTTGTAAACACAAGTGAAGAATCATCTGCGACTACTGAAGATATCTTTAGTTTGTTAAACATTAAATAACACACGAGGTTCGTATGTTAAAGAAAAAGGTTACGAAATACACGGGCGGTAAATTGAAAGCGATGGAACGTAAAACTCTTATTTGTAGAGAGTGTAATATTACATCAGTTACCGTTTCAAATGACATTGGTGCAGTAGTCTGTGCATATTGTGTTCAGCGACAAGTTGCCCCACCAGAAAATATCAAACCAAAACCAGAAGGTGAGAAGTTTCCTCGTGGATGGCATTTTAAGCAACGGTATGTACATACCGATGGCCGTGTGTTCTGTAAAGGTGTAGAAACTGGTGAGACAGATACACCAGAACCTAAAAAGAAAAAGGTTGTCAAGAAAAAGACACCAAAGAAAAAGGGGAAATAATGTTAAATCTACCACCGAAACCATTTCCAGTAATACAAAAGTTTTTGCATGAAAATAAATTGACTGTTTACAAGTATCTTGTGAAACAAGTACGGAAAGGTATTCGGGAGGATTTAGATAAGGTAGAGTTATTTCAAATCAATCCGATTCATAGCCATCAGAAGCACACAGCTGTGGTCAAACAGAAGGATTATGAACAAGTTTTACAAGATGCAATGCAGTATGCAATTAAAGAAGAGGATTATGAAACAGCTGCAAAAGCAAGAGACACTTTACAATTGTACAAAGATAAAAGTATAATTAAACTCTTAAACGATATAAAACCTCAGGAGTAAATTTTATGGCTATGGCGTTGGATTCAACTAAATGTGTTGTCCTAAATGCCACGTATGAGCCCATAACAGTTGTGACCTCTAAGAGAGCACTTCTGTTATTTTTGGAAGGAAAAGCTATTATAGTAGAGGAACATCCAGAGTTGGTGGTGCGGTCACCAAAACAGACATTCCCAGTTCCGCTAATGATTGCATTAGTGCGATACATCAAGGGCCGCCGTGTGTTTAGAACACCAGCTTTACTGACACAAAAAAATCTATTCATCCGTGATGCGTATACGTGTCAATACTGTGGACGGCATAAGAGTGCATTCCGTTCAACTGAATTCTTGACTCGTGACCACGTACATCCTGTTGCAAAGGGTGGTAGAGATGTATGGGAAAATGTTGTGACTAGTTGTAGTACATGTAACAACAAAAAAGCAGATAAACTTTTGGAGTCAACTACAATGACTCTGTTGAAAGTTCCTGTGGTTCCTACTATATTTGAACTATGGACAAAGCAACAAGCAAAATTATATAAATCTGTAATAGTTTCGTAAATATGTTGATTACATCAAAAACTGACTACAAAAAATGGTTATGGGTAAACGTTCCCAAAACTGCCTCAACAGCAGTTATGAGGACGTTTTTCCCTTCTATGGAAATAAATGAACAAAATCATAACACCTATAGACACTTGATACACACGTATGGTGAATATGACGCGTTCACTACGATTAGAAACCCGATTACACGTTTTAAATCTGCGTTGAATCATACGTTGAGTGTATGTGCGTGTGGCAAATGCAAGATTATAGACAGACCTGTAGATAAAATGGATGTTATATACTTTCTCAGCGATATGCTAAAATTAAAAAGTCAAAGAAAAGACTTCTTTAGAGCAGTATATATGAATGGAGAAAGTGATTACGAAATGAACGTAGCGAGTATTATGAGTAACAGGTTCTCAAAATATATTGTACCAAACGGAATCATATGTTTACGAATTCCTGCTTACGTATCACAAACGTTTATATTAGAAGGACCGCAAGAAAAACTTCGTATATTCAAATATGAAAACCTACAAGAATTGTCGGGATTCATTAAGAATACATTAGGATATGAAATGGATAATACTTTATATCGAAAATATCCTAATAAATTGGGGGTTGACTTTTTAGACCCTACCCTGTTAGATTTAGTCCACGAGCTATATCGTGAAGATTTCACTAACTTTAACTATGGAAAACGGTTATGATTGACTACGAAGAGAAGGCACAGAAGAACCTAGAGAAGTTCAATGCATATCTCGCAGAAGATCCACGTGTGGAAAAGCTTAATGCGATGTACGAGGTGTTTGGTGACCAACTTATCACCGCACCTGCATCGGGTAAAGTACATTATCACAACGCATTTCCTGGTGGATATCTGGACCACGTAGTTCACGTTGCTGATGCTGCGATGAAGGTGGCTACTGCCTATAAAGCAATCGGTGGTGAGATTGACTTTACGAAGCAAGAAATGATTTTTGCCGCACTTCATCACGACCTTGGTAAGTTGGGTAGTGAATCTGGACCATATTATCTAGACCAAGACTCAGATTGGCACCGCAAACGTGGTGAGATGTATACGCACAACGAAAACATTCAGTATATGACTGTTACCGACCGTGCATTGTACCTCCTACAGAAGTTTGAGATTCCTGTTACGGAAAAGGAATGGTTGGCTATCAAGTTGTCTGACGGTATGTATGATGATAGTAACAAATCGTATCTTAAGAGTTTTGGTAAGTACCCTATGAAAACAAATCTTCCTTATGTTGTTCATTGGGCTGACCATATGGCATGTACAGCAGAACGTGATGCTAGTATGTTCTAAGTAGTAGTTGCACTTGTGGCGGAATTGGCAGACGCGCACGCCTTAGGAGCGTGTTCCCAAGCGGAGTGTGGGTTCGACCCCCACCGAGTGCATATATGGTGACTGTAGCTCAGCTGGCAGAGCAGCGGATTGTGGTTCCGCGGGTCGCGGGTTCGAGCCCCGTCAGTCACCCCTCACACCAACACGGAGTGTCTATGAAACGAGTATATTTGAGTAGTGCAGATAATAAAATCGCCGGAGTATGTGGTGGATTTGCAGAAGCGTTACAAATTGACCCAACACTTATCAGACTACTTTTCGTCGCAGCATTTCTTTCACCACTTCCCGCAGTAATCTTTTATCTCTTGTGTTGGATGGTCATACCAAGAGACCCTGGATATACAAAGTAATAATGCTTACATAGCTCAGTCGGTAGAGCACCACTTTGGTAAAGTGGAGGTCACCAGTTCAATCCTGGTTGTAAGCTTAAGCCTCAATAGCTCAACTGGATAGAGCACCTGACTTCGGATCAGGGGGTTGTGGGTTCGAGTCCTTCTTGGGGCGTTTGCTCTTGTGGCGCAATTGGATAGCGCAGCTGATTTCTACTCAGCGGGTTGGGGGTTCGAGTCCCTCCAAGAGCGTATGGTGCGGTGGCCGAGTGGCTGAAGGCACGGGTCTGCAAAACCCTTGGAGTAACATCCCGCGTCAGTTCGAATCTGACTCGCACCTTTTATAAGGAGAGTTTATGTCGTTTAGAGTAACTACCAGAGTACATAGCGTAAAAAAAGATGTATTGCCATATGCTTATGTTGATAATATATTTACAACCGATGAACTAGAAAAATTAAAAAATTATTGTAATCAACTTACACTGGAAAACGCTACCGTAGGTTTGGGTGAACTAAAACCAAAATATAGAAAATCAAAGGTTAGTCAATTTAAGGTCGATAAAGAAAATGAATGGATATTTGATAGACTGCAAATTGCCACCGACTATGTAAACAATGAATTTTTTAGATTTGATTTAATTGGGTTCGACCAAATTCAATACACAGAATACAGAGATGATAACGATTTATATGATTTTCACGTAGATTGCTATATGGGTCAGGGAGTTCCACTAGAACACTCATACCCAAGAAAATTATCATTTAGTCTTGTATTATCAGATAGTACAGAATACGTTGGTGGGCAATTTGAAGTAATGTACTCAAAAGATCCTGAACAAGTACAACAAAAACTTGGAAGATTGTTGGCATTTCCATCGCATATGCTACATAGAGTTACACCTGTTACAAAAGGTATTCGTAAATCGTTGGTGTTTTGGGTTATTGGTCCGAAATTTAAATAGGAAATTATATGAAAGAAAATGACAAGCTACCAACTATTATCGCAGTAATAGCAACAATCATATTTATTGTATTCGTCCTACTTATTAGTCAGCCAAATGAAACGAAAGAAGTCAGCGAATTACAAATTTTGGAAAGTGGAAATATTCAGAACGCTATAGAAACTGGTCAATACTAATGAAAACACTTTTCACGGCAAAACCAATTACATTATCGGATACAGCTGAGCACAGAATCCATAAACGTAAGTGGTGGGCAATTCTCATTTTAGTTGTTGGTGGTCTTTTACTAGCAGGTCGTGTATCAATTCCAATGTCGTTTAGTTACACCTTGTTGTTCTTTGGTCATGCCGGAATGTTACATAGTTTTTGGGAAAAGCGGGATTACCCTATGGTTATCGTTAACCTTGTCTGGCTTGGTGTAGATGCCTTGGGATTCATCAGATGGTGGAATATGTAATCAAATCTCCATGCATAAAAGTGTGTAAGTTACATAAAAATTCATGCATTGGATGTGGTAGGACTATAGAAGAAATCAAAAAATGGAATAAATATTCACGCTTGACAAAAGTATGGATATGGATTAAACTATATATAAGACGATATGACAAGAACTTGCGGAACTTGTACAAAATGTTGTGATGGGTGGCTAGGAGTACAAGTGCATGGGCATTGGGTGACAGATGGTAATCCGTGTTTATTCAAAAAAGAAAAGTGTGGATGTTCGATATACCAAGCACGACCACAAACTTGTCAAGATTTCTTGTGTGGTTGGTTACGAGATGACGGTACGTTATTCGAAGAATGGATGAAACCCGAAATAGTTAATTTTATTTTGGTATACTTTAAAATAGAAGAAATAAAGTGGTACAAGCTAATAACCACAGGACAAAAATTGTCACCACTAATGTTAAGTTATGTCATACAAAAAGCAATACGACAAAATATAAATCTAGAATACTGGATAGAAAATACGCAATTTTTAATAGGCACAGAAGAATTTAAAAAATGTGTAAAAGTATAACGGCAGGGTAGCTCAGTTGGTGAGAGCGCACGACTCATAATCGTGAGGTCGAGGGTTCGAATCCCTCCCCCGCTATAATATGGAGAATGTATGTTTATTATTAAGTTTAATGATATAGAAACACCAACTCAATATGCAACACGAGAAGATGCATTGCGAGAATTGGAAAGTATGTTTGGTGATATTCAATTAGATGAAATGAATATCGCATTCTGGCCAAGTATATCGGCACGAGGATATACGAAGATAGAGATTGTAGAACAATAAGGGAGTGCCGCAGAGTTGGAGGACTGCATCAGACTGTAAATCTGACGCCAATAGGCCTAGTAGGTTCGAATCCTTCCACTCCCATATAGGCGTGTAGCTCAGGTGGTTAGAGCACTGCTCTGATAAAGCAGGGGTCGCTGGTTCAACTCCAGCCATGCCTATTTCGCACCGTTAGCTCAATTGGCAGAGCATGTGACTCTTAATCACCAGGTTGAAGGTTCGATTCCTTCACGGTGCATAGACGCCAAGATAGCTCAGTTGGTAGAGCGCCAGCCTGAAGAGCTGGGCGTCGGGGGTTCGACTCCCTCTCTTGGCATGTAGTTTAAAATGCGTCCTTGGTGTAATGGTAGCACAGCAGCCTCCAAATCTGCTAGGTGTGGGTTCGAGTCCTACAGGGCGTGTAATATTCCCAGGTAGCTCAGTTGGTTAGAGCATCTGACTGTTAATCAGAGGGTCGTGGGTTCAAGTCCCACCCTGGGAGCTTTGTAGTAATAACAAACGAGGGAAGTATGAACACTGAAGAACAGTATAAAACTATACAACGGGTCATAGCATACTTACAGCAGAATGGTATATTTGATAGGTTGTCTCAAAACTGCATAGCAGCAACAGAAATAATTTCTTCTATGCTATTGCACGAGGGTATAGTGTCAAAAACTGTGGAGTGTTGTTTAACTGTTAGAAATAATACTACCACACCAGCTTCGTATACATTAATTGGATATGATGGTATTGCACAACAATCACAAATTGATGTACACTTGGTTCTAGTAACCGAAACAGAAACACCATTACTTATTGACGCATCTATACAATATGCTTTACCTGAAGATACCCACTATATAATAGCACCAATAAGTAAAGACAATACGGAAGTACTAGCAGAGTTTTCGAAAGATGGATTTGAATTACGTTATACCGAAAAACGAAGTCCAAAAATACCTGCACTTCATCAAAAATCTATTTTGCAAAAAATAAAGAACGATGAAATTGTAAAAGAAAAATTAAAACTTCTACAAACTGGTGTTTTTGTTATTGGTGGTTTTGCATTGGTTAATTTTACATTAAATATGATAGCAATAGTTTTAAAAATTATTTATCCATAATATATTATTTAAATACTTGACAAAGTAGATATGGTATGATAGATTTAAGTTGTCTTAACTAACGAGGTTATTATGAATTTGACACCGAACGACAAGTTGAAGTTAGAAGCAGCGTTGAAAGATATGGCAACGTCTATGACGCGAGTAGCAGCAGAACGTGACCTACAGAAGAACGTAATTGGTGATATCTGTGAAGAACTTCAACTCAATAAGAAAGTTTTCCGTAAGCTAGCACGTGTGTATTATAAGCAGAACTTTGATGATGAAGTAGCAACACACCAAGAATTTGAAACCCTTTACGAAACTGTTACACAAACTAATAAGCCCTAAGAGGTGACTTATGAATCGGTTATGGATGTTGTTGTTCCTAGTGGGATGCGCATCACCAACTGAACCACAAGAAGTAAGTTACAACTTACAGTTTGTAAAAGATGTTGACACGATATTCGTAGATATGTCAGACAAACAGGCAACAGAAACACAGGTCACCAAGCACATTGGTGCGGTGACAAACATTCGTAGTAGACGAATTGTGTTGATTAAGGGAAACATCTATGTACAAGTTAATTCTGGATTTGGTCACATAGATACTGTAGCAACGGTAAATTCCATTTCGTATACTAACAACGGATATGTTGGAACTGTGTTCGGTGCATTCCCTAATATGGTGGGTATGACTGCAACAATAGTTGCAAATGTTGTTGATGACATACGAACAAAAGAAGAATACCAGTATCCGCATCTCAGAAAAGTATTGGCTACCGATACTATGCGAATTGTCATTCTTCCCCGAAGGTAGTTGTTTGGGGTGGTAGCTCAGCTGGTTAGAGCATCCGACTGTCACTCGGAAGGTCGTGGGTTCGAGCCCCATCCATCCCGTTTATTTTGGAGACACACATGAAATTGTTATTTTTATCAACTTGCGGTAGAACAAAACAAGCAGAAGATGTTAGTTATATAAATCTTTATCTTGCGTCACTAAAGAAACACGTAGTTCCACATTACGATGTAAAAGTCATTTTGTTTAATAACGCATTAAACCAACATTCTAGTGAAAGTTTGACTTGGCAACGAGTTAAAGAATACGGACTAGAAAACGTAGTTGAAGTTAAAAATATGTATGAAATGGGATTACCACAAAAATCGGTAGAGTTTCTTGATAATATGCATTGGTTTTCTAAAATCGGAATCAATATGAATATGTTGTTTGATTATTCAAGAAATAATGGATTTTTTGATGCAGATTGGATATTCCATTTTGATACTGATATGGAGTTCTTACCTAATTTTCAATCGGTGTTTTCAAAAATACATCCCATTACCGAAGTTAATCCTGAAGTAATGATTACTGTTGCTGGTGACACATATCCATATAATATACGATATCAAGATGTAGAATTCGTATTCGACGAACCAGACCGCGTGTATATGTACGATGAATCAACAATTGATACTAACTTTTCATTACGACAACTAAAAGTAAATCGTAGAAGTACACAAGCAACAGATGCATCTAGATACACAGGAAGTGAAAAGTTATTTTTTAATTTACAACAACAAAAGATAAGAAATGACTTTGTAGGATATTCTAGACAAGCAGCAAATCAACATACGTTTAATTGGATATCCTGCCATTACCCAAATAACTATGCAGCCGTGGGTAAGTTACAAGATAATGAAGATGCACAATTATTAAAAAAACTATGGGACGAAAAATCTAGTCCAAATTTTGAATTAGTGGTTAATCACGATAAAGGTTCATTACCACAATTCTTTTTACAAGGGTCAAGCCATAACGTTGTCAAAGTACAGCTTCGTGGATATATGGATATGGCAAAACACTATAGTTCCGGATGGTATGAAGAAACACCATTCGGTCCATACGCAGAACAAAGGTTGAAAGAAGATTACACCGATACGCAGCATATTTGGGAAAAAGATTATTTGACAAAGGAAGAAATAGAATCTAGAATTTCAAATTTACAAAATGAAATTCAACGATTACAAGCAATGTTAAATTAGTTATTGGGAAGCGTGGCTGAGTGGTCTAAAGCAGGCGATTACTAATCGCTCGTACTTAAAGGTACCGTGGGTTCGAATCCTACCGCTTCCGTTATACAATATTTTTAGTATTAACCCCTATATATTAAGATGGGGGTTGACAAACTGACCCGACTGTGTTAGATTATAGGTGTGGTGAGCGCCCGTAGTGTTTAACGGTTAGCACAAGAGACTTTTAATCTCTACAGTCTGGGTTCGAATCCCAGCGGGCGTATGTTGATTAACAATAGAAGGTCAGTTGTAGAGCTTACCCGTGGTAAGAGTATTCCCACGCCACACGATATAAGTGACCCTTACGTGAGACACCGCTACAACGGTGCAGGGGAAGATTCCGTAAGAAGCAGTCCTCGTATGTGGACAAACGTTAGTGAGGATGGCACTAACGATAATAGGTAAGTTCTTCTCAATAAAACGAGAGGATACTACAACATCCATCCATACGCCCTGGTGGTGGAATGGTATACACAGCAGACTTAAAATCTGCCGGCCTCACGGTCTTGCGAGTTCGAGTCTCGCCCTGGGCATTTACGTTAAAATGAAGTTAATATGCAAGTAAAAAATTTTGTAGAATTGTTTGGTGAATTGTGTGAAGTATATCCTGAATTAATTGAGCAAGCGGACAAATGTTTTTCATTACCAGCAAATTTTGCAAGCTTCGGTATATCAAAAGTAGAATTAAGAAATACGATACTGGAACAAATAGCATTAGATAAAAAAATAATTTTTCATGGTAGTAAAGAAACTTTTGATTTAACCTTAATTAATAATTTACAAGATATTGTTGATTCAATTCCTGTTGTAACCAATAGACTTTTTTATACTATAGGTTGCAAAGATTATCAACAAGCATATGATAAGTTTAAGATGTCTCGTAGTATTAAAAATAAATTTATTTTTATTTCTTACAACTATTGGGAACATTGGACAATATCAACGCACAGACATACGGAATATATTCCATACGATGTACGAATAAAAGAAAAGAAGTTTTTTTGTTTGAATAGAACTGAACGTTTACATAGACTTTATTTGTACGCACATTCTATAAAACACAATTGGTTTTCTGATAGTTATTTTTCATTTGTAGGTACGTCACAAGATTACATTTCGTATTTTGTTAAGATGGCAAATGATATACTACATCACGCAGAAAAGGATAGTTCTTTTAGTAAACCACCCTTGATACAAAACTGGGTAGCTGATGAAATAGAAAAAACAAAACATTATTTTCCTATTTTATTGGACGAGAACAACGTTTATATCAAAGTAAATGAGCGAAAAGCAGAGCTGTTTAACAATAGTTATGTATCTATAATCACAGAAACTTTGTTTGAAGATACAATTATATCTCCGTTTTTTCAATATCATTATATCGGTGGATATAACTTTCTAACAGAAAAAACTTTTAAATGTATTGTATCGAAGCATCCGTTTATATTAGTTTCGAGAAACGGTAGTTTGGAGTATCTTAAAAGTTTAGGATATAAAACTTTTCATCCATATATAAACGAATCTTATGACGAAATTGTAGATGACAAACTACGAATGGATGCAATAACTACAGAAATATTAAGATTAAATAATTTTAGTGATTCCGAATGGTTGATATTTCAAAAAAACGTAAAAGACATTATAGAGCATAATTACAAGGTACTTAGCAGCAAGACAGATTTTAGAATTACCAAAATAAACGATACTTGGTTTGGTGACAAGATATGACAAAGTATTTAGTAAAGATGTATTTCGAAGGTGGTGTTGCATCGTTTGTATATTACACAGAAGAAGCAACGGCAGCAATCACAGCATTTCGTAATGACCCAGATGCACAAAAACAATTAGAAGGAAAAGTGTTGACACATTATGAAGTAGGACCAGTCTGATGTTTGCGGGTGTAGCTCAGTGGTAGAGTCCGTGCTTGCCAAGCACGTTGTCGTGGGTTCGAATCCCATCGCCCGCTCTTAGTTTGGAGAATCTATGTTTTCTTGGTTTAATCCGATAATCTCACGACGAGGTTATACAAGTTATTTAGAAATCGGTGTTAGTAACGGTGGAACATTTTATAATGTAGAATGCGAAACCAAGCATGGTGTAGATCCACACAATTGTGATATGCTTTACCCAATGACATCGGATAAGTTTTTTGAAAATTGCAATCATATGTATGATTTGGTTTTTATTGATGGTGACCACGAATGTAATCAAGTTTTGAGAGACATTGATAATAGTATCAAACATTTGTCACCCAACGGTATTATTTTTATACACGATACAAAACCGCATACAGAATTAATGCAACGTTCACCAATGCCAGACTCTTCGGAGTTATGTGAAAATGGTTTGTGGACGGGTGATGTATGGAAAGCGATTGCAAAGTTTAGAAGTAGTAGAAAGGATTTTTCTGTTAAAACACTTGACATACAACTTGGTTTGACTATATTAGAACGTGGCGAAGGAACGCTAATAGAAGTACCAGACGAATTAACATACGATTGGTACTTGACAAATCAAGATTATGTGTTAAATTTAGTTCCACAAGAGTACATTACGGGCCTGTAGCTCAGCTGGGAGAGCGCCTGATTTGCATTCAGGAGGTCATCGGTTCGATCCCGTTCAGGTCCATTGGAGGAAACAATGATACAAATTTTATCTGCATTGATGGTTGCCTTTGTTCTTTACAAAATATATACGCAAGATGAAAGTAGATAATGAAACCAAACAATCTGCATTAGTCCTATTGACAGGTATTCTGTTTGGACTAATCATTCAGATGGTCACGGGTGGTTAGCTCAGCTGGTTAGAGCATCGGTTTTACACACCGAGGGTCGGGGGTTCGAGTCCCTCACTACCCATCATTAGGAGGTTATATGCCAAAGCAAACAAAGATAAATGAAAGTTGGAATGTACAATATTACGCACGTGATCATCAAACCAACGACGATGTTCTCAGTCTACAAATGAATTGGGAAAATCGTAATGTTGAAGAAGTGATGAAAAATTTGAACACATGGCTAACAGCCATTAATATTCCACTAACAGTGGTAAATAAATAAGAGAGGTTATTATGAGACAACGTGTAATTGATATGTTGCGGTCACAAGCAGAAGCAGAACGGCAGAAGGCTTTACTGTCACTTGATTTACTTATGGAACGTTCGGTAGGTATTGGTGACCATTCTACGGGTGATTTCTACAAGAATGCAGAAGAAGCATTACAGATGCTTGTTGACGCAGACGATAAGATTGAAGCATTAAATAGATATTTCGGTCAATAGTAGTTTGCGGGTATCGTATAGTGGTAATACCCAACACTTCCAATGTTGTGCGAGGAGTTCGATTCTCCTTACCCGCTCTCTCGCTTTTGATGTCGGTGGTCTGCGAGAAGCCATAACGTTGACCGACATCATTCGCTCTTGTGGTGGAATGGTATACACGACAGTCTCAAAAACTGTTTCCCATTAGGGATTGTGAGTTCGAGTCTCACCGGGAGCATAACGGGATGTAGCTCAATTGGCAGAGCACACGCTTTGGGAGCGTGGGGTTGCTGGTTCAAGTCCAGTCATCCCGACTGAAAGGAGAATATATGGAAAAGATTATTGAAGAATATTTTGAAGCATTTGTAAGAAAAGATTTACGAAAATTAGCGGAGTTATACGACGAAGATATTCAATTATCCGAATGGGATGAAAACATCTTTGTTGGTAAAGAAGCTGTTTTAAAAGCGAATGAAGAATTGTTTAATAAGTTTGAAAACATCGGTGTCGTTGTAAAAGCACGAGCATCGGAAAACAATCGTTCACTGAACGAAATTGTTGTTCATTTGGATGATGTAGAAGTTAAGGTGGTAGACAGCATCAAAGTGATAAACGACAAAATTGTGTATATAATGGCGTATCGTGGTTTTTAATAGTTATATTTATATTATAAGAGTTTCGTAAACTTTTTTGGGGAACCATATGAGATACGCAGTATTTTCAACGTATAGAACAGCCAGTACTTTTTTACACGACATCGTAAGAAATCACTTTAATATAACAGGATTAGAAGAGCTTACAGGTGAGTCTCCACTAGACATACGTGGAGATGACACATTACGACACCAATATATAAATGAACGCATTGCTGGTGACAATTATGTTGTTAAATTGTGGTCATCCGATTTTACCCCAAACAATTATTGGTTCAATAGAGAAACATTTGATTGGTCAATCTTTGATAAAATCATCATCAGTACAAGAACTAATGTAACCGATCAACTTGCAAGTGTATATTATATGGGAGTATTTAGAACAGGCCGTCAGACTTTGGTTCCAATTAATAATACGCCTGAATCCATAGATTTTTCTAATGAAAATTGGATGAAAGTTATGGAATTTATGAGAAAATCTTTACTAAGACTACATAGTATGAAAGATGATTTATTGACAGCGTATCCAACAAAAGCAGTGGTTGTCCCATCTGAAATATTTCATAATACATCAGCAGAATATTTACCGATACTGAACTCATTAACTGGCATTGAGTTTGTGGAATCAGATTTAACACCAACATCTACATTCACCACTGGATTAAATTACGCAGAAAAATACACCAACTATAATGATTTAAAAGCAATCGTTGATTCTTGGGGTATTCCGAACTAGAGAGAAGAGAACTGTAAATGAAAGTAGCTGTATTTTCAACACCCAGAACGTGTAGCACTTTGATGTGTAATATAATCGCTAATCGGTTTGATTTGTTCAACTACAATGAAAGTATATACGCTCATTTACCACCAAACTACAGTAAAAAAGACAACATACATTTTTTAAAAACTGAAAATCAATATGTTACAAAATTATTCGCATCATATTTTTATGACAATCAGTATATAGAGTTGGAAACATTTGATTGGGGTATGTTTGATTATATTTTCATAACGGAACGCAAAAACATCATAGACCAGATGGCTAGTTTGTACACTATACGGTATAATAATAAATGTGTTGATACCTATATAAATTTATCTAATGAAAAAGTGATAAAAATGTACAATCTACATCAAGAATATATGAAATTATTTTATAAAATAAAAAATAATTTATTGTGTAATTATAAAAACGTATATGTTGTTGAATATGAAAAAATGCAAGAAAATATGTTGAAATATTTAAACGATATCACCGACATATCATTCGCAGATGAGCATATACCAAAAACAAAACCAGAGCAAGTAAATTATAGTAAACAATATACCAATTATAATGATTTAAAAGCAATTGTTGATTCCTGGGATATTCCGACACTTTGGGGCTTGACAAACGAAACAGAATAGATTATATTAGTAGTATAGGTTACATGCCGCGTTCGTCTATCGGTTAGGACATAGCCCTTTCAAGGCTAGAAGGCGGGTTCGATTCCCGCACGCGGTACT